AGGCGAGTAAATTCGAGCTAATCAAAATCTTCACTCTTGCACCACCTCCTTCAGCGAGGGGTGCGGACACCCCCCTTCGTGCTGACATTTTGCTGTACATGACTGAGAGCAATGTCGCACGCGATCGTATCGGTTGCTGAAGAAGACAGTATCACACTTGTGGCAGGTCTGTCCAACTGTATCCCGGCCCTCTTTTCGTCGATTCGCGGACTTGCACGCCTTCGAGCAGAACAACTGATCACTACGTCCATGTCCCGGACTTCGGGTTGTGATTCCGGAGGTATGCATGGATGGTAACGTAGAGCTTCCCGCCGACTTCTATGGGTTGATCATCCGTCATACCCCATAGTACCATCAGGTACGGGATGCAAAAAGTCTCCCCGCTAGATCTAGATAGATCATAGCGAGGAGGCCTTTGCTTGTCAAACAGCTGTCACAGCTGGTCGCGACCGGTCCGACGGGCGTATCTCCTGACCGAGACCGCCTTGTAGCGCCGATGACCGCCCGGCGTTCGAATTGCCTTAATCTTACCCTCTTCCGCCCAGCGGGAGAGGGTTTTATCGGTGCAATGCAGAATCGCCATAGCCTCAGCGGGAGTGAGCAGCTCATTTTCGTCTTCACTCATGTGTTTCCTTCTTAATGAAAGAGCGTCCCGGCCGCCGTGGGATGGGGTGGAGTCCGGCCGGGACGCTCAACTTCATGCTACCAGATTGCGCGCAGGGGCGCTACCTGACGGGCGGGGCGACCTCGACGGGCCTCCCCAGGACGGTTGCCCTTTGCAGGACCCGGGCGATGGCGTCCTCGGTGGTGGAGGTCATGTCCGGGACGTGCTCGTGCTTGGCCTCGTTGGAGCCCTCCATCCGCTTCCGCTGCTCCTGGAGGATGGCGGCGGCCTCGATGAGCTCCTTAGTGCCGACCGCGAATGCGCCGTCGCTCACCGACAGCTTGGCCAGGTACGCCGTCCTGGCCGCCTCCGAAGCGAACGCCGGGAGCAGTCCCGCGAACGCCTCCGCGACTTCCGCGTAGTTGATGTCCACGGTACGCCGGATGTCGGGAATCACCGACTCGATGATCTTGCGATGCGCCTCCGGATCCGGATCCCCGAACTCGATGACGTGATCGATGCGACCGGGTCGCAGCATCGCCTTGTCGATCTTGTCCAGGAAGTTGGTGGTGGTCAGCAGGATGACCTGGACGCCCTTGTTGTGGGCGCTGTCGACCGCGTCCAGCAGGCGGCTGACGTCCTGCCGGGACCGCTGGGCCACCAGGTTGTCCAGATCCTCGATGAAGACGACCGCCGGGGAGTATATCGAGGCGGTGCTGAGAGCGTCGAACGGGTCGTCGTCGGCTCGCACCGTGACGAACGTCCACCCGTTCTCGACCGCCTTCTGCGCGGCGAGGAGCGCGGCGAGGGACTTGCCGGTCCCGTACTTGCCCGCCAGCAGGATGCCCGACTTGACCTGCACGCCGTCATCCAGCAGGCGCTTGGTCTTCATGATGGGAGTGAACAGGTGAATGGTCAGCTCGCTCATCACGTCGACCGGGTAGATGATGTCCTCGGCCGCGAAGGAGTACGGATTGACGAACCCGGGGGTCATCTCGGCGGCCGTGATCATCTTGCCACGGTAGATGCTGTGCTCGCTCAGGAACGTGTCGATGATGGCCCAGAAGCCCTCGATGTGATTCTTGTACTTGCGCGGGGCCTTGCAGGTGATGTGGGACACCACCCCGAGATCCTCGTGGTAGTTGTAGCCCACGTTGAACTCCGCGTCCAGGGGCTTGAACCCGATCTTGCCCCACGGCGCTTCCGTGAACTCGTCAATCCCGGTCTGGACGCTGATGAGCTTGGGCTCGATGTCACCCCAGGCGGTCTTGGTGACCTTGCCGATGCCCTGCCCGCCGAACACCAGGGCCATCGCCCGGCTGAACGCCACCGCGCCGTCATACGGACGATGCAGAAACGTCCGATTGAATTCGATGACCGATTCCTCGGACTTGGCGAACTGCCTGAGCTGCTCGATAGCGCCCTGCAGATTGCCCCTCATCCGCTCCGGGAGGACAAGCGCGTCCCCCTCGTAGCGAATGCCGTCCTGACTGGACACCATGCTGCCCAGCTTCTCCATATTGGAGATGATCGCTTCCTTGTCGAGATCCTCCGTGGAGGCTTCGACCTTCGTTTCGGTGATTGGAATTCCCTTCGCTTCCTTGTTCCTGTCCTTCTTGGCTGCCTTGCCGTTGCTTGCCATACGTAAACACTACCGCAAACGAGCTTGCCCCGCGCGGTTTTAGGGCTTCGAAGCTGGTCGGGGCCACAATGACTGCAACTCAGCGGGGGTTGCCAGGCGCTCCTGAGACTCCTGAATCCGAGCCTCCTCTCGTGCTCGCGGAGTGAATGCGGTTTGCAGCCGACGCAGACGTCGGGCCGTGCCGGGGGGAAGTGGCAGTTGCTTCATGACCTCGTGAGTTGTCCCGGTTGCTCATCATGGACAGGATGCGGGACTCGGAAACCGGAGTCAGGCTCCAGGCGTCCATCCCGACGTGGATTTCGCGCGGAGACGTGCGACGAACGGCGCTGTGCGTGTGCCCGTGCAGGAGGATCGCCCCCTCATCACGGAGTCGGAACTGGGTGAATCTGTCTTCCCCGGAGTGATCCCCGTCGCCCTTGTACGGGAAGTGGCTGAGCAGAACGATCCGGGATCCGATGCTCACCTGGGCGAACGGCTGGACGGAGGCGAACACCTCCAGGTACGGTCCGTACTTGTTCCAGGAGTTCTTGTTGCCGGACCACGGGTCGTCGTGATTGCCGGTGATCAGGTGCTTGACGCCGTTCATGCGATCGAACAGCCTGAGATTGGCGGATCGATTGCCCATCACCGCGTCCCCGAGCAGGAAAACGATGTCGAGGGCGGAGACCTCCGCGTTCCAGCGACGGATGATCTCCTCGTCATGCGCTTTGAGATCAGGTCTCTCGTCCGGCTTGAAAAACCCTCGCTTGCCCGCTAGCAGCAGATGTCCCAGATGCGTGTCCGAGGTGAAGAACCGCTTGACGCTCATTCATCCGTTCCTCCTTCCACTTCCGACCGCCGCCCGTCCCCCAGTGGGCCGGAGGCGGCGGGGTGTAACGCGAGTACCAGTCCAGAACCTCGCTGATATCCCATGCCTTGAAGCCGTCATCATCCAGGTGATGCGGCGCGGGGAACCCGTTCCGACGGGTGCGCAGATACCAAGCCCTCACGCCCTGTCGGGAAACCGGCCTAGGCCCGGCGTCGCTAAGACGCCGGGCCAGCTCCGCGTAACCGCCGTACACAGCGGCTTTGTGTGTAAGTATACCAAGCGCCATGCCTCAAGTGTACACTAGAACGGCAGCTCCGGAGCCGTCGGGTTCGCGTGATGGTGATGCGCGACTGGAGGCGTCGGGGAAAATGATCCGAACACGCCCATGTCCGAGTCCGGGACGGGACCGGATGCGTGATGGACTACGCCGTCGGTCGGGGGCTTGACCGTGTTGATGTCATTGCGATTCGTGCCTTGGAATTCGCGCTGGGTTACCTCAGCGATACACCGGCGATTTTCCAAGTCGTCGGCGATCTTTTCGAGACTCGGGTTCTTGGCGAGATACTCTCGATCCAGTCCGAACGCCGCGAGCTTGCGGATGAGAAATCCGAGGGCGGCAGGACTTTCTGGAGAAATTACCATGTTGGTAAACACCTTGGATCCCTCGTTCGGTCCGCCCTCGACTGCTAGAACGAGCTTTAGCATGTCCTTACCACTGCTCGACTGCGTGGCCGTGCACTTGTCCACGTACATGTCGTACGTTCCCACCGGCAGGGCGCTGAATCCCTGGTCGTCGGCGGCGGAAAGCCATTCTGACCATTTCATGGTGGAAATTGTAATCTCCTACCTCTCCTGATGCTGGTTCTTGTGCTTGATTTTCCGAGCATGCTCGGAGGTGTAGATGACCCGATGAGCTTTCTCATCATACCACCAGTGACACTGTCTGCACATTGGCCGAAAGTGGTTAAGCGGATCGGTCCCGTCCGTGCCATGCGTCCAAGCCCAGTCCTTTGCGGGACCCTCGCACATGATACAGTCGTATTCGGAGGCACTTCCCCGCTTATGACGAACATGATAGTGAACGCTCCAGTACGTCACCTCTTGGCTGTGCTTGCCGCAGGTGCATCCAGGCTCACATTTCTTCATGTTCTTGAACCCGCATGTACAATCTGGACTGCACTGATGACGCGGCCGAGGGCCGATTCCGCGAGTAGAGCACGACCGACTGCAGTATTGTCTTGCTAGGTATACCTTGAGAGAATCTTTGACCCGCTTTTTGATAGGTCCACCGCAGTAATCACAAGTGTTACCGCTGAACTGCCTGTCCCAGAACTCTTTCTTGCACTCCCGACTACAGAACTCCTGCCGTTCATATGGTCCTTGCCTCTGATTTTCACGGCGTCCGAAGTCTTTTCCGCATCCTTTACACGCTTTCACTGCCCCGGATCCTCTCGATCATCCGACTGATGACCTCTGTGTCCCCATCCGGAACATCTACGTAAGTTCCGAGTTTACCTCCGACACGCTCCCCCGTCTCGTAGCCGGGAGCTGATCCGATGTAAAGTCTCCGGAACGAAATGCCTTCTTCCGTGACTCCCTGAGCTAGATATCCGACTATGTCCACGAAGTATGGCATCGTCGTCGCTAGTCGACCCTGCATGAACGGGTACCAGCTCCCGCCGTCGGGGCGTTGTGCGGCCATCGCGATGAACACCACCGCGTCCATCGGACGAATCGGATTGGTGATGAGATCCCGGAACTTGCGAATCATATCCGATCCGATACGCAGCACGTCACCCCACTGCTGGACCTTGAGCTGCTGAGTGCCCGCAAGATCATCTATAATTCTTTGCTGGCACTCTGAGATCGAGTCGATGATCACACTACGGAACGGGTGCTTGCCGGAGTTCAGCCACTCGAACGTCTTGGTCACGTCTTTGAACGACCTGACCGGAACGATTGCGGTTTCCCATGAGCCATCAGCCTCGGGCGGCCCGCTTTTCGTCGGTTCCCACAGGATCTTCTTACTGGGGGTGAAGCGGCTGCCCGCCTCCGCGTCGAGCACCACCCGTGGAGCTGGGGTCGTGTCCCCGAGCCAGGATTTCCCCTGCTTCGGGTGGGAAAACACGATCATGTTGAGGCCGTAATGCACGTCGGTCATTCCTTGCCTCCTTCGCTGACCTGATAAGCATACTCCGGTCGGCGGGGAAGCGCAACTCCTTGTCCTACTCAGGTTCCCGTGGTACACTGAGGTGTGAGCGATGAAGGCGGAGCCGCCCTGTGGCTCGACCCCGGCGGCACGACCGGCATGGCCGCGTGGTTCTTCGAGACCGGCGAGTTTCGCAGCTGGCAGGAGGACTTCAAGGGAACCGGAGCGCGCATCGAGTCGCTGGCGTTTCACGTGAAACATCTGTCGATCGGCTACGAGCAATACAACATATCGCCTGGCCGCTACGTCCGGCACGACGGCTCGTCGCTGATGGTGATCGGCATGACCCGCTGGCTCGCGCTCGTGCACGGGGCCTCGATGCTTCCGTCACAGCCCCCGTCGGCCCGCAACCTGGGACTCAAGCATCTTAAAGTTCTCGGCTGGCACCGACCCGGACTCGGTCACGCAAATGACGCAGCAGCTCATTTGGCATCGTGGGCCATTTCAAATGATCTTCTACCCGAGGAACTGAAGGAGCGACTGCGTGGCAACAGCAGGGCTTGACGGCGACTGGATCAGCCTGGACTGCAGCTACAGTCAGAGGGATCTCGCACTCCAAATCCCGGGCGGTCGCTGGTCGAAGGAGTCCCAGCTATGGAACATGCCCCGAACCTGGGCCGCATGTTTGCAGCTACGCGGACTGTTCGGCTCGGATCTGGAGATGACCGAAGAGCTGCGGGAGTGGGCCGCCGAGCTGCGCGAGCAGCGGATTGACCCCGCGCTCCATTTGCGTGAACAGCTAGTGTCCGGCGAGTTCCTGTCCCCCGTCGAGGAGTGCCTCCGGAAAATCGAGGACGGCTCGGGGTTGCGGCTCAAGGAGTTCCAGGTGGCGGACGTGGAATTCCTCGCCCTGTGCGGACAGGCTCTGCTCGCTAACCAGCCGGGCACGGGGAAGACGGCGGTCACCATCCGCACGCTCCAGGTGCTGAGCCGGATGGGGCTGGAGCCCTTCCCGACGCTGATCGTGTGCCCGAACAGCCTCAAGAACACGGTGTGGGCGCAGGAACTGGCCCGCTGGGCACCCGAGCTGACGCTCACCGTCGTCGGAGGGACGGCGGGAGCCCGTCGCAAGCAGATCCTTACCGAGACTGACGTGACCGTCATCAACTACGAGAGTCTCCGACTGCACACGCGGGAGGAAGGCTACGGGACCATCCGGCTGAGTGACAAGTCGAAGGAGCGGAAGGAACTCAACGCCCGGGGATTCCGAACCGTCGTGTGCGACGAGGCGCATCGGATGCGCAACCACGACACCGCCCTCACTCGCTCGGCCTGGGCGGTACTGCACGAGGCGGAGTACCGGTTCCTGCTGACGGGGACGCCGGTGAACAACCACTGCGGGGATCTGTGGGGGCTGATGCACGGGATCCTCCCCGACTGGCACCCTCGCTACACACGGTATCTAAGCCGCTACGGATTGCTAGGTTACAACTGGTTCGGGGGGACCGAGGTGCTGGGACTCCGGCCTGAGACTGCGGAGGAGTTCCGGGCGATCACCGAGCCGACTTATCGAAGAGTGCTCAAGACCGCCGTCCTCCCGCAGCTCCCCCCGAAGCTGCCGCCGTCCATCCGCGAGACCCCGATGTCGCCCAAGCAGGCGAAGGCGTACGCTCAGATGGAGGCGAACCTGCTGACGGTGCTGGACGACGGGGAGATCCTCGCCGCGCCCTCCGCACTCGCGCAGCTGACCCGTCTGCTGCAGTTCGCAGCCGCCGACGCGATGGTGGACGAGAAGGGCGAGGTGCAGTTGAAATCGCCCTCGTCGAAGGTCGATGACCTGCTGGAGTTCCTCGGGGAGATGGACGACGACGAGCCGCTGGTCGTCGCGGCGGTCAGCCGGAAGCTGATCGAGCTGGCGGCCGGGAAGCTGAAGGAAAAGGGCGTGAGGTACGGCCTGGTGACCGGGGCTGTCTCGACGGTCGAGCGGGCGAAGGCGGTGGCGGACTTCCAGGACGGTCGGTCGCGGGTGATCCTGCTGACGCTGGGTGCGGGCGCGGAGGGGCTGACCCTGACCCGAGCCAGTTGCATGCTGTTCATGCAGCGCTCGTGGAGTCCGCTCGAAAACGAGCAGGCGGCTGACCGGATCCATCGAATTGGATCCGAAGTACACGAATCCATCCGATTCGTGTACCAGGTGACACCAGGGACGGTGGAGAGTCGTGTCCGCGATGTGCTGGAGGCGAAGGAAGGTCGCATTCAGGAGATCTGGCATGACCGCGACGCGCTGAGGAGGCTGCTGGGAAATGGATGACGACAGGCCGAATCCGGGGCTGCACCCCTTTGACTTGCAGGCTCCCGTCAAAATCCTGTATCCGCAGTACACGTTGCTCGGACGGGGACCGAAGATCGATCGGCTGCAACTGGGCCAGACGGCGGACACTGCTACCTTCGAACGGTTCAGCTACCCTGACGGGACCGTCGTGTTCCGGATCGAGGTCCCGTGTGACAGGGGTCATTGCTACACCTGCGAGTGCAGCACCGGTCATTACATAGATATGTCATTCGACCAGCTCATTGCAATGCGAGCGCTACTGGGAGTCGTCAATGGTGTGCAGGGAATGTCGTACAAGGAAGCACGAGGAATGCCGTGGTAGTTCGTGGTGCGACTGCCAGCACATGCCTGTCAGGGAGGATTCCCCGATTGAGATTCGCTTACGCTGACCCGCCCTATCTCGGCAAGGGCAGGAAGTTCTATTCCGAGCACCCCGACGCCGCTGAATGGGATGATCCAGCGACGCATGTCAAGCTAGTTGACCGGCTGTGCCAGGAGTTCCCTGACGGCTGGGCACTGTCCGCGTCGACACCCTCGCTAAGGGTCCTGCTGCCCGCATGCCCGACGGATGTCCGCATCGCGGCTTGGGTGAAGCCGTTCTGCATCTTCAAGAAAGGCGTCCGTCCCGCCTACGCCTGGGAGCCGGTGCTATTCTGCGGAGGACGCAACAAGAATCACCCTCCGCCGCTCAAAGGCGGGAGGCAGACCACTCCGAAAGACTACATCGCAGAGGTGATCACCCTGCGGAGGGGTCTGGTGGGAGCTAAGCCCGAGAAGGTCTGCCGCTGGGTGCTGGACCTGCTCAACGTCCAGCCAGGGGACGAGGTTGTGGACTTGTTTCCCGGAACCGGCGCGATGAGCCGGGTGATCAGCGAGGTGTGCTCAGATGACGCTGACCGCACTTGACCTGTTTTGCGGCGGGGGTGGCTCCGGCCTCGGCCTGATGCGAGCCGGGTTCGACCGGGTGATCGGCGTCGATGTGTCGGATCACGAGCGATCGTACTCGTCGTGGGGTGGGGAGTTCCACCGGATGGGATGGGAGGAGGGCCTCGCCCGCTTCGCGATCGAGGCCGACCTCATCTGGGCGAGCCCGCCGTGTCACCGGTATTCTCGGATGACCAAGTGCATCCCCGGTCTGGCCGACACGAAGCCCGACCTGGTGGGACCGGTGCGCGAGGCGCTGAGGGGGTCGGGGGCTCCGTGGATTATCGAGAACGTGGACGGGGCTCCCCTGCGGCACGCGATCATGCTATGCTGCTGGAGCTTCGGGTACGAAACTTACCGGCACCGGTACTTCGAAACGTCGCATCCCGTGCGCGAGAAGGAGCATCTGCCGCATGTCGTTCGAGGATCGCGCTCGGGTCACTACGAGCCAGGGACGTTCATCTCGGTAGCGGGGCACTGCGACCCCATTGCCGAGGCCCGGCGGGTGATGGCGATAGACTGGATGTACCGGGACGAGCTGGTGGAGGCGATCCCGCCCTATATGGCCGAGTACGTGGGAAGGGAAATGATCCGTGCCGCTCAACTCGGAGTCACCGAGAGCGCAGATACTTAGCGAGGCTAAGGATCTTATCTGCGGGGACCGCAACGTCCAGTACGGGCCGCCTACGGCTGACTTCGATCGGATTGCGTCGCTGCTGAACGCGCTCGGCTACCAAGCTGGAGGTGGTCGCCCTATCGAATCGCACGACGTGGCGGTGATCCAGATCTGCCTCAAACTCAGTCGGCTGGCCTGGAAATCGCAGAAGAAAGACAGTTGGACTGACATCATCGGGTACGCAGCATGCGGGTGGGAGTGCGTTGACGGTGACTGAGCGGCCGGACTGGGACTCGTATTTCTTGGACATCTGCCGGGCGGTGGCGGCGCGGGCGGACTGCACTCGCCGTCGAGTGGGAGCCGTCATCGTCGATCGGAGCCATCGAATCTTGTCGTGCGGCTACAACGGCGCTCCCTCGGGGGAGCCAGGCTGCCTGAGTGACGGAGCATGCCCGCGCGGACGGCACTATCTCCTTGGTCGTGAGCTGCGACTGGACGCTTCCACAGGATCGCAGTGCGCCTGCGGAAACCGATGGCCGTGCCCGAATGCTGTGAGCCCGAGCAGCAGCTATGATTCAGGGCCGGGGACATGTCCGGGGATCCACGCTGAGATGAATGCGATAATGTTTTCGAGCTGGGAGCCTCGTCAGGGCGGGGTTATCTACGTGACTTGCGTGCCGTGTCCCGGCTGCCGTAGGATGATCAGGGGGTCGGGGATCAAGCGGATCGTGTGGCCGGAAGGAACTGAAATACTCTGACTGGACGTTGCATACCTGCGCGCACTACTGTAGTGTAGCAAGTGTTAGCAGGTAGTCCCGTCCGCTGGGCGGACGGGGCTCCCCTTACGGCAAGGAGATGCCCATGCCTGAAGAAGAGTCTACCATACAGAATGGCGTGGTAGCCATTAAGCGGATCGCCTCAGAGACTATCTACGTTCCGTTGATCGGGACTTCGCCGCTCATCGTTAGCAAATTCTCGCAAAAGGCGAAGCGTCAGATGCTAGACGCACAGCAAGGACGAAAGAGCCCCCGGGAAGCGCGTAATCCGCAAGCGGAGTACGAGGCTTCCAAGTACGAGGGGAAGGACGACGGCGGGAACACCATCTACGGGTTCCCCGCCTCCGGGTTCAAGAACGCGACCGTCAGCGCGGCACGGTTCTATGGTCGGGACGTCAAGATGACGGAGCTACGGCAGTTCATCTTCGTCCGTGGACGCTACTTCCCGGAGGAGAAGCAGCAGTTCGCTGTCATCGAGGGCACCCCGAACATGCGCGAGGACTGCGTCCGCCTCGCCGGAGCCGGACGACCGGCTGATCTGCGTTATCGCGCGGAGTTCACTCCCTGGCGCGCTATTCTCGTAGTCACCTACGTCGCGTCGCTACTGTCCAAGGACTCAGTGCTGTCCCTCATCGACGCAGCGGGCATGGGCGTCGGGATCGGTGAGTGGCGACCGGAGCACAAGGGCGAGTTCGGCACGTTCCAGATCGACGAGAAGCGTGACCCGGCCGACATACTGGTTAATGTCAAGGCGTGCTACGGGGACGCCAATGGCTGACCTGCGAACCGAGCTTGCCAAGATTTACGAGCAATACGGCAAGCTCACTGCGGAGATCGTGCTAGAGGAGGCAACTCCGGTAGACCACCCGCTTCACTCCCAATTCACCTGGGACGACAGCGAGGCAGCTCGCCTGTACCGTCTCGAAGAAGCACGACGACTCATCCGAATCGTCCGGGATCCCATCACCACGTCCAGTGGTGAGGTGGCGCGCGTCCGAACGTATCACTCACTCCCTCAGGAGGGTGGTGACCGTGCCTATCAGTCTACGGATGACATCGTGAAGGACGATATCTCCACGCAGATTCTTCTCCGGCAAGCCGAACGAGAGTACCGTACACTCCTCACGAAGTACGGTCATCTCAAGGAGTTCATCGAGATGGTGCGGGCGAGCCTGCTCGAAGAAGTAGCTTGACATAAGTGTTACGGTGCGGTACGGCAGTCGAGTCAAGGCACGGAGTGTTCAGGCGGGGTTAGTTAGGGTTTGTTACGGTGATGTCTGGTGCGTCGGGTGTGGTTGAGCAGTCGAGGTGAGGTGTCGCGAGTCACGTCATGGCTTGGCGGTGTACGTCAGTCGAGGCGATGTACTGTATCGTGAGGCGCGGGTAGGTCATGTCCGTTCGGGTATGGTCAGGTAAGTCAGTCTAGGTGCGGTTTCGTGGGGTGTCGCGGGGACAGGTTAGGCTGGGTGCGGCAGTCAAGGCGATGTGCGGTTTCGCGGGGCACAGTCCGTTTTGGCATGGTGTGGCAGTCGCGGTGAAGTGCGGGTTGGCGGGGTCTGTTACGGTGTAGTCAGTTCGGGCGTGGTATGGTCGGGCAGTCTAGGTTTGGCTAGGTTGGGTCAGTTCGTGCGCGGTTCGGCGTGGCTTGGCGGTCACGGTACTGCGTGGCGTGGCTAGGCTCGGCAGTTATGGCCCGGCTTGGTAGAGTATGGTATGTCCTGGTGTGGTCAGGTAAGTCAGTTACGGCGGGGTTTGGCTTATCAAGGCGTGGCCCGTCAAGGTGAGTCATGGCAGTCCAGGTAAGGTGTGTTTGGGTCTGTCATGGTCAGGTCTGGTGGGGCAGTCAAGGTTCGGATGCTATACTTAGGACATGAGCGCACTCTCAGATGTCCAGCTCCACCTGATCACCAGTCTCGATGAGGCACTAGAACTCAAGCGCTGGCTGGGAGAGCGGCGCGAGATTCTCGCAGTGGACACGGAATCGTCCGGCTTGAGTCCCACGAGAGACAAGCTACGTCTTGTCCAAGTGGGAGATCACAAACAAGGCTGGGCGATTCCGTGGCCTATGTGGGGCGGTTTCGTAAAAGACATCTTCCGTGACTACGACGGACCAATTGTCATGCATAACCTCCCGCATGACTGGCGTTTCTTGCATCTTCAGGGGGATATCACACTCCCTTGGCATCGTCTAGATGATACATTGCTCATGGCTAGCCTTGACGATCCCGCCCGTCCCCGTGGACTCAAGCCCCTGTCGAAAAAACTTGTTGACCCCCGGGCGGATTCGGGTCAAAGAGCGCTCGATGATGGAATGAAGGCCGCAGGCTGGACATGGGCTACAGTTCCAGTAGACTTTGTGCCCTACTGGTATTATTCAGCACTCGACCCGGTGCTAACCGCTCACCTGTGGTCGTATTTGAAACCACGAGTGAGTCGTGATTGCCCTCTAGCGTACGATCTAGAACTAGGCACTAATCGGGTGTGCACTCAGATGATGCTACGTGGTATTCGACTCGATCGAGAATATGTAGCCGAAGCACAAGACAAACTGGAAAAATACTCTAAGGATGCACGCTTCTGGCTTGATGCTGCTTACGGAATTAACAGCGTACTGAGCGCTAAGCAAATCTCAAGTGCTCTATCTTCACACGGTGAGCCTCCTACAGCCTGGACTCCCACTGGCTTGCCGAAGATGGACAAGGAGTTTCTAACCCGCATTCGTGACTTCGGTCGGACCTCGGAGGCCCGCGAGATCGCGCAGCAGGTGCTCGGGGTGCGTCATGCTGAAAAAATGATCAGCTCTTACCTCGAAAATTTCGTTAAGCGCATGGATGACGATGGCATGGTACGCTGCAGTATCTGGTCTGCGGAGGCAATCACGGGACGGATGAGTTGTACCGATCCCGCATTGCAGACTCTTTCGCGCGATGATACATTTATCCGTGGAAGCTTCATCCCCCGCGAGGGAAATGTCTTCATCTCCTGCGACTACTCGCAGGTTGAGGCGCGGCTGGCGGCGCATTATGGTCGCGACCTGGACATGATCCAGGCATTTCTAGACGCGGACGCGGGCGGGCCGGACTTTTTCACGACGATCGCCTCCCAGATCTACAACCGTCCGATCTCGAAGGCGGACATCGAACGCCAGTTCACTAAGAACGTCACCTACTGCACCATCTATGGCGGCGGACTCGAAAAGATGGCGAAGACCGGCGGGGTGAGTCCGGAGGTGATGGCCCCGGTGAAGGAGGGGTTCGACACTCGGTTCCCGGGGTTGCGCCGGTTCATGGCGGAGATCACAGCCGAAGCCAAAGAAACGGGCCGCCGGGAAGGTCGCCCGGCGGTCCGTTCTGGGATGGGACGCTACCTGCCGGTGGAGGAGCGCAAGGAGTACGTGGCGTCCAACCGGGTGATCCAGGCCGAGGCCGCCGAGGTGCTCAAGCGGGCGATGCTCGACCTGGACGCGGCAGGGCTGGGCGAGTACATGATCCTCCCCATCCACGACGAGGTACTGTTCGATGTCCCTCGTGAGGAATCCGAGGAGGCGTGCAAGCTGATCGGTGATGTGATGACCGTGACGGACCGCTACCTGGTCCCGCTTACCGCTAAGGCCCAGATCCTTGAGGAGCGCTGGGCGAAGTAGTGCGCTAGGCCGGTGCGACGATCCCCGCGAGGGTGACCGCCGCCAGTCCTCCCGCCAGCAGCCACTCCCAATCCGGAGGTTTAAGGATCACGCTCCCCGCCGCGAGAGCCGACAGCACGAAGAACGCGAACCCGAGGATCATCAGCAGCTTCGATATAGGCATACCGTCGCCCTACCCAGCCAAACGCGCCTCACACATCTCGTGTGAGGCGCGATTAACTCAGGCCATTGCTTCACGTCACAGGAGTTAGAGTTCGGAGGCAGAGGGCATCACCTCCTCGTCGTACTCCCACAAGGTCAGCTGCTCGTGATTCCACACCCTGGAGTGCCGCTGGAAAATCCGGGCCTCGACGGCGGCGTTCAGCTCCCGCCACGTCTCGATCGAAATGGGAATCTCGCGTTCCTGCCTGGACTCGTAGTACTTGGACTGGTACTGGAACCAGATTACCGGCAGGTCTTGCAGCACTCCGTCCCGCCATATCGAGCTGACAAGGAACCACAGAGCCTGCGGAGCCCCGCCCTCGTTGTGCTCCTCGACGTACACGATCTGCGGTCCGCCGTCGTCAATCAGTTGCTCGTCGTAGTCATTCATCTTCGTCCGCTCCTAGTTGCAGCAGCCTCCGCACCCACGCCAGATCCGGCAGCACAACAGGCCGGGCTGCGGGCGCGTCGGCCGGCTTGAGCAGGATGTCCTGCTTCCACGGCTCGGCATAATATGCGTTGTCCGAATGCGAGTTGTTGCTTCGCAGGCAGATAGTCCTGTCAGCGCGAATGCCGTTCAGGTACACTCCGCAGAACTGCTTGACCTCCTCGATCTCGAAGTTCTTTTCGAGCGGCAAGATCAGATAATCCCTGATTCCGATCTTATACTGATAGACTGTCATGCTTCCTTCCGAATTCCGTCAGAATCTCATCGATTGCACGGTCTGCGTATCTCGCGTACGGATCTACCTGCACGTAGTTGCCTCGCATGGCATCCTCGGCCCGGGATCCGTCGTCCCACATGCTGCAGACGGAGCTGAAGGGGCAGTACCACTGGCAGTCGTCACCCTCGACGTACCGTACGACGCTTTGATGATACTCGCCCGCCTCGATTCTCGCCCGCGCGTCCCGGATCTCGGTCGCGAGCTGTCGCACCCGCAGCCAGGTGGAATTGAGGTCGTGCCGGTTGTAGGCAAACTCCACTACCTGGTAGAACGGCCCCTTCGCACGCGGCGTTCGTTTTGATCGCAGCAGCATGACGTACTGCCCGCCGTCGGGACGACGGAGATGAGGCGTGTCAAGCGCCTGCAGCGCCTGAATCATGGTGTAGGTTTTCATCTGCGTGCTGATCGCCAGCCGGTCGGCCTTCGAAAAAGTTCCGACCGTCTTGTAGTCCCGGAAGAACACGGCTCCGTCGTCAAGTCTACGGACGAGCGCGTCCAGCTTGCAGATGAGCCGGAACTCCCCCCCGTCCGTCATGAACGGGAGGGTCACCGACGTCTCGCGCTCCGTGGCAATCACCTCGTACCCCGAGTTGTATCCCTCCTCGGCCGCCCAGTCGAGGAACCCCTCCAGCATCGCGAAGGCAAGCTCGCGTTCCTTCAGCAGATCGCCCTCCTCGCCGGACTCCTCTATCGCCCTGCGATAGATGAAATCGAGAGCGTCGAGTCCGGGTATCCCGTGTCCCTCGTGCGCTTCGAGCGCTAGGTGCAGCCGGGTGCCGAGGAGCGCGGATCCGGTCACAGGGGCGGTGACCGGATCCCGTCCCCACCTCAGGTACGTCCCCAGGTACCAGCGACGCGGGCAGCGCGCCCACGTCGCCAGTTCCGAGTGCGATAGAGTCAGAAGGTCATCCTGACTGCGGCCTGCGTTCGAGCTGATCACTCTTAGATCTTAGCAGGCCGAGGAACCGCTGCGCAATGCGGTCCACGTCCCGGTCGTTCAGCCGGGTGCCGTCGCGCAGCTGGTCCTCCAGGTACTTGACCCGGTTCTCGGCGGCCTCTGCCCGCATTTTCAGGCCGATGTTCTCAGTTTCCATGGCGGCCACCTGCTGCGCGAACACTGCCGCCTGGGCGGACAGCGTGCCGACAGGCACCTGAACAGGAGCGGCTGGAGGGACAGGCGGCTTGAACGTGACGGGAGGCGCGACTGCAGGGGAGCGCGGCTGGTCCACAAGCGAGCGTGTCCTGGTCGGCACGGTCGACGTGACGGGGGGCGGCGACGGCGGCGGATCGGATTCGACTGCGACGCCCGCCTTGGCGAGCATCTCCTCCCTGACCTCCCCCGCTTCCTGTATGAGCTGATCGTGCATGAAGGTTCCCGGCTTGAACTTATGCACGACCCCGATATGCTTGCTGAGACTCAGCTTGTCAGTCGGCTCGATCTGATTGCAGTAGTTCGCGAGGGGGCACCACCAGTCTTTCTCGACTGACTTCGGGCTGGTCGCGGTTGCGGTTGCCTGTTTTGCCTGGGACTTGCGCTCTCCTGTGTCAACCTTGAGCGCCTCGGGCTCCGGGGGCTGGAGTTTCCTGGTGATTTCCTGCACCGCCACGTTGGGCAGGCGCATGCCGTCGGCCCCGTTGAACTCCAGGGCGATCCACCAGTGCTGCGAGCGGGCGGGGACCGTCCCGTTGCGCGAACTTGAGCTGGCCTCGCGACCGCGCTCGATCACCCGCAGGTTGCGTTTGGTGATCAGCCATGTCGTGATGGGACTTTGCGACTTCTTCCAGTCCATCTCGTGGAGCGGGAGCGGGGACGCCCCGTACGGCCACAAGGCGTGGAAGACGTCCTCCATATTTCCCGTCCACTCGTAGCCCTCGAAGCCGTCGAGAAGGTAAACACCCCCCTCGCGGGACGCCCGAGCATTGATATAGCTGTAAACCTGCCAGGCGGAGTGGATGATCTCCTCCGCCTGGCTCCCCGGGGTAGGGATGTCGCCGCCTCGCTTGGTCACGACGGCAGACTCGGCTAGTGTGGGCATTCCTTCCTTCTTCCTTCCTGCTGCACGTGCTACATCAGCACCCTGGGCTTGCTGAACTCCCTTCTGATATCCTCGTAATCCTTCGAGAGCCCTAGCAGGAGACGACTCACCACGTAGGAGAACCCGTCACCCGCCCTGCTCTTGTCTCGCAGCGATTTGACCAGCTCGGCGGCGTTGCCCGAATGGATGGTGGGGATGTCGATCTCCACGTTGAACAGGCGCTCCCCCATTCCGGAAGCGCGATAGTCACCCGGACGGCAGTCCACGCAGGGCACCCTGCCGTCCTCCATTTCCTTCCCGAGCCTGGGAATCCCCGTGTTGCAGGTTCTCGAGCCGGTTTCGGACGTATTCGAGTAGTGACGGTGGTACTCTACGGACTTCCCGAGAACTCGTACGACCCACTTGCCCGTGGTCGTCTTGTAAGCCTCTATCTCCGTCCATCGAGTTTGATCTGTCTCGGTGGACTCCGTCCGGACAAGCCGCCCCTCGAACACGTTGGGCCGGTTCACCTTGTCTAGAAGCTCGAAATGCTGAAACGGGCCTTCCTCGTTGCTTTCGTCGTGAGCTTCAGCTATTGCCACGCTCATTCTTCCTCCGTTCCTTGTGACCTCCAGTATACACCACCCGGACCGACCGTGAGGCTGCTCCGCGTTGCGCGCTACCTGGCCACCCCCCTATACTACCCTATAGGGGGGCACGGTAAACAAGGCGGAGCCCCGCCTGGATAGATAGATAGAGTAGAACGGGAACCTGATGGCTGATCATGCGCGCAAGCGCAAGGGCAGACGCGGCTCCGACAAGGAGCGCGCGTTCAACCGACAGGACGTCCGGGACACCCCGAGGCGCAGACGCAGGCTGAAGCACAAGGAGATGAGCCGCAAGACCCATTCTCACGATCGGGAGTCGGTTCCTGAGAGCGAGAAGTTCCGCTGCCCGCGCTGTCGTCCGCTGCCGTGGCGAGAGAGCACGGCCATCCGCCCGGAGGCGGGACCGCGCGACTGGAAGCCGGCGAGGCGCGGATGAGCGATCATCCGTGCGCGTGCCGATCGGACGGGACGCCATGTCCCCTGAGGGTGTCCCGTCCGGGGGAGTTCTGCAAGTTCTGCAGCACGTCGGTGGTGTGCATCAGCCGCCGACTGGAAGGAAAGGGAATCGATCGCGGTGACTAGGATATATCTCAACGCCCAGTTTAGCGACGGTCACAATCGCCCGCATCTGCTGAGCGTGGGGATGGTGTCGGAGCTGGGCGAGTTCTATCGCATCGTGGACGACGCGGACGCGGTGAACCACGCGCTGAAGAACGAGTGGATCCGGGAGCACGTCCTTCAGAGACTGCCCCTTGAAGTCGAGGGCCGGGAGTGGCACTGGACCCCGGAGGACAGGGAGTCCCGGTCCGATGTCCGGGATCCCCGGATCGCCACCGGTCTGGAGCTTATCGATGATTTGATCGACTTCGTCGACAGTCATCCGGAGCCGGAGCTGTGGGGCTGGCAGTCCGCCTACGCCTACACCCTGATCCGACGGCTGTTCGGGAAGATCACCGATCGGCCTGCGAATTTCCCCCTGTGGTGCGGAGAGCTGGCCGCCAAGTGGTCGCAGGCCGGAAGACCGGAGCTTCCGGAGCGGGGGGCCGGGGGTCACCACGCCCTGGAGATGGCGCGCTGGGCGCGAGACGTGGACGCCTACATCGATCGGATTGACCCGGTGGAAGTCGCCGCCCTGAAGAATGACACGGTCAGGGAGGCGATAATCGCGGCTAAGCCTCAGTGACATGGCAAAAGCCCCGGTCGCAGGCGACCGGGGCTTTTGCGCTGCTCACGTGCTACGCCTTCGCCTTCTCGCGTGCCAGGACCTGGCGGCTCAGATCCGTGACTGAGCGCCTAAGCTCCTCTGCCATGATCAGATCCCTGAACTTGGCGAGGGCGAACCGGCGGGTGAGACGGCCGTTGAAAACCGATGTGACCCCGCCTTCCGTGCGGACGCTGTAGTACTCCTCGTTAGTGAGCCCGAGCAGATCGCGGGCTTCCTTCCCGGGGTCCTTCACCCGAGTGAGGCCGTCCGGCTTGAAGAACCACGGCCCGATGAGCCGGTACCCCGCTGCCAGGAGGGTGTGACCCCCGAGGCAGGCGTGGTAGCAGCGGCCCGGACCCCAGCGGAATCCCCACGAGGCCATCCGGAAATTCCCGGGCCTGTCGCTGACGCGAGCATCCGCTGACTTTGCGAGAGCTAGATCCTGCATTGCGTTCCTTCCTTGTTGTGTGGTACTGCCACTATACCGCAGGCGAACGCTACGAGCCAGCCGCGCGCGCCTCATGATGCCCCGTCGCGGTGATGTGCGCGCCGAGGGCGTCCATCAGCTCCCGGGGCGTGAAGAACCCGCCGAAACTGTAATCGCACATCATGAGGTACTTCCCGCCCGCGCGCTCCTGCAGGACCGTCGAGTCGCAGGCGACGAAGTCGGACCCGTAGGCGTCGGTCACGTGCAGCGGCCAGTCCCACGCCGAGGTGGTCACCTTGACGTACTCTACGGGGAGACGTCGGAGAACGGGCCGTGCGCTGTCCCTGGCGGACATCTCCTGGTAGTAGCGGACCTTGGCGACGTCCGCCGGATCCGACGAGTCCTGGTGCTCGCCGTCTCCGCGACACGGAACAAAACGACCGTGCGCGAGGCACACGACGGCGGCGTCGTGCTCGTACTCTTCGTTCGTCAGATCATCACTCCACGGCGACATGAACTACCTTGCCCCTCCGCTTTTAGGGCGCGTGCGCGGTAAGCGCGGTGTGTTTTTATGGTAGGGTTATTGTACCGTAGCCGCGCTAGTGCACGGCAGTTAGGAAGGGCATGCTAGAGGAAGCGGAAATTGACAGGAAGAAAGCAGAGCTTAAGCAGTTTCTGCAGAGGGGCAGGATCACCGACGCGGTGATCGCGGATAACAGGGAGTCTATCTCGGAGATCTTCGCGCCGCTCCCGCCTCCGTGGGACTGGCAGATCTGGCGCGAGCTGGCCGGGATGACCGCCGCCGGCATGGCGCAGCTCTCAGGCGTCCAGGCCGGGCGCATCCGGCAGTGGGAGAACGGGGCCGGCTCGCTGGACGTGGAGGAGTGGCTGGGCTACGGCAACCTGCTCGTGGAAACAGTCGCAAAGGCCCTGGGCGAATCGGATCCGGTCGAGCTGACGGCAGTCGTCACGCGCAGGATGCAGGTCGCCAGCCAGAACCAGTCGATCATCGCCATCGAACGCCAGCAGCGGACCACCATCAGCTCGATGGAGTCGTGGATCGCCCAGATGGGCGACAAGTGCTCGCCTGACGAGGCGTTCCAGCTGATGAAGGTCTCCAAGGAGGCGATAGTCGAGCTGCGACGGCTGCAGTCCAGGCTGCGCGCTATCCGCGAGACCAGGAAGGGAGGAACCGAGGGATGATCCCACCCGATCTTGAGTGGACGCAGGAGACGGTCCCGGTCAAGGATCTTGTCCAGGATCTGCGGGTCAACCCGCGCAATCCGTCTGACAAATGGGTGCGCGACCAGCTGGACAGCTACAACCCGGCTCTGGTGGGGTTGTTCATCGTGTCAGAGCGGCTCGGCGAGGGCGGTACCCGGGAGCTGGTGCTGCTGGACGGCGCTAACCGGCAATCGCTGATGCGCATGGCGGGAGTCGAGGAGACCCCGGTGCTGTGCCAGGTCTTCCACGGGCTGACCATCGCCCAGGAGGCCGAGATAGCCCTGGAGTACAACGACCGTCGTTCGTGGACGGCGGTGCGCGAGTTCCAGAACCGCATCACGATGGGGGACCCGGTCGCAGTTCAGATCCGGGATATCCTGGAGGCATCCGGGTGGTGCGTGGACTCGGCTTCGGTTCCGGGCACCGTGGTGGGCGTCAAGTCATTCGAGTCGCTCATCAAGACGGCGTGCCGTCGGGCGGCGGACGCCACCGGAGCGCATCGGGGCACCGAGACCTGGAAAGCCGGGCTGGCGTCTGGCGAGAAGGACGCGATGCGCGTGCTGCGGCTGGCCGTGGAAATCTACACGGAGGCGTTCCCGGAGAGGCAGTCCGGGCACTCGTCGGTCATCTTCTACGGGCTGGCGCTGGTGCTGCTGAAGTTCGAGGGGCAGATCGACCTCGCCCGGCTGACGGAGAACTTCAGGGAGCATTCCCGGGGCATCCGCCAGCTGATGTCCGACGCCCGGGGCGCGCACGAGACCTACGGCTACTCGCAGCCGGATGCCGTCGCGTTCATGATGGTGCAGTACTACAACAAAGGCCTGGCTCGGAACTCCAAGCATGCTCTGCCCCCCTTCTGGGTCAAGATGGCGAAGTAGAGGGACTTGCCTTACCCGAGCCTGCGGTGCGTCCTATGCCGGAGGCCGCTCGCAGTCAGGGCGGGGGAGTTCGAGGCTCCCCCGCCTGGCTGCCTGCTGTTCTACTCCCGGGGCGCGGACGGATCCGAGGTGTACGATCCGGGGGAGAGCCAGGCTGACCTGCGGCATCTGGTCCTCGGGGTGTGCGATCCGTGCCTGCGCGTCGCGGGGGAGAGGGGAGACGTCGCATACGGCGAAATGAGGCCGCGCCTTGGCGAGGTGCTGCCGGGGCAGTGGAGCTACAGGACGTGGCGGCTGCCGACTGACGAGGAGGAACGTGAACCAGGAGCCTGATGATGATACGGACTATCCGGGCGAAGAGGAGCTGCGACGTCTGCTGGCGGTCGTGGGGGAGTGGGACGGGGACACCTTCCGGTTTCGCGAGCCGCTGACGATGGGGAACAGGCAGATACGGTCGATGGTGATACCGCCAGGCAGCCTGTCCGACCTGCCTCCGGGAGTCACCCGGGACGATCTGATCTACTCGATGCTCAGCCCGCTGACGGAAATCGGCGAGATCAAGACGAACAGCGGCATGCCCCTCGGCTACGACAACATCACGCTGCCGAGGAGGAGGGACGAGGATGCCGGTGAAGGGCCGTGCGACGACGAACGCTGACAAGGATCGAATTATGGCGATCATCGGGGAGGCGTGGAAGGCCGAGCCCGAGATGCGACTGGGCCAGCTGATCATCGCGTGGGCGGGCGTGACCTGGGGGAAAGGCGACGCCGGAGCGATGGAGTCCAGGCGCAGGATCTTGGATGAGCTGTTCTTCATCGAAGACGCCGACCTGGCGGCCGGGCTGTTCCTGTACTCTACGAGGGAACGGGGACCTGACGGCGGCTGACTTTACAACCGGCTGCAAGTTCCTGTATGCTGTTTACAGCGGCGGGGAACACCGCCGTCGGAAAGAAAGGAAGTCATGAAGTACGCAACGGACTTCAAGACTGTGGCAGCATCCCTTCAAGCCCCGGCAGGATGGCACATGTACGGCTTCGAGCCTGTCGGGCCGCAATTGATCACCCCCCCGGCTTCCTCCCCCGTCCCCTGGGCGGACGTCGCGCAGGCCCTGCAGGAGACAGGGGACTATCTGCGGGAGCACGGGTGGATTAAGCACTCGATGACGGCTCCGGGGGGGATGGCGTGCACGTACGGCGCGTTCCTGGCGCGGAAGGCAGACGCGCAGTCGGACGGGGTGACCCCCCTCGGGGAGGCGGTGTCCGCGTTGCTGGTCAGCCAGCTGCCCTCCGGGATGTTCATGGTCGCGCCGGGCTTCATGCAGTCGTGGAACCTCGTCATGAGCTACAACGACTGGCACTGCACGAGCTTCGCGGACGTGATCGACTGGATCGACAGGTCCCGGAACGTGGCGCTGGAACTCGCCAGGGCCGAGGAGACCCCCGAGGTCAAGCCGGATCCGGATACGACTCCGGTATCGGTCCCGGATTACATCCCCGGGGAGTTCCTGGGTGCGGTCCCGCTGCCGGAGCTTGTCGCCGTGTAATCAGCGCAGTCAGATGTGCTAGGCTACGGGTAGGCGCAAGCCTACCCGTTTTGCTTGGAAGGAACCGGAATGGGAATCGCGTGGCCGTGGCCGTGGCCGTGGCCGAGATGTACGCTGAGTTTCCAGGTGGAGATGACTGACGGCAAACCCGTCCTGTGGGCTGTCCTACGTGACGGAGACCGGGAGAAATCCAGGATCGTCGCAAACGGATTCCACTACGAAATCTACGAGGATCGCGAGATGGGAACTCGATTCGCGGAATGGCTGAGAGGCTTAACGATGCGAGTTCTTAACTTCACCGTGGAGCTGCAAGAGGAGCCGGAGGACGAGGAAACGGGGGAGATGAAAACATTCGCCGTGGTCAGACTGCAAGGCGAGGAGATTCTGCGACTCCCTGTGCAGCCTTATCGGATATGGCGAGTCGGGCGGGACGACGCGGCCGAGGAGGCAGTGCTGGACTGGATGAGGGGGAAGCTCAGTGCAATTCAGTCGGCATGATTATTTCGGGGCTCCGGAGTATATCACGAAAACTCGCAGGTGGAAGCTGGACGTCGAATGGAACACCCGCTTCCCCGGCGGGTTCTCTGCGACGCTCAGCTCGTTTCGCAAGGGGGTGCACAAGGACGGGAGCCTGCCCGCCTGGACCTGCTGCCTGGAGGTGAACCCCCCTATGGGCGAGCCGAACCGGCTGTACGTGTCAGCGTGGGGGTGGTTCATGATCCTGGGGCTGCCGTCGCTCAAGGGGGAGCGAATGATCTCCCGCGAGGGTAGGGCGGTTCACACGGAGCGCTATCTGACCTGGCCGCATCTGGACGGGTGCAGTCGTTATCTACATCACAGGGACGAGGAAGGAAAGTGGGTGCGCAATGACCGCCCGGAGCGGGGGCACTGGGGGTGGCTCACCGTTTATCGCAATTGACTACATGGTCGCGATGGAATTCCTCCGCGGGGAGGGGATGACCGACAGATGGATTGAGAATTCGATTGACGAGTCGATCACCCCCTTGTGGGGGCCTCGTATCTGCGTCGACGGATGGCACATCGATCGCCTCAGGAAAGGGTATGTGCTGCAGGAATGCGATTGCGCTCCTGCCGGGAAGAAGGAAAGGAATCGGAATGTCAGTGCAATTCAGAAATTCTTTCGGCGAGCTGTTCACCTGCGCGTGGTGCCGTCAGGAGTTTCAAAAAGGGAGAACGGACGAGGAGGCGCTGGCGGAGGCTCGCAAGCGCCTGCCCGCCCTCGATCTCAAGGCCTCTGACCTGGTGCTCATCTGCGAGTGGTGCAACCAGGGGGCGGAGCCGGTGCTGAAGCCCGATCCGCAGCCTTCCGAGAGCTGACAGTTAGATAAACGAAAGAGCGAGCCGGGGGGTTCCCGGCTCGCTCTTTTTATTTTACTTAGGATTGTTCCTATTTCGATAGTACGGCGGAGGCTGGAACGTCAGCACGTTCATACTTTCCATCTGCCGGAGGATGAGAGCCTGCGCATGCCGGACTCGGTCGACCTCGGCCTCGTCCATCTCTGTCACGTCTACGGTGGCGGCGGTCCCGGCGACCCGGGTGAGCTTGCGTCGCACGGCGAGCGCACCGGTGATGGCCTTCTCGACGTGCGCGTTGCCTCCGACAAACCGGTACCCGACTCCGCGTTCCGTCAGCAGGGTCCGGGATCGATCATTCTCCAGCTCGATGCACGCCTTGGCGACCGCATGATAGTACTGACCGCGATGTCGCGCCTCGTCCCAGTTGAGCCCCGCTATCTGGCATAGCACGTCGTGCGTCGTCACGTATCCGATAGGCGGCGGCTCCTCTGAGAAATATCGGTAGATCCTAAGCCACGCGGGGCTCGCTGGTGTTGTCATGCAACTTTCCTTTCCGTCTCCCCCAGCCTACCACCTGCGGGAACGCCCGGCAAGTCCGCCCGGCGAGTTGCGGCGGACCCTCGTGACCGCTATAATGTAAACAGCAACGCGCGCACGCGCGGGAGGAAGAGGAAGAGGAAGATGAAGCTCAAGTTCGGGGTGTCCCCCGGTCAGATCGAGGTGCAGTCAGTCGACACCGTCGTGCGCTGGCGGGACTTCGTCGTGATTGAAATCGTAACAGCTCAGAAGTACCCGGAGATTCCGGGGTGGAATGACGCGGAGATCCTCATCGGGCCGAGTCAGTTCACCTTCGCCGACAGCTACCGGTCGGCCGATCCCCCCACCGTGCTGCACCTCCCGCCGGAACTGCAAGGCTGGGAGGCTTGCCCTCGGGCGGGGGAATGGGGTAACGTAATCCTCGTGGCCTTCTACAAGCCGATGGAACGGGAATCCTGTACGATCGTCACACTCCCGGCCGGAGCGCCCGGCCCGTGGGACGGAAGGATTCCGGGTGCACGTGACCGATCTGCTCCTGCTGGCGATAGGGTTCATCGCGGGGATGATAACGATGGCGTACCTGTTCCGACCCCCGGCGGGTAAGAAATAGCGAGGATGAATGCCAGGAAGCGAGAGCACTTGCCCGACTCCCCGGAAAAGAGCCTGGGGGAGTAGGCAACGTGCGCAAAGAGCCGCGACGGCTATAGGTCGTGCATACCGCAGGAAGTTCTACGTGTATCAGTGCCCTGGTTGCAGTCGATGGCATCTAACTAGTAGTCCGAGATAGGAAGGAGCAAAATGCCACAAGACCAAATGCCCGAGGATCTGGAAGCCGAACTGGCAGAACTGATCGGCACTACCGTCGAACGGCTACGCCGGATGACCGAGGACGAGGTGATCAAGGCCCTCGTCGGGGACGACTTGTCGTAACTCCCCCGCAGGTTCGGGCAGGAGCACGACCCTGACCGGCTCGGGAGCGTGCACGCCATAGAAAACCCGAGCCGTGCCCGGTCCCTCGACGACAGTCACCTTGACGACGGACCGGGTCACCGGGTTGAGCACCTCGATAACAGGCGCCCCGACGGGGGCCGGGAGGACGGGATTGTCTTCATCGCCCCAGCGCCAACTGGATTCAATCCCCCGTCCCGAAAGGAGCACGTCAGCCGACAGCTCGGCAACTGACGGCTCGGGGAGCGCAATCTCGATCACGTCCCCCCGGCTCGCCCACTCCCGGACGCACAGCTCCTCGAATTCCCCGAGTGTCACAGCTCCTCCGCAACGTCCCGCAGCACCGTCGCGATCAGCAGCTTGACGAACGCCTCCACCCCCGCCTCGACGTCCGCTTTGACAGCCGGCGGGATCTTGAGGTCGGGGGAGGCGACGGAGTTCGCCGTCATCGTCCCGGTGCTGACCTGCATCCCCGGCGAGGACGTCACCGTGACGACGGGGGAAGGAGGGTCGAGGCGGTCGGCGGCCTTGAGGAGGGCGGACTTGACGTGGAAGGCTGACATGAGGTCCATGTCCGCAGTCTAGCACGATCCGACGAATGGCGCAACCACTTCGCATGCGGTATGCTGTTTACGTAGCACGGCGCATACGGAAGGAATAAGATGGCGGAAGACAAACGGCATGACCGGGACAAATGTGACCCTGCGGCGCAGGGTCAGCACTACTTCCCGACTGAGGAGGCGGCACGGGCGTCCGACCCTGCCGGGATGTTCGTTTACAAGAAGTGCGAAGGCTGCAAGGGCTGGTACAACTACGGACTGAGGGCTAGGTAGTTCTTGCGTTCCCCTCTTGCGGATGGTAGAGTCACGTGTATCTACCTGAAGAGGTGAACAATGAAAGAGCTTGACCAACTGCAAGAGGAAGTCGCCGGGATTCTGGGTATCTCTCTCAGTGACGTCCAGTCGATGTGCCTATCCGACCTCAAGCACGCCGCTATGTGGGGTCCGGGAGCATGCCAGGCTCACCTCCCGGCCGACTCTCGCGAGGACAGGCTCGACTCGATTCGGCTGGAACGACTGCAGGCGGACGTCGCTAAGCTGGTAGACTGGCCGGAGGATGACATCCGGGTGTCGTACCAGTCGGAGTACGTGCACAACGGACTGTGGGGTCCGCTTCCCTGTCCGGTTCCGGTACCGTAAACCACCGAGGCCCGCGCTACGGCGCGGGCCTCGTTCATGCCCGCAGTCTAGCAGACGTCGGGGGCTGGCGCAAGACCTGCGGCATAAAAAGAGCGGGACGCTTGTGCGTCCCGCTCTTTAGTACGAGGTGATTGATATATGGATATCGATTTTCGACGTCATTCCACTGACTATTGTGGACGTTATACTACCATCCGCGACGGGCTCCCCGACCACTTCTCTTCGTCCTTCGTTTTCTAGCCAGGTTTCCATTTCACGGGACATCACTTCGCGAATGATATTACCCCCTACAGGGAGACCCTTCTGGTAATTCTCAGCTGTTTCCACTGCCTCTTGGAAGTACTTGTACCACCCTTCCTCTAGGAGGCGATCACAAGCACTTACATCCTCACTCCGTGCTTCCCAGAAAACGGGACCGACCTCGAGGAATGGGTTTTTGAGACAGCGTTTTGCTCCCATTGCACTCTTTGTGTACTCTTGAAAATGGTCACATCGAGGCTTAGTCCATACGAGCCATTTTTCACCGATGATTATGATAAGATTTGATCTGTTCGGAGGTGAATACAGTTTCATCGAATTCCTTCCGTCTGTGGGAACTCGAATAAACTACCGTGCTGGTCAGCATTTGACAACATTCATTTTCCCGTCTCCGCCTAGCTTCCGCTTGCCTCATGTGTTAGACTGAGGTAGTGGACTTCAGTGAGGACCAGGCTATTACCCTGGAAAAAGTCGCGATCTGGCGACGTGAGGCATCACCTGTCCGGCACTGCCGCGAGCTGGCGTGCAGTCCCGGTTCGAGGGTGGGTCCGGACGGCAGGAAGGTGGGGCTCCCGCACACGCACGGCAAGGCGCAGGACTACCCCGTGTTCAGCCTCGCAGGGCTGGCGGGGACAGGCAAAACTTATCTCGCCGGGAGGCTGGCGGAGGAGCTTGGAATTCAGATCACATACGGGACTCCAACCAACAAGTCTGCGCACGTGCTCCGGAAAAAACTCGGAGGCCGGGCGGCCGAGATGGTTCGAACATACTTTTCGATCATGTACTTCCCGCATGAGGAGTTTCACTGCCTGACCTCCGGACGCGAGGTGAACAAGAGGAGATGCGAGTGCGTCAGGGAGGGGAGGGGGGATGACGAGTGCTATTGCCCTCAGAAGTTCACCCCCTGCGGGATGTGCCCACCTGATAAGTGCAAGGTGGACGGCACTCTCAAGTTTAAATTGCGCGAAAGTCTCGGCGGTTACCGTGACATCGTGCTCATCGACGAGGCCTCGATGATATCCGAGGAGAGGGTCAATGAAATCCGCTCATTCGGGGTGCCTGTCCTTCTCGTCGGTGATCATGGTCAATTGCCTCCGATTAAAGAAAAAATGAATCCGTGGATGCTCAATCCAAACGTCGTGCTGACTGTGAATCACAGACAGGCCGAGGCAAACGGAATCGTGGACGCTGCCCTGCGAGTTCGAGCGACTGGTGAAATTTCGCACGGATCCTACGGTGACGGGTCAACTGTCTGCGTTAGCGCTAAGGAAAATCCGAGCATCTTCGAGATAATGAAGCCGGATCGACTGGCACCGGGACCGGACTCCGCTATCATCGTCCCGAGAAATTCCCTGCGCTCGAATATCAACAAGCAGATCCACTCCGAGATGATCGTGTCGGATGAGGATCGCAAGCGCAATGAGTCTCGCGTCGGCCGGGGGCTGATGGAGCTTCCGTGTGTTGGCGACCGGGTGATATCACTGCAGAATCATTACCCTAACGAGAAGACCAAGCGGGAAGACTACTTTGGCACCCTCGCTGTCCGCAGGTTCAACAACGGATGGAGGATGTTCGGGGACATCCTGGTCTGGAACGGGATGACGGGGACAGTCCGCGACGTCAACCCGCATGGTGAGACGTTCAAAAACCCGAAGCACAGGGTAGAACTGATCATCGAATTGGATGACGAGGACGATCCCGAAAGCGACACCGGGAAACTGCACATCCAGGTGCGCGCTGACATACGCCAGTTCGGGGCGGAGTCCAAGATGCGAGTCGATCAGTACGCTCGTGTCAAGGGAGAGATCACACAGCTCTGGGATTACGCCTACGCGCTGACCGCTCACAAGGCGCAGGGCTCGGAGTTCAGCCGCGTGGTGGTGCTGGACGCCGGTCCGTACGAGCGCAAGCGCTGGATGTACACCGCGATGACCCGCGCCAAGGACCAGCTGGTCGTGATCGACTGGCGCTGAGCGTCGCTAGTCAAGGGGTCGGGGGAGTGCTAGACTTCAAGTCTCGCACTCCCCCGTGTGTTCCCTTGACAAGGAGATTCTATATGGAAATTCGGCCCTTTGTCAACTCCGGACCCGAGATTCTCCCCCTGGACACGGATTTCTGGATCCCGGACGGGTTCGAGTTCACGGGCTGCCGCTGGAATCACTACACACGCAAGAGGGCGCGGGACAACGACGGCCAGGTGACGTACGCCTACGTCAAAAAGTTCGCATTGGAAGGCGGGATCGGCAGCTACAAGTACGGCGAGCAGGTCGGCTACCCCTTGGACATCAAGTGCCAGGCTGGCCTGATCTGCTCCCCGCACACGTTCTTCATGGTGGTCGAGTGTGACACCATCGAGCTTTGGGACGACTCAGTCCTCGGCGATGCAACCCCCACGGTACGGAGCCGTCGGGGGTTTCATTACTATTTCCACGTTCCCGCCGGGCTAGTCCACCTGATGCCGACCGACGGGCCGATCTCGGGCGGCGACGTGCAGACTCGCGGTTTCGTGCCGTGTCCCGGCTCGGAGCACCCTTCAGGCGTGAAGTACGAGCTGGTATCGAACCGGATCAACGTGGCCGACTCCGACCTCCTGCACCGCATCAGCAAAGCTCGCGAAATTCGCAAGGCGCAGGAGCTGGAGGCGTACCGCAAGTCCGGGGGCGAGGGCGCGTGGTCCGGCGACGGCGGAGTTTACGGTCACGATGATTACCTCGCTAAGATCGTGACCTGGAACGCCGTGTTCGAGGGCAAGACGGAAGACGAGGTGCGCTCAGTCTGGCAGGCCGAGGCGGCGGCATTGCCCCAGACTCCCGGCGATCCGTTTACCGAGGATGACTTCCAGCGTCATTACAAGGGAGCTGCCGACGAGTGGAAGATCCGACAGGCAGCCCGGTCCGAGACCGAGGTAATTGACGCCACTATCATGGACTGGGTGCGCAGCACGCAGGGTAGCGGCGGATCTGGTTCCGGGGGTGATGGCGTCAGCATCAACGGATTCGAGGATGACGGGGACCGGTTCCTCCCCGTGGGCTATCGGCTCCCGGCCGACTACTCGCTGGCCGGGGGCGTCAGCCACACGACCAGGCACGGCAAGGACGAGGACGAGGAGCAGATAGCGCAGCTCCCCATCTACGTATCCGGTCTGGAGATCGACTCCGATGACGTGTCCTGGTACGAACTAACCTGGGAAACCCACGACGGGAGCGGCCGCAAGATCATCATTCCGTCCGGGCACATCGCGGATCGGACCAATCTGATGCGTGCCTTCCCCGAGGTTGTGGTCACCACCAAAGGCGCGACCGCCGCAGCCGAGTACCTGGCGGCGTGCCGGAAAGTGAACGCGGACTGGCTGGCACAGGAGAATCGCACTCGCAGGGTCGCGCTCCGCCTCGGCTGGTACGGCAACCGGATCGAGGAAGGATTCGTTTCCGGACCGGAACGCCCCTATCAAGTCCGTGATGTCGCTAACCTGGGCGGATGGCTTCAGGGGCACCGGCCTCACGGGCATCTCGCGGAGTGGACGGCGATCCTGTCCCGCATGCCGATCCGGGTGGTGATGCTGACGGCGGCGGCGCTGGCCGCCCCGCTGCTCAAGATCCTGGAAGTCCCGGGGTTCGTGCTCGACAACTCAGGCGGCACCACGCAGGGCAAGACTCGGGCCGCTCGGGTGGCGGCGAGCGTGTGGGGTGATCCTGATCGGCTGCTGCTGTCGTGGTCAGCAACGAAGGCAGCTCTGGAGATTCACGCCCAGAAGGCTAACGGAACGCCGCTGCTCATCGACGACTCGAAACTGGCGCGTGATGGGGAGCAGATCGCGGGACTAGTGTACCAGGTCACCTCGGGCCTGATGACGGGCCGCCTGGAACGCTCGTCGGACCGCCTGCGCGGCGGCGATGAGATCAAAACGGTGATCCTGACCAACGGCGAGACCCCGCTGCTGACCGCCGGTAAGTCAGGACGTCGTGACGGAGGTGCTGTCGCACGGGTGCTGGAGATGTGGGGAGCCCCCTTCGGGACAGCTGAGGAGGCAGACTCAGTCAACGCCGTCATCAGGGAGAATTACGGGCTGGCCGGGGAGGAGTTCGTGCGGTCAGCGCTGAAGACGGGGGCCGGGGAGCTGCGATCACAGTACCAGGAACTGAGACTGCTGGCGAGGGGGATGGGCACCACCGACGTCGCCCGGCGACGGGCTGACGCAGGTGCTGTCGTGATGCTGGCAGCGCAGATCGCTAACCGGGCGGGGCTTCTGCCCATCGTACCGACGGCGTTCTGGCCGACTTTGCTGGGCGAGGGCGCTGCCGGGGACAGTTCCGATGACCTGGCACTCGCTGCACTTGAGCTGGTGTGGGGCGAGGTCGCGTTCAACGACAACAGCTTCTGGCGTCCCGACTCCGGCGCGATCACCAACTCCTTCGATCGTCCTCGCGACGGATGGAAGGGCAGGTACGATCGGAAGGAAAGCTGGCTCGCGGTGAAGCCTGACTGGCTGGACAGGTTCCTGGCAGAACGAGGATTCGAGTCCGAGGGGGTTCGCCGTCAGTGGGACGACCGAGGCTGGACCGCCAAGGATACCAAGGGGCGCAGGAGCATCTCGATCAGAATCGCTGGTGAGGTGGCCCGGTGCGTCAAGATCATCCATCGCCCAGAATCTATCTCCACCGACTCATCGGCGATCGAGAATTCGGAAGCCGAGCTGTAACACCTAGACCGTTAGAACGCCGGAGCTGTCACCTGGGGTGATAGTTCCGGCGTTTTCTATTCTGCTCGCTGACCTGCTGTAACCACCTAGAAGGTCGTGTAACACCTTCTGTAACCACCCTAAAACCGCCTCTGAGCTGCGGTTTCCCCTCGGTGTAACACCGTAACACCTAAAACCTTGTAGTCCTAGTGCGCACGCGCTTCTCTAGAGGGGGCCTGTAACACCGTAACACCTAGGTGTTACAGGAGGTGTTACGGCATAACCCCAGGTCACACACCTCTGTAACACCGTAACACCTAAATTCAGGTTTTCACTGTTGTACCCGCAGGGGAATCCCATTTCCGTTTCCGTCCCGGGGTCGGGCCCTCGCGCGCCTACGCGCATATGCGTGAGTTATGTGTTACACGTGTTACGGTGTTACACGGGCGTCTGACCTGCACAGACACCGTAACACCCTCTGTAACACCTTGTAACACACAGAGAGAAAGATAATCAGAGAGTTAGAATTAAGTAGCAGAAAGTAATCCTTGCATGGGTGGAGAAGATCGTCTAGACTCAGTCTGTGGTCCGTAATGAGAAGAACCCCCGAGGGGACTCGATCGCCGAGCAGTACGGGACTCCCGTCACTGCGTCTGACGTCGAGGACCTCCTTTATCGCGAGCAGATCCCGGCCGGGTCCCGGATGAAGATCATGGACGTCGTCCGCAAGGCCCTGAGCTGGAGCCGGGTGTCGTCCTCCCGTCCGTACGCCCGTGACCTGGAGAACGGGCTGACCCGCCAGGAGGACGCCCGGGCTCAGAAAAGGCGCGAGGCACTGGCCGAGGCACTCCGGGAGGAGGGTCGGCTCGCGGCGGCGGCGAAAAATGCAGACTCCCCAGGCGTAAACAGCCCGAGGGAGGACGCTGAGGAGGCGGCGGCGGACCTGGCCGCGCGCCGGGCGGGCTGGAGGGGGCCGGAAAAGGCCCTGGGAGCCACGCTGAGCCCCCTGGAGGGGCTGGGCGGCACAATCACCCCGGAGGCCCCCCTGAAGCCCGCTACGGCCCGCTCAGAGCCTCTGACGGATATCCCGACTGTCAGCCCTCAGATCAGGAATCCGAAATCGGCGACTTCCGGCGGGAAGGCCCCGTTCGAGATCCGGGTCGAGCCGTGGATCCCGGCCGGATGGTCGGTCACGCACACCGAGCCCGTGAAGCCCGAGGCCCCGGAGACCCTCGACGACGTGTTCGCGGAGATGCGGGAGGAGCTGGCTGCGGCGGTGCCGGGCGGCGGGGGCCAGGATGCCGTTTCCGAGGCCGCAGGGACCCCGCAGGCGGGTGCGGAGGCCCCCCCGCGTGTAACGGGCGGGGGCGGGGGTCCCGAGGCTTCTGAGGGCCTCTCCGAGGCTGCGGAGCGGAAGACGTGCTCGCAGTGCGGGCACGAGCGAGGGCTGGGGCAGTTCCAGCGCGACAAGCGGGCCTCGGACGGACGCAGGCCCAGCTGCAAGATCTGCACGGCGCGATATGACGCGATGAGGCGAAGTCTGCGGAAATCCGCGAAAAAGGCGGTTGACGTCGCGATCGAGGCGGGTGAGGACGCGAAAAAGGCGGTTGAGGCGGAAATCGTGGCTCCGCCTCCTGAGAAGCCGATTCCCAAAAAACCGGTCGCGCCCTTGAAGATCGTCAAGACCCCGAAGCCGGTGAAGGTCGTCAGGCCGGCTGACCGGCCGGTCGTGCTCCAGAAGATCTTCCGGCCCCCGGTTGAAGACGAGATCCCCGAGCTGGAGGAGGATCTCAGCCTGCGGAAGTGCAGGTCGTGTCACGTGGGGAAGTCGGAGGAGGCGTACTACACCCGAGCGGACGGGAGAATCAGGTCGGTCTGCAAGGAGTGCGAAATCCGGGAAAGCCGCGAGCGACGGATCGCGAGGAAGCTCCGTGAAGTTCTCTGAGCCCGAGCCCGGCCCGGGGGCTGACGGCGACCCGGAGATGTGGGTTGACGATCTGGCCGAGCCGATCCGGGCACATGAGGCTTGCCCGGAGTGCGGGTGCTCGGGGATGTCGTCAGTTGTCCGGTTCATCCCGGTGGACGCGGACGGCGGCGGGATTCTCACGCCGGAGGACTATGCACGGCGCAGGAAACGTGCTATGCTCGAACTGTCGCGGGAGCTGGAGCGGGAAGCGGCCGAGGGACTGGACCCGGTTGACGTGTGGCTGGGGGATGAGATCGTCATGCAGGTTCTCGGACTTTCGAACGGGACCTGGAGGGCGACGATCATCGCGACCGGCGGCAACTTCGGGCAGACGAGGGTGAAGTACGGACGGGGGAGCCGGGCGCACGGGGCGAAGTCCTGGAGACACGCGCTTGCTCTCGCAAGCGCTGCGACCGAGGTCACGACCGAGGCCGAGAAGATGAACGGGATCCGGGCTTTCGAGGGGGAGCCCGGAACCCTGATGTTCAGGAAGCAGCAGCTGAGTCACTACACGCCAGACCGGATCACGGAGCAGCAGAGAATCGAGCGGAATCTGCGGGACCGGCTGTCCCCGACCACGGCCTGGGAGCGGCACGGCAAGCCGCAGGACAGACGCAGAAAGGCTCGGGAGGCGGCGCTGGAGTTCAGTGAAAAGCCCCCCTCAGGAGGGGAATCCTGAGGGGGGCGCGGACGGCGGGGGGTCAGGGAGAGACTGACTCGCGCCCCGCGTCCTGGTTCCGGAGGTGGCGGACGCCCCACGCCCGACCCGAGGCGACGGAGCTGCGATGAGCGTGCTCGTCGACGAGGCGGGCGCGGGTCGCGTCCTTGAACGGAGCGGGGCGCGTGGTCCCGGGCTCGCGAAGCGTCGCGGCCGCTCCCTGCACGAATCCGGCGATCGAGGCGCGCGTGAGACGCGTGACGTCGTAGCTGCCCTTGAAGGCGCGACCTTCCTTGCGAGCGGCGGCCCGGACGGACGCGGCGTGCGACTCGGCCTCGGGCGCTATGATGTCGTAGACGTCGTTTATCCGCTCGAAGAGAGGGAGAGGGGCGGTGACGGTCACCTGGAGAGGGCTAGCCCCGGTTGAGCGGGTTCCGCCCTGAGTGAGCTCGGCCTCGACGTTGAGCGCCTTGGCGACGGCGATGTAGCCGTACGCCCGCGCGACTCCGTGACCCGCTGATCCGGGGATGTCACGGGTGAAGGTCTCGAGTTCGGGGGCGGTCAGCCGCTCGAACGGCTCTTTCCAGGAGTCATCCGGTTCCGGAGATGCTTCCTCGTCCTTGACTTCCTCATCAGCGGGAAGCTGCTGAACAGAGGGTACTTCCGGTTCCACCACAGGTACCTCAAGTGCCGGTACGCTCTCCTCTGCATTGTCCACCTCCTCGCTAGGATTAGCTGCGACCTGCTCCGACGCGGCTTCCTGCTCGATCGACGTATCTGCCCGGTTCGAGGCCGGGCGGAATGTGAACTTCGTGGGCTCCGGGGGGCTTGCGGTCATAACTTCCTCCTGGTAAGGTGGGAGTTGCAGGACCGGGGGGTCGTGCAACCGGAGTGGCTTTAGGGAGTCACTCCGGTTTAAACATAGCACACAGGACGGCGGTTGTAAACAGATGCGAGCATCCGAGTTTCCCTGCCTCCCAGGAGGCCCGTAAGCCTCGCGACCCTGCCCCCGCCCCCCTTTTACACGCGGCCCGGCCACGCGACGTCGTCAGGGGCCTCCCCGCGCCTCGGAGGCGGCTCCGGGCGGGCTACCAGCCGTGCGCCAGCGCCCAGCCCACGAATGACAGCCAGCATGCGAGAATGAGAATGAGCAGGGCGATAGTGAAGCTAGCCCTCTGCCGCAAACTCCACGACGACGGCCACATGGTTTCCAGCAGCCAGTACACGAACTCCTCGATGAGGCGGATCATCCGCTAATCCTGGACGTAGGTGCGGACGGGCGGGCGCGGATCGGCGGGCTGTTGCTGCGCGGGCTGCCGGCCCAAACCACCCGCTACACCCGCTACACCCGCTACATCCTGCTCGTCTTCGTAGCCGGGAACCGGACCCTCGTCCACTTCCTCGTCCTCGTCGTAGGCGAACGGGTCAATCTCCTCCGGAAGCTCCCCGTCCTCCGGCTCCGGCGGCTTCACCTGATCCCACGCCCGGAGCACATCGCGCAGGTAGTAGCCGCGCTGCGGGATCTCGAAGCCGGGGATGCGACGCTGGTGAGTGTTCACCGGCATCTCGTCGGATATCATCCTTGACATGCTGTTGAGCGAGTGATCCTCCTCCTCGTACTCCTCGTGCGCTCGCATCGCGTTTGACAGGTCAGGCGATCGCACGAACCCCCGAAGGTACGTGTCGAGGCCGGGTGCGAGCTCGGCCGCTATCTGCAGCATCCGCTGGCCCGGCGTCAACGCCGGCGCGTCCATCTCGGAGAATGCCAGCGCCCGGAACGCCTCGGTGCAGTACCGAAGCCAGCGGGGACCGCCAAGCTTGATAGCGACGGCGAACATCAGCTCCCACACCTCGGCCCTGCGCCCGCTGAGTCCCTTGATGTCCAGGCTGTCCGCCCGGAACCGGGCGATCTGGTCCGCCTTGGCGCGAGTCTGCTGGCCGAGCGCCCGGCCGTAGCGGTACATCTTGGGCTCGGCGTCCCGCACGTCGTAGTATTTGCGCGGCTTGCCTCGCTCGGTGGTTATGACGACGCAGCGGCTGCGGACGTCTCGCTTGACGCAGTCCCGGAGGCCGGTGAATATGAACGGCCCGTAGGTGCTGTAAGTCTCCTGGACGCCGCTGACGGAGCGGCCCCGGGTCGCGTTGCAGTGGTACCCTTCTCGGAGGACGTCCCCGATGATGCCGGAATTGGAGAGCTTCCTGGTCATCTCGTCCCGATAGACGACAAGCGGGATCTTGCGCTCAAGCGCGTTCCCCGCCTCCGCCAGCGCGGACGCCAAGTCGAATCCGGTACCGGACGCGTTGACGGCACGGGGGGAAAGTGCCAGCGTGATTCGCATTCCGAGGGTCTTTGCGGATTCCTCGTCTGCGGAGGTGAACATCAGGCGGCCGACTGTCGCCCCCTTGTCAGCCACCCAGGAAGCAGCCGCGTACAGGATCATCGCGCGTCGCTGCTCGTCGCTGGATACGAAATACCGTGCGACCGCACGGTCTATCTCGTCCAGTATCCCCAGCTGCTCTACTGATCCTTCGGACTCGTCTTGATTCGTCATTCCGTCCTCCTTCTTCCTGTTCCTTCCTGCGGGCGCGCATGCGCGCCCGTAAACAGCATAGCACTCCGCAGCAAGCCGCGCAAGGGCGCGACTGCGGCGGAGTGCTATGCCCGACTATTCCTCTCGACTGATGAAACTAACCTCCTGAACTGACACGAGACGCCATTCCGGCGGGATCCCGGACTGAGCCTCGACAGCGGCGTGCACGATGGACTGGCAGTCGTAATCAGCCTCGAAAATCTCGGCGTCATCGAGATTATCCACGAATACAGCCTGATAGATAGGCATCCTTCACTCCTTCCGCGAAGGCATCCTATCACATGGCCGGAGGATCCGACGCGGGGTGCTCGGGCTCGGGCTCGGAGGCTGAAGGAGGATCCGGCACATTCCACACCGTCGTCTGGCCGAACAGGATCATCCGCAGCGCGGCCTGCATTCTACCAGCTCGGTATGAGGGTCCGATGACGGGGTCAGACAGAGCGCACTGATCGCAGATAAGACTCTCGATCATCCCCTCGACCTCCGGGGGCATCACCTGGTCAGCCTGGACCCACACCGGCAGGTCGCATTCCCTGCACGCGCCCCTGACGACGGTTAGGATCTCGAGGCCCATCAGCGGGTTGTCCTCTACGCGACAGCAGACGCGGGTGCGAGTCTCAGGTTCCGGTGCGGGGTCGCTCATTCCATTCCCTCTGGTAGTCGGCGGCCAGCTTGTCGATCTCGTTTTCGGATGGAGGCTTGAGCGCGAAGCTGCGCTCCATATGCTCCTCCAGCAGCTTGAGCGCCGCCTCCAGGCGACTCACCTGCCACAGGAGCCGCTGCATGTCCTCGACTCCCGCCTCCGCGATCTCCCGGGCTCCCTGCGGCGGCTCCCCCAGCAGCCACCACGCATCCAGGATGTCGCCCAGTTCGGACTCGATGAAGCCGTCCGGCATCGACTCAAGCGACTCCGCCAGCTCCCGGAGCCTGTGAATTACCTGGCTTTTTGTCATCTCGCCGCCTTCCCTTCCTTGATTGATGCGCCGGGCGACGTGCCCGGAAGTCACGGCGCTGCCACTTGTAGCGAAGCGCGGAGCGAAGCCGGAGGAAAGGGTACACGAACGTCCGCAGAAAAGGCCAGATGACATATCGTCCGAACGTGCGCCGGAACAGCCTGCGGAGGAAAGCCCGGATTCTGCGAGGCTTCACGTGCCCGATGTGATAGTGCAGCCGGTACGAGCGACCGTTTTCGAACACCGGCCCCCAGCGACATTCGTAAGGCGTGATCACCTGAGCCCGCCGGGTGTCGCGGATGAGGCGGCCGACCGCGATCCACGCCTCACCACGAGTGGAGTAGGAACGTTTCCGCAGATGGGAGTACATCCACCGCTTACGACGCTTCTTGACGCTCACTCAGCAGCTCCGTCCCCTCCGCCAGCAGGCTCAGCATCTCGGCGGGGAACTCCAGCTCGAAGTCGAACTCCCGGACGGGGAATCCAGAGTCGAGGGAGCGAATCCACTGCTCGCGATCGGCGGGATTATACACCCGATAGTGAACTTCCCACGGCGGCGGCAGCACGATGTTGATCGCGTGCTCAAGGACGGCGACCCTGCACCGGGGGAACAGACGGCTGACCGCCACCTGGATCGGACAGCTTCGCGCGTCACCCCGACACCCCTCGTCGGGATCGACGTGAACCTGAACCTTCGGCATACCCCATTCTCCTTCCTGGCGGACTCAGCCCGCTCCGCCGACCGCCTCGAACGAGGCGGGCGACGGGCCGGGTTGAGGCCTACTTGAAGGTGACCTCCCAGGTGCCGTTGTCCAGACGACGCGGCGGGTGCTTGTCCATGCTGAGCTTTTTCGCGTCCAGTTTGAGGTACTCTGAATGCGAGACGATCTTGTGCTTGGAGTTCTTGGAGCTCTCCTCCTTCAAACGCTCGAACTCCGCCGTCCTGGCGTCGTGCCGATCGTTGCGACCCTGCTGACCGCTCTTGCGGAGCTGCTCAGCGGCAGCTTCCGCGATTTTCCTTCCGATTCCCATGAAGGTTTCCTTCCTAAGAGTACTTCACCCAGTACTTGCCGTGCTTGTCCACGTGGACCGCATCCACGTTGTCCATTCCCTTCTCCGCCATCAGCTGCTCGGGGCTGACCTCCACCGCGCCGTGCGGCTTGCCGGTCATCGTCTGGACAGTCCTGCCGTGGGCGTTCCTCGCGCCGCCGTGCAGCTTCCGGGCCAGCTCGACCGCCTTCTTGGTCTTCTCGAACATCAGCTTCCTGTTCCCTTCCTCTTCGGTGCCCAGCGCACCGAGCCGCCCCCGACACGTCGGGGGCGACCCGCTAGGCTGGACGCCAGGCCCCGCTGTCGCAATGGGCGACGCGAGGAATCGTGAACCTTTTCATGTTCCTCCTTTCCCCTTACGGTTGCGCGTGCGTGCGCACGCTGCCAGTTTAGCAGCCGGGAACCCCGGCTGCCACCTAGGAATGCCGGGACGAGGGCCGGATATCCTTGAGAATCGTGTTGATAAGACTATCTCGGCTGGCGATCCGCACCGCGCCCCGGGCGAGCATCCGCTGCACGCCCGGAAATCGATCTGCCTGGGTCATCGCGATCTTCCGAAGCTCCGAAGTCCGCATTCCCTCAAGCTCCTCGCGCGTCATTGACTCTCCCTCCGTTGTCTCGCACGAACTTCTCCAGCACGGCGGGGGACATCATCCGCACCCGGATCGGAATGTCCGTCGCGCTCGGATCCAGACTCGAGAGGATATCCGTCGCCTGGGCCGTCAGCGCCGCCAGCCTGTCATCACTCGCGTTCGCTCTCTCGATCGCGCTCACGCCTTCAGCGCCTTCCTTATCACCAGGACGGCGAGCATGCTAGCCCCTGAGATCGCCAGGAAGCTGCATCCCCAGATGAGCAGCCAGAATCCAGGCTCCAGACGAATCCCGAAGATCCCGGTCCCGGCTGCCGACAGCCACACCGAACTGCAGAAAGGGCAGCTGATCAAGTCGAAAGCCCAGCGAGTGACAGCGTTCGGACGCCTGGGCCTGGCGAGCTTCATGCGGAGCGGACGCGAGATCTGCGCGCTGCTCGCAATCTGCGCGACGGTCCCGACGGCGAGGGCCAGAACCCCCGCCGCCAGCAGCGGACCGGTCACTCCGACTCGTACCTGTAGAAGCCACTGCCACAGCAGTCCTCGCCGAAGCGAAGTCCCAGATGCGCGTACTCGGCCTGCCACACGCGCAGCTCGTCCGAGGTCTGCGCGTAGCTGATCTCGACTCGCTCGAACTTCGCCTTGATCTCGTCAAACTCCCGAGTCGCCTTGTCCTTCTCGGACTCGACCTCGGCGAGGCAGCAGGCTGTGTCCTCGTCGAGCCGCTCGTTGCGCTGATCCTGCGGAGTCTCGTCGACGGGCTGGTCTGCCTTCGAGGCCGAGCCGGAGGTCGCGCGCTGCTTGCGTTCTGACATCTTCCGTCCTTCCTTGCGTGCGTTGCATGTGCTTGCAGCCGCAGGCCCGGAGGGGCCTGCGGACGTCGCCGGGTGCCTCCGGGAGGTCGCGCGGGCGTGGCGCGCGGTTGCGCACGCGCGTTAAGCGCGCGTGCGCACGGCCTCCTGCGAGGCTCCCGCCGGCTCACTCGATATCGCGCTCTTCCGGATCGGCCGGAGACGCGGGAGTCGAGGGGTCGGTGTCGTACCTGACGATCTGCGAGGCCTGGGTGGCGTTAACGAGCCGCAGGATCTGAACCAGCTCCTCGTAGCGAGCCCTGGCGGCGTTCCGCAGCGGAATGTAGTGATCCCGCAGGCTCCGCTGCGCGTCCAGGTAGGTCATGCGGTCCTCCGCCCGGGTGCGGATGATCTCCGGCTCGGGGCCGCTCCAGTCAACCTGAAAGCCCTCGGCCGGGACGCGGGTGCCGCTCATCGGGTGAGCCTGGCGAAGACCGGGATGAAGAGCACCGCCAGATTGGCGGCGATAAGAGACACCCCGATCTCGATTCCGATCGTGAACATGCGAGCCTCCTAGCGCTCGAACTTCACCAGATAGTCGATTATCTCTATGCGAGGCTGCCTGCACAGCTTTGCGATTGCGGATTTCTTCTCGTCCGCCTTCAGCGTCGTCCAGCTGTTGAACATCTTCTCGACCCGCTTCTTCAGGTCCCTCTCGCTGAGTGCGTCCAGCTCCCGGCGCTTGGCGTCAGACATTGTCGCTCCTTGCTCCTTTCCTTCCGGGCTACCCGAGAGACTGAAGCCACCTGCGCAGGCTGGCGGCGTCCCAGGTGCCGGTCTTGTCGTAAATCCCCTGACGGTATCTCTTGATCATCGCCACCGGAAGCTGCAGCAATTCCGAGATCTGCCCGTCGGTCTTCTCATGGGCCGCGTGTCGCGCGATTTGACTTTCGCGGGCCGTGAAGATATGATTGGTGTTGGCGGCGGTCATGTGACGGTGAACTTGCCTTCCTCAATGCAGGTAAGCGTGGCGATCCACGCGTGCGCGGACCTTGAGTAGCCGAGTGCCCTCGCGTCCGGATGACCCTCAACGTCGAGGCTCATCCCGGGCTTGAGACTGATGACCCGGATGTAGGCGACCAAACCCCAGCCGCCCGAAGCGGCTGATGTCACGGGCACCTCCCCCGGAAGCTGGAGTATGACCAGCTCCGGGTATTTGAACACCGCCTCCCGGAACACCGTGATCGACCCGTCGTATGGCGGCAGCGCGATGAGCGCGTCTGTCACGGGCTCCGAACCGGGTTCCGGTTCCGGGGTGATTGCAGGCTCTGACATCGGGCCTCCTTTCGAACTTCGGTCCTGAGGACCGGACCCGGCACGGCGCAGCCGTGCCGGATCCCGCGCTCAGGCTACTTGTTCCTGCTCCTAGCCCGGATGATAGTAACCCCGACCGCCATCATCAGCGCTACGAAGAACACCCAGAGGTCGTAGCCCTGGGCTTTCAGGCCCTGATCCCCGAACATCCCACTAATCGCCGCGCTCGACATCAGCATGCCAGCCATAGCGAGAATCATCTGAAGATGCCTGTCGTAGCTCTTGCTGCGCCGGACTAGCTCCGTGACCTTGGCGTCGGGCTTTTCCAGCTCGCTCCTGAAGCCTGACGGCATATCCGGCAGATTAACCAGCAGCGCCTTCAGGTCGTCGTCGAAGCGCGCCTCCATGCACGCCTCCATCCGCGCGGTGAACTCCTCGACCTTGAGACGGCCCTCGGCGAGGCATTGCTCCAGGTAAGCGCGGTAGCGCTCGCGGGTTTCGTCTTTGACGAAGATGCGCGTTTCCTTCACTTCCGGTTCCTTTTCCGATTCTTGAACTGCTTTCAGATCGTCCACCAGGCTCCGCGCTGCCACCACAGCCAGATGGTCAATCTTGAACTGCCCGCCTTTACGAACTGCTTCCATCAATTGCCAGACCACCTCGAAACCCCGGCGTATTTCCGGGTCGTCGAGTGTGAATCGGGTAATATCCAGTCCAGGCGTCACCAGCAGAATGCCCTTATCGACCCAGTGGGCGTGCATAATCGACTGGATCTGCTTATCTTGCTCTTGATTCGCCCGGATGATCCGACTCCCTTCGGGAGTCGCCCAGCTGTAAACGACAGCGCCGTTCTGAATGTCACGACGAACGACCCAGTAGCGAATGCCTGACGTCATCCTTCCTCCTTCCGAGGCCGACTAGCCCGCGCCGCGCTCAGCCGATTCCGGGCTGAGCGCGACGCCGGTCATCCGGATTCGCGAGCGAGCGCTCCCGCAATTCGCCCGATCAGGCTGAAACGAGGGATCGGCTTCCTGAAGGAGGCTGACCTCGCCGTCTTCCGGGCCTCCCGTGCGAGCCTGGCGTTGCGTCCGCGCTGGAGCGCCTCGGCGTGTTTCAGCCGGGTCAGCTCCATGTGGATGTCGTTCATGATTTCCTTCCTAGGTGAAGTACAGCAGCACGCCCACGACGACAAGCGCGATGAACAGCCACGCGATCCTCTGCCAGTCATTCATCAGCAGTCTCCAAGCGTCGCGGAGATCTCGCAGTACGATCTCCCCTGGCCCCCGCCCGTCCCCGGGCTGCCCATGAGCATCAGCCCGGCGATCAGGCAGCCGAGCGCCCCGGCGAGGATGATGATCGAGATGACGCCGCCCCGCCGGCTCTCCTGCTCGTCCCCCGGGGCGGGGGTCACGGGATGCTCCAGCTGATGACGTACTGGAACACGTCCACGCGCAGCGGCCGGGCGACGATCGTGATGTGACCGTCTCGCCACGGGATGTACACGCCCCTCGCCCCGGCTGAGTGCGATCCGGACACCTGGCCCCGAGCCTGAGGCCGGGGCATCCCCAGAGCGAACAGATGGTCGACTGCGGCCTGGAAGGTGTCGCAATCCTTGGAGCCCGAGGTCATGACGGAGGCCCTTCGGTGATGACGAGCCTGCGACGGAAGCCAGCCCGTCGCACTTCGACTCGCACGACGTTCCCGGATCTGAGTGAGATCCGGCCCGGCTGGCCGAGGACGGCGGCGGCGACCATGTCCGTCGCGTCCCTCCCCGAAAGCCCCAGTCCCGTCAGGTAGCCGGACGCCGCCGCCTCCTCCGCGACCGGGAACATGCGCTCGCTCATGTCGCGGCCCCCTTCTTCCTGCGACACGAGGGGCAGAGAATCTTCAGCTCCCCGCCCGGAAGCGTCGCCAGCGACAAATCCCGATCCGGCTTCCCGCACTCCGCGCAGACCGGGGGCGACGGAGGCCTCCGCTCGGCCGGGGCGCGGTTCTTCGGGTAGTTGTTCACGCCCGGTCCATTCCCGAGAAGGACAGATTCCGGATCGCCCGCAGGGCGTTCCGCTTGTGACGCGGACACAGCTTGCGCACGGCGATCGTAGCCCCGTCAACGACGAAACTGACTTTCGTCACCGGCTGCTCGCCGGTCTTGCCGTCGTAGTCGCATCTAGGCTGCGGCGGCCCGGTCGCGGGCCTCACAACCCGCTCTCTGCTCACGTACTGGTCACCACGTAGGTGCCGGCGACTTCCATCACGACGACGCCGCCCGGACCGGTCCAGGATCCCTGGGCGTCCGCCGTGTCGACGGCGTCGTACAGCTGACGGCCCCTCAGCTCGGGGAGCAGTCCGGCGAGATGATGAATCGCGTCTGACTGCTGCGTGAATGTATTTTCCATTTTCCTGCCTGCCTTCCTTTGCGGGCCTGCCCGCATACTGCCAGTATAGCAGCAGCGAGCCCCGCATGCCGCTCGCTGGCGGCATCACGGGGCTCGCGCCGGGCCGCCGCATAGGGCAGCGGCCCGCCCGGCTCTGTCGGGGGGACATGTGCGGAGCCGGACGTCGGACCCGGCCCTCCGGCCGGGAGTCAGGGAATCATCATCGCGAACGCCGCCGTGTAGGGAAGCGTCCGGAACATGGAGTCGACGTTGTCGGGGATGAGCGCGACAGTCGGATCATCGACCTCCGCGCGCATGAACGGCAGGGCGGCGATGGTGCCGATGCCGTACATCTCCCGGTCCGGCAGCTTGCGGGCGACCGGGACGACGGACCCCCTGGAACCGGTGAAAACGGGCCAGGATGACGGACTGGGAACCGCCCTCATGTTCCCGGTGCGGGTGTTGCCCGCGCACACGACGACCAGGTCGTACTGGCGACGCGCCACGATGCCCCCGGCGGGGGTGTCGATTGGCTGCTCCTTGACCCGGAAGGTGCGGAGCCTGCGCTGACGGGTGAGGTCGGGGGTGTTCGGCGTGGAGAGGTCGACCGCCCGGGGAAGCTTGGCGCCGATCATCTGGTAGCGAGCCGGGGCGGTCGCCTTCCACTCCTGGCAGGTGCGCGGCAGGTTCGTGTTGTACCAGTCCACCTGGCGAATCCAGTCCAGGCCGGGCACGCTGTAATGCGACCCGAAGATGTTCAGCGCGGACTCGACGGCGCAGTTCCCGGCGTTGCCCCTTCCGGCCCCGCCGCCGATGATCGCGACGGAGGAAATCCCCTGGAACGGGAAGGGCCGCGCCATCCGCTCCATGAACTCCCACCAGGTTTCCACGTGGAAGCGCACGTCAGGAAGCGCGAGGGCGCTCTCGTATCCCTTTCCCCGGGCGTCGACGATCCGGGCGGGGGTGATCTCCGTCCCGTTTGCAAGGCTGACCAGGTTGGTGTACCCTGAGCCGTAGGCGGCAACCGTTCCCAGCCGGACGTCCGCGTAGGCGGCGAGCGTCCAGCGAATGAGGAAGCGCATGGCGGCGTTCGTGGGGTAGTCGCCGGACTCCAGCTCGTTCGGCTGTACGACAGCGCCGGGGATGTAGTTGAGATTAGCCTCCCGGGGCAGGCCGCCCATGCCGGGACGGGACGAGGAGTTCAGCCGGAAGACCGGCTTCCCGCCGCCGACTGCGAAGGAGCCGCCCGGCCGGTCAGTGATTACGACGGGAGGTTCTTCCCCCATCGCCGCTCGGCAGGCGGCGTAAACAGCGGAGTGGACGCCGCCCCCGATCACCAGGTCCTCGACGGGGGGGAAACCATAGATCCCGTACACCTGACCGGCCCAGTACTCGTCCAGGAGACGATCGGCGTACTCACGCGCGTCGGGATTCATGTAGATGGCGGCCAGAGTTGCGGCCCATGGGGTGCTGAACTCATCCTTCCGGGCTTCCATCAGCCCGATGAGCCGATTCTTAATCGGAGTCTTGCGAATCGTGTCCAGCGTCTTGGTGAACCAGCCGGACGGGACAGCGAGCGCCATAGGCTCTTCCTTCCTACCTTTCCTGCGGATCGCTCCTGCGAACCGCACCCGACCTGGCCCTGCCAGGTCGGATGCCGCGCTCAGGGGCGGGTGCGCGTGCTGTAAACAGCCTAGCGGTCCCGAGCCCGGGAAACCAGGCTATGAGCCCGGGGCATTGCGCTTCGTAATTTTCACCGTGAATGTGATCTCAGTCCCCGACCCGCCGGGTCGAAGAGCCGTCACGGCGAAGTTCCGCAGGGCCGTCGCGTCGTACTGAGGATGACCTACCCGGACGACGGCCCGGCTCAGCATCCGATCCACCGTGCGAGGGAACAATCCCATCTGCTCCATGTACACGCGCACCTCCTCGCGCGTGCCGGTGAAGTCGCGCGAGATCGGGCTCACGGGACGACTTCCAGCTTGAAACGCCAGTTCAACTGATCGATGAAGGCGATAAGCCGAACCTTGTCCGCCTCCCGGGCCACACGACTCGGAGCCGGGCGAACCGGATTTCCGGGGGTCCCCTTCGCGCGCTCGATCAGATCGTCGGTGATCGCGTCGCTCATGAAGAACCGGCTGGTCAGATAGGAGCGCGCCCACGCCTGCGGGCCGGTCAGCTCGCTCACGCGCCGCCCCTTCGAATGCGGAACACGCCGGGGCCGACGCAGATCAGCAGCTCATTATTGAGGAAGAACGTGCTGCCGCGCTCCTTAGCGCGCCGGACGGCCTCCTCGGCCTGCCCCTTGATCATCCCGAGTCGCTGCATTTCCCGCAGGACCTCGGCCTCGCTCATGCGAGGTCCATTCGAGTCTGTCATTTCCTTCGCTCCCTTCCAGAGCTCCCCGTGAGCTCAAAACCGCCCGCGTCCGGAGACGCGGGCGATCTTCAACCGGGGAGTGCGGGAGTGCGGGAGATGATCACGTCTTGCGAATGATGATCCTGCCGTTGTCGTGCACGAGCTGAACGCGAGTGCCCGGGATGGTGAAGATGGTGAAAATGAGGACTGTGAGCACGGCGGCCCGCGCTTCCCCGCGACTCACATTGTGCTTGTCGACAAGCTCATCGACGGCGATCTCGGGATCGAGTGCCTCTGACACGAGGTCTCAGCCCCTTTCTAATTGAAGGGAACAGCAGTGCGACGGCGGCCGTCACGATGACGGCTGTCGCGATGACGCACACGGCCCTGAACCAGGTCGGGAGCGCGTCCGGAGCGGATGTGACCACGTAGGATGGAATCATTCCCGTCGCTTGCCCATCCAGTAGTTGAAGACGATCCCCGCCGCGAAGAACGCGACGGGGATCGCGACAAGCTGCCACGGCTGGAGATGCAGGGTGATGACGCGAGGCGTCGTGCGGGCGACCGCGTCGGAGAGTCTCACGTCAGGAACTCCTCGATGAACGGGTGAATCGGATAATCCATCGGGAGCAGCTTCCTGCTCCCGAACCTGACCCATCCCCCCTGCCGACGTCGGTACCACACCCCGTCCGCGTCCCGGATGACAGCGCCGATCGGATACGATCTGCCCGCCTGGCGAAGCTTCTGCACCTCCCGGATAATCAGCCGAGTGAGATCGGAGTTTCCCATCCCGGCGGTGTTGTGAACTTCCCTGACCTTGCGAACTGCGGTCTCCAGCTCTCGCTCCCTGATCCTCACTTGTCGTCCATCCGGGTGAGCGGCTGGACGGGAGAGCGATCGAGGTACATGTGCCCCGCCTCGGCGAAGCGGGACCAGGTCCGGCCCTCCTCGCGTCGGAACCACTTCCCTTCGGCGTCGCGGACGACAGCCCCGACGGGGAGCTCGATCCGCTGGGCACGGATGCTCTCGCGAATGACATTGTTCATCCACAAGACCGAGGAAGGGCTGCCCGGGCCCCAGCTCTGCAGCCGGATGCGCAGCTCGCTGAGCGCGTTCACCAGCTCGTCCCAGGTGGGATGATCAGCGAGCACGTCCGGCCCGGATGCCTGCGACGGCGGACGGGACTCGCGAAAGGCCCGCGCCTCGCGTATGAGATTCCCCGCGACGACGCGATCCGAACTGAGCCTGTCGGCCGCCGCGTTAAGGTCCTCCTCGGTGTACCTCTCCGGACGAGCGGGACGCTTCCAGGCGGCTCGCGCATTCGAGATCAAATCCGACATCTGACCGTCGGTGATCCCGGTGCCCGCCCCCGCCGTCCGCATCTCCGCCGCCGTGAACTCCATCTCCCCGAATCGGGGCTCGGGCTCGGGCGCGATCGGCTTGCCCCGGTTCAACCTCGCGAGAATGATCGATCGGGCGACGGCGTCCTGCGCGAGCGGCCCGATCTCACGGGCCGCTCGTCGCAGCTCCACCTGGGTGAACGTCTCCGGCTCGTTTGAGCTGAAATTCAGGGATCTCAGACTGTCGATCACATCCCGGGCGGCAGGATCGCGAACGTGAGAGTCAGACAGAGCCCTCATGACCTGGATCTCGCTGTAGCGGCGTTCTCGCGTCACAGCATTCCCTCCAGCTTCTCCCGAACATCCGGGTCGACGGAGCTGACCTGCACGCTGAACCAGTTGCCCTGGGCATCCCGGAGCTGAAGCCCCGTCGCAGCCGGATGGAAGTTGCTCTCGCACTCCCGGCTGAAAGGCGCGATCTCGGGCTCCGACGGGAGAACGGATATGTCGGTGACCGTCACATCCGGATTCTTCGCGAGAGCCTGGCTGATGATCGCCGCCGCGCCCTGATTGCGAGCGCACTGCACGTGATCGCAGCTGTCCTGCACTTGCATGTTATTCCTTCCTTCTTCCCGGTGCGGATTAGCACCGCACGCCGGGCGTCCCCCTCGGACGTCCGGCATGCCGCGTCAATCCGCGTCCGCGTCCGCGTCCGCGTCCGCGACAGGCGGCAGGTACACCCGCGCTCGCTGTTCCCAGTTCCCAGCTTCCAGCACCCAGACGCAGAACGGGTCCTGGCACGCGCACAGCGCGCTGACGACTCGCTCCCGGCCGACGGTCGTGAACCGGATCTCCCGAGTTCGAACCGTCTCGGGCCGCCGGGTGTGCGGGGCGCTCACGCCGGATCACGCTCCTTGACGTCCGTGCCGGAGCCCGTGTAACGGAGCCACTCGCCCCCGCGCCGAATCCAGATGCAGTCCGGGTTCTTCGGATTCGCCTGGCAGACGCAGAGCTGGCGCGCCACGCCCGCGATCCAGGTCTCCTTGCCCGGCATCCGGGCGTGCCGGACCGTATCGTCGCTCACGGGTTCGGATTCGGATTCGGGTCGGGCTCGGGACCGTTCTTCAGCAGATCCGAGCAGTCCACCAGATCGTCGCCCATGAGACCGTCCGGGTGGACCCACCAGCGTCCCCTCGGGGCGCTGAAGCCCCCCGAATTGGAGACGGTGCCCCACTTTCGGAGCGGCTTGACGTACACTCGCATTCCCGATGTGATCGGGATGTTATCGGCTGTCCTGTCCATGCGCCTCAGTTCCAATCCCAGTCGCCGTTAGCGTAGAAGGTCCACTTGCAGGTGATGCTGCCGCAGATGCAGTAGCACACGGTGACGGTCTTCCCTGAGTCGAGCCTGACCTTGCTGTCAGTTTTCCTGTTCGCCCGGTGGACGGTCTTCATTCGGGTCGTTCCCTCCTTCCCCTCCGTTCGACGGAGGGGGCCGAGCCCGGGCGCGGAGCCCGGGCGCGACCCTCACAGCCGAGTCGGATCCACCCTTCTGAACTCGGGACGCGGATTCGCGAAGGAGATCTCCAGGCCCGCGTCCCTGACGCTGCGCTGACTGGTCAGCCTCGCGATGACGCTGGCGGCGGCCTTCTCCTGCGCAGGAGTCAGATAAGGTCCGGCGACGCAGTGCACCCGATCTTTCACGCAGTAGAACACGTGCCAGCGCGGGACGCTGTAAAGATCGCCCTCGCGCCGGGGCGGCGGATCGAGGGTGCTCACGCGGGCGCGTGGCTGACGCTCATCACGTCGAATCCGGAGCCTCGCCGGGTCTGCTCGATGTGCTCGATGAACGGCCGGTCAGCCCGGACGGTCACCGTGGAGCCGTCGGGAGACGGACTCCAGAGGATCATCTGCATCTCCTGCTCCGCGAACTCGCAGCGGAACAGCAGCTCCGACATCGCGCTGCATATCAGCTCGACGGGGGACGGGTAGTCCTCAACCGCGAGGAGCTCGAGGTAGGCCTGGTCGCCCACGTCGTGCCACGACATGGTGAGCTTGGACGGCCACAGGTTCATCAGTCCCGTCGGAACCGGGCCGGGATCCTCGCCGTCGCCGGTTTCGAGGAGGTTGCGGTTCCACGCCTCCTCCTCGGGATCGCGTTCGTCTTGATTGTTCATTTCTTCCTTCCTTTTGCGCGTTTGCGCTGCTTTTAGCTTACACCCGCCGAGCCCCCTGCGGGCCTCGGAGAGGCACTCGGCTGCCTCGCAGGGGCGGGCCGCGCTGTTTACCATGCAGCTGCCCGCGCGAGGGGGCCGACCCCGTCACGAAAGCGACGGGGGCGACCCTCACGTTCGGTCAGCAGGTGTCGGTGCGCTCGCTGAGCGGGATGAAGAAGATCACGGACGATTCCTCGTCCTCTTCGTCGTCCGGCTCGATTTCGCAGACGCCGTTCTCGTGATCGCACATCAGATGCGGATCGGAGGCGTAGTCCGGCGGGATCCAGTTGCACGGAAGACCGGAGCCGTCGTCATGCTCGCAGCACGGAAAATCTTCGCAGCGAGCGGGAAGATCGGGGTTAACCGCCATATTGCCTCTCCCTTTCAGCAGGTGTCGGTGTAGTCACTCGGATGCGCCCTCCCCTTCTTGCGGATCTCCCGGCGGCCCCGGACCGCGTAGCGAGGCGACAGAACCCGGTAGACGACGTCGCGCGGCGGGGACTCGACCTTGTCGAGGCTGATCCACTTCCGCCCTCGAAGGCAGGTGTTGAAGACCTTGCCGTATCTGATCTCGAGGACGTCGTGGACCTCGCGATAGACCTCGAAGTCGGCGTCGGAGCTCACAGGGACCTCCTTCGGAACAGCCCGCCGATTCGCCTCATGAGGCGGAGTCGCCGGGCTTCGACTTCCCTGCGATCGGATTCGATCTGCTCGGGGGACGCGTTCCGGCAGTCCTTCGTGTGCAGATGGACGTACCCGTGCGGCTGCTCCCGTGCGATGGGGCATCTGCCGGGCTTCCACCCGTCGTCGCTCACTTCTTGCGCAGGTACGCGTAGAGCGCGTACCAGCCCGGCTGCTCCGGGTCGGCCTGCGGCTCGCTGACCTTCCAGCCTCGGTACAGCGGGTCAGTCAGCATGTGCGGGGCGTGATCGTGACGCCCGGCGTTCGCCTTCGGCCTGGAGGAATAGCGCTCCAGGAATCGCTTGCCGATGATCCCCTCGGCCGCCTCGGCCGGGGTGATGCCGACCTTGTCGCCTGATCTCATGTGCTTTCCTTCCTGTTCGAGGCCCTGCGCCTCGGAGCCGCGCACGTCAGGGGACGTGCGCGACTCCCGGGTGCGGGCCGGGTCAGCTGTCGGGCTGCGGACCCGACTTGCCGTGGATTCGGCGCTCCCACTTGCCGTCGACGCGGATCCAGTAGCATTTGGAGTCGTCGCAGACGCAGAGCGCCGTCGTGACGGTGACGCGTCCGTTCAGGATCTCGCTGGACTTCTCGGTCGACGGATCTCTTCCGTGCTCTCGCATGTGACTCCTCTCCTCCCAGCTGGCGCCCGGAGTCGCGCCCGGCTCCTCCGGGCGCGACCCTCAACGTCAACCCGTCATTCGGAATTGCAGATGTCACACAGGTGGAGGAGTCCGACGTGCTCAGACTTGAGTCGTCCGCAGATGTGCGACTCCTCTGGGTGATTTTTCCGCGAGGCCGCGTTGTCCCATAGAAAATTGCAGAACTCGGACTTGTTCCGCGCCTCGGTCATCTCCCTGACGATACGATCCCCTAGCCGGAGCATCCGGATCTCAAGTTCTCGCTCGCGATTGAGCAATTGCATTCCTCCTTGCATTCGCTAGAAGTCCCGCGCCGGGGCGTTGACGGTGAACTTGTCGATCCGGTAGCCGTAGAAGACGCCGTCGCCGGGGTCGGTGCGAGCCTGCCACGCGTCGTAGACGGAGGGAATCGGATTCCAGTCCAGCTTCCACGCCGTGTACTTCTCGTCCGACGTGAAAGCGTCGCCCGCCGTCGCGGCCTCCTTCTCGCGCTCGAAGTCCTGGGCCGCGCCCTTCGCCTTCTCAAGGGCGAGATCGAGCCCGGTGTCGTCGATATAGATCCCGAGTTCGATCCACTCGGCCGGGTCCGAGCCGTCCGACTCGCGAACGGACAGCAGATAAGCCGTCGTCAATTCGACCTCCCGTCGTGACTGATCTCGAACGTGTTGCGAGCCGTCCGGGTGATGAAGACGGTGTCCGACTGATTCGTCCAGCTCCCGAGCTTGTCAGCGTCCCGGAGGGCCTTGTCCGCCACATCGGCGGCGAGGCCGTACTCCCGGGACGTGAGCAGATCGTGCGCTTCGAAGAAGTTCACGCTGATTTTCCTTCCTAGCTGAGCGGATCCGGATTCCCGGACTCGCGGATTTCCTGCGCGAGGGCGGCGTCGGAGGCGGGATCCGAATTATCCGGATAACGCTCCTCGCCCCCGGCCTCCGTTCGCCACATCGCGTCCCGCGCCTCCTGGGTGATGAACTCCGGAGCATCACTCAGGACGCCGCTCAGATCGCGGGCGAACTTCATCATTTCAAATCGCATGTGATCCTCGGTCTCGCCGTTGATCAGCCCGGCCTGTTCCATCATCCCCCGCAGGTACGTGACCTGCTGCTCCACGCTGAGCGGGGACGGGGCGGGAGTCCACCCCTGCGGCCGGTCCACCGCCACGTACAGAACATCCGACGGATCGGAATGCGGGTCAAGCTCGAAGACGGGACTCACGAGGCTCGCGCCTCCCGGACTCAGGTCGGTGACCGTCACCTGGAAACGTTTGGGGATCAACTTGCTCATGACGGCCTCTCGATTCGGAAGCGGCTCGTCGAGACCTGCACGACTCGGATTTCGCCGTTCTCCCACGCCCCGAACTCGGCGGCGTCGCTCACGAGCTGACGCGCCTCCTCGACGCTGAGATTATGAGGAGGCCGCTGAAGAAGCCCGACGGCCTCGTCCCTGGTGATACTCATGTGCCTTCCTTCCCCCGGGTCAGGGCTCTCGCGGCGGCGCGTCGAGCGTGAAGCGCTCGACGCTGTAGCCGAAGCTCATGCGCTCGAAGACCTGGAGGGAGATGGCGTGCCACTTGTCCGGACGGGGGATGATCGTGCCGCCCTCTCCGTCGGGACAGGATTCCCGCTCCCAGGCGAGCTGGACAGGCTCGTACTCGCCGTCGGAGGCGAGGGCCTTGTCCGTCTCGATGCCCTGGGCTGCGGCCTGCGCGAGTTCGAGGGTGGTGTAGGCTCCCGCGTTGGAGGCCCCGTGATCGTGCTCGGTGAGCACGTAGATGCCGGTCTCGATCTCGGTCCCGGTCACTTGACGTTCACGTGCTTCCAGGGCCTGATCCTGACGTTGCGCTTGTACCAGAAGCACGTTGACCGCCCGGATCCCGAATCCCCGTAGCAGGTCGCTATGGTGATGGTCGCGCCCGGCGCGTCACTGTGAATGAAGTAGAAGCTGTCCCTTGAGGTGCGCTCGGTGGAAGTCCTGCGCACGTGTTCCTGATCTCTCACTGTTCCTTCCTTCCTCCTCGGCGCTGACGCTGAGGGAGCCCGTCCCGACGGACGTCGGGACGGACCCTCACGGCGCAGCCGTGAGCTAGACGGATGCGGATGCGCTTTACCAGAGACCCATGTCGCACCTCCTTTTTAGGATGCTGTGTGCTCTCATTTCCCGCGTGTTTGGCTGCGCGCCCGTTGCCAGTTTACCAGCCCGGAGGCCCGCGAACGCGGGGATGAGGGCTCACGCGGGCGGCGCGAGGGCGGGGGTCCTTCACTCCGGATCCCGGCGCTTCAGCAGCAGCTCGTAGGACGCCCCCTCCTCGCTGTGCACGATCATCCCGGTGATGAGCGGGTCGACCGACTGGTGAGTCAGCGCCGGAAGGAAGTCGGCGGGGACCTCGAAGGTCCCGAGCGCGGTGACGCAGCTGATGGCGCTCCGGCCCTCGTTCAGCTGGCTGAATATCTGGGCGGTGACGCGAAGCTGGTCCTCGACGTCCGGATCGGGCTCTGGCTTGATGTACATGAGATTGATTCCTTCCTCTTCCTTCGGTGGTGCGCTTGTCACATGTCCTGATATTTCGTGTTAAACCGGACAGTCAGCGCACTCCGCCGGGTCCGGTCGGGCGACCGGACCTGACGGGGCGGGCTGATCAGTTTCGGGGACGAGCGGAGTTCGGGTGCCAGGTTCCGCCTCCGCGCTTGCTCCAGTTCGGCCCGTAGGTGCTCTTGAGCAGCTCTACCTGCCCTCTCACCCCGGTGATTCCGTCGGCTGCGAGGGAGGCTCGGTCGTCCTCGTCCGGATAGCCGAGTTCAGCGGAGCGGAGGGTGAAGGCGTCGCAGTAGGCCGACAGAATCGTCTCCGGATCGCCGTCGAAGCCCGGGTGAATCATCTCGAGAATCTCGTCGTCGGTGCGAGGCACGTAAACAGGTGTCTCGGCACGCGCGTGCCCGAGGGCTGTGGCGATCTCGATGTCGTCGGGCGGCTGTGATGTCATTTTCCTCTCCTCTCAGGACGCTTCAGCGTCCTGAGCCGGTCCCGCCCTCGCGGGCGGGGCTGACTCAGGAGGTTGAATCGGATTCGAATCGCAGTCGGCTTCGCAGCTGACGGTCATGCGACATCAGCTCGGGGCCGGTCATGCCGAAGGCCTGGGCGCGAGTGCGGAAGCCCCGGGCGAATCCGTTGCCGTAGGCGGGATAGGCCGGATCCCCTCGCCGGTAGATCTTGAGAGCGTAGTCGGGCGGATTGGAAATGCCGAGCAGGAACCCGGCGTCGTAGGGGCTGAAGGACGGATCGGTGATGCCCGCGTTGGCGTCAGCGTCGGAGGTCACGTCAGAATCCCAGATGCTGGCAGCTGAGCCGGAAGGACTGAGTCGGATCCGTCGGGATGATGACGGGCCCGAGTGCGATGACGGCCCGGGTGACGTACGGGAAACCGGATGAGTCGGTCTGATGCGGGAGGTCGTTGCAGAGCGCCTCATGCCCGCACGAGTAGCAGTCCATGTAGTCCGGGCAGAACGCGAGCGGCCCCCGGGCGAGCTCGCGAGTCGTCCAGTTGACCTCGTGGTAGTTCCCGGGCAGCTCCATCACGATGACGGGATGGAAATACGGAAGCGGGAACATCTCGCCGTAGCGAACTCCCGCCTGACGCTCGTAGCTGTAGAGCGTCCGGACGTGCAGGCCGTTTTCGGCGTGTCCGAGGATGATGCTCTTGGGTCGCATGTCTGTTTCCTTCCTTTACTGCGGTATGATGGTAGTATGTCATGGCTTGATGGAAAACCGGCAGGTCCTACTCTGAGCGAACAATTCCCTGATGAGATGCTGCCCGTCCGAGTTATAAGGCTCGGAGGAGTGAAGAGACTGTTCGCGATAGTCGACCCGGAAGATTACGAGTGGCTGACTTCGGATCATAACTGGTACCCAGATGGTGACGGGTACGCCATGTCCTGGCACGAGCGTAAGCACATTCGGATGCACGTGGCTATCCGGGGAACCGCAGGGATAGATCACCGCAACAGGCAGCGAAGGGATAATCGTCGCTTTAATCTTCGTGTCTGCGATGACACAGGCAATAAGATCAACACAAGCCTGAAACCTCGCAACACGTCCGGGTACAAGGGCGTCACCAGGGACAATCGTGTGGATTGCCTCCATTAAGCTGCCTGACAGCCCATCTTCTATGCATCTGGCATCTAGTCCGGATCCTGTTGAGGCTGCTTATGCTTACGACCGAGCAGCTCGACGTCTTTGGGGCGATTTTGCTTGCACCAATGAGGATCTCGGAATCGTGCCTCCTGATGATGGGCATGAACTGCGGCTCAGACACGCCTATCCTTCCTGGTGCCTGCCTCTGGAGCAGGAGACCGTCACCGTACGAGACGGTGACGATCCTCCACCTCAGTAGTGGAACTGATGTTCGAGCCCGACGCCGCTCAGCCGGAGGTTGAAGTCGGAGCTGACGGAGCTGACGGTGTGAGGCTGTACTTCACGATCTGGAACATGGTGATGTGCCTACCGAGATCGGCGTAGTTGACGATATTCCAGATCTTGCGATCCGGATCGGAATCGTCAAGGGGAGACTCGATGTAAACTAGAGTCGTCGCAGGGTCCTCCATGATCCCGCAGTGCTGGCGATAGAGCCGCAAGCCGAACTCCTGCGCGTCCTCCAGGCGTCCGAAGTACTCGTAGCTGAAGGAGTCAAGCTCCGGATCGACCTGGTAGAAGTCGACCGGGGCGGGACCCGGGAGCCAGCCGAGCTCGGGGATGACCGGCGTGCCGGCGTCCGCGCGATAGATCGCGTCGGCGGCGTCGTCAGCCTGGACGCCCCGGAGATGGACTGTCTCGCCGGTGTCCTCGTTGCGGACGGTGACTGAGAACGTCATGCTGATGCTTCCTTCCTTGAGGGTCCTTTCGACTGGACCGCGCCGCCTCCGAGCTGTCTGGGATCGGAGACGACGCCGCTCAGCCGGGATCGCCGGTGAGAGGTTCGGGTTCGGCTGCGTTAAAGCGAGCCGACTTCAGCGGTTCGCTCGACGTGCGGAGGCGGTCGGAAGCTGACCGCGCCGTCGCCCGAGCCGGGGGCGGCCGGAACCGCCTCGCGCGCGGACCTGAAGACGTTCGCGGCGGCGAGGAAGCCGTTCAGCTCCAGGATCCTCGCGGCGAACAGCCGGATGCTGGTCGCGTGATCCAGATCCCGGATGCTGAGGGACGGATCCTGCACCCACTGGAGAATCGGATCGTAGTAGGCGACGAACACGCCGTACTTCCCGGACGGACCCTGCACGCGATCCTCCACGTGCACGACGTGACGGCTCGGCTGATACGGGACGTCGGGGATCTTCTCGGCCCCGATGACGGCGTAGCCGCTGAAGTCGGCCGGCAGGATGCCGGACAGGACGGGCGGCGGGGTTGAGTTCACGAGCGGACCTCGAAGCTCTCTGTCTCGTTGTCGGGAGTAGCCTGCACGAACTGGGAGTCCGCGAAGGAGCGATGATCGGGGATGACCCACACGCCCGCGACCGTGTAGCGTCCGGTGGGAACGCCGGGGTTGCGCGGGAAGTACGCGCAGAGCGTGAAGATCGTGCCGTGCGTCATGACCGTGTTGCTGGAGATGACGCTGTTGCCCGTTGAATCGTTGGCGATCCACTGGACCGCGTAGACGACGCGCGGGTCGTGGAACGTCATGCACAGCCAGCTCGAGGGGTCCTTGAACGGACCCTCGTGCACGGTGCGCCGCCACAGCCTATAATACGGCTGCGGAGCCCTCGCCGGGGCGCTTTGAGCCTGCGGCCGGGTGGTCGCGCTCGCTGCCGAGGCGGGATGCGCCCCGGTGATCGCGACTCCCGTGATGCCGAGGGCGAGAGCCGCTGACGCGACGGTCGCCCTCATCTTCCTTTTCCTTGTCATGTTGCTGTTTTCCTTCCTGAGTCGGACCTGACGGTCCGAGCCCCGTCCGCCCGGAGGGCGGGCGGGACTCGCGCTGTCAGGTCGCGTACGGATCGTCCTGCATGACGTAGGAGTCGTTCTGGACGTCCGCGATGATGACGTTATCGCGTTCGGAGGAGTAGTAGTTGATCATCGCCGCGCAGCTGAGCAGATGGGCTGCGAGCTGCCGGTCGAGGCCCGACGCCCGGGCGATGACCTCGCAGCTGAGCGGTCGCCCGTAGTTCGCCTTCAGGACGGAGCGAACCTTCTCCATCTGGGCTAGCCGGATGTCTCTCATCTCCTGCACGAACTTGTCGATGTCGTCCATGTGACGTGCCTCCTCGTCGGGGCTGAGCGCCCCGCACCCCGCCCGAGGCCCCTGCGCTCGGGCGGGATGCGCGTGGCTCAGGTCAGATGTTACGCGCGGCGCGCGTCAGCGCGTCGGAGGGGCGTTGTCGTAGAACTCCTGCGGGGTCTGGGCGAGGGGCTCCGGCGGCTCGGGCCGTATGACGGTGACCCGGGCGGTGTCGTGCGCGAAGGTCACGCCGACGTCGGGGACGTGCACGTTGCCGTTGTCCTCGGAGAGGGCGAGCATCCCGACCTTGCCGAGGCCCGCGACGTCGTCGACGTCCGGGTTGCTCACCTGATGCCCGCTGAGAAGCGCGAAGCAGGTGTGCGTCGGCTTCAGAATGAGCTGCAGATCCCCGTTGGTGAAGAGGATCTTGTCGTTCGGCTGGAGATCTCGCGCGTTGATCTCGAGTTCCATGTGTTGTGCCTTCCTTTTCCTTGTGTGAAGCTCGAGCTGAGTTGCCCGGGAGGCGCTCGAAATTGTTTTCGAGCGCGACCCGCGTGACTCAGTTAGGACGCGCTGACCTCGACCTCGACCGCGCTGACGTCGATGTTCAGCTCGGGCCGGATGAGGTCGATCCGGCTGTTGACGATCAGCTGGAGATCCCTCACCTGCTCGGGATCGATGTTCGACCCGTCTGGGGTTCGGGCGCTGAAGCTGAAGCGAGCCGTGGAGGCGTCGACGTCGGTGACGTCGGTGCGGGGTCGGCTGACGCTCGCGGTGATCTCGCCCGTGTTGAACGGGGCGTCGTCGAGGAGGATGGCGATCCCCGCGATGACGCCGCCGATGTAGGCGGAATCCATGTCCTGATCGTTCTTGCGACTGACCGGGACGCTGAGGACGACCTGCTGAGTCCCCTCGACACTCGATGTGACGGGGGGGAACAGGCTAGCCTCGGAGCCGAAGGTCGGCGTCCACGGGATGAGCTCCGCGCCCTGCGGTAGATGATCTATCATCCAGTTGAGGGCGTAGACGACGTGCTCTTCCTCGATCGTCAGCGTCAGCGTGTGATGGAGATTGTAGTTGCCGTACTCCTCCGACACGGAGGCGCTGGAGATGAGATCAGGCTCGCCGATGGCGTCGATCAGCTCGCCGACGAGCGTGTAGAGCTGCGTCGCCGGCGGCTTCGCGCCCTGTGCCGCGAGGTCGCCCCACGCTGGATAGATGGCAGTATCCGAAGGCGGATCCTGACCGTCCGTCGGAGCGGGATGCTCCTGACTCCAGTTCCACGTGAGCGTGCGTGTGTCTCGCATGTGATGCTCCTTCCTTCCTTGAGGCCGAGTGGCCCGAGCCCGGTCCGAACTGGGTTTTGTTCGGACTGGACTCCCGTCACTCGGGCGGGACGCGGTTGAACGGGATGACGTTCCAGGCGCGCAGGAGATAGGGATGGAAACCCTGACAGCGCTGGTCGGGTGGTCGGGTTCGCTTGCAGACGCAGTCGATGAGGATCATCATCGTCTCGTCATCGGCTGCTGCATAGGAGGTCGCCGTCCGCAGGTCGGGGTGATGAGCCCGAGTGTGGATGACGGGAGGCTGCGAGGGCCGGGGCCGGGGTGTGACCGGCGGGATGAGATCGTGCCGGGTGGGGCCGCCGTGCGGCGGCGGATCCTGCTCGGGCGAGGTGACAACCTCGTTCGCTTCGCTCACGAGGTTGTCACCGGCCCGATCAGCGCCGTGTACAGCTGGATCTGCTGAGCCTCGCTGTAGGACTTCCACATCTCGCGGAAGCGCTTGCGAGTCGGGGCTCCGAGAGAGCGTCGCAGGATCGCGACGTTAGCCGGGCTGAAATTCATGATGTCCTTTCCTCCTTGTGTGCGAGTTGTTGAGCGCACAGGCCGTCGACCGGACGGAGTCCGGGCGGCAGCCGACGCGCTCACGTCGTGAGGCTCGTGCCCGCCGTGCAGTGAGGACACGACTTGACAAGCGAGTCGAAGTGCTCTAGAATGTAGGCGTCGAGGGACAGATGCCGACGCAGATCGCAGGCGACGGTGTCGCGACAGAGCCAGAAGCCTCCGTAATGACGGCGGAAGCGCATCGTGAGGTAGGTTCCCTCGACGTTGCAACTGGAGCAGATGCGAATGAGCGGCGGGAACTCCGGGATTTGAGCCGGAGCCGGGAGCGAGACGGGCTGAATCATGTCGGCCGTCGCCCTAGTTCCCCGTGCAGCTGGACGTGTCGGTCGCGCTGTAGGGGCTCTGGCTGTAGGTGCAGGTGGTGGTCGTGCTGTGCTGCGCGATCGCCACGATCATGACGAAGACCGCGATGACGAGCAGGAGCAGCAGGGCCACGATCGCGCCCCCGTTCGAGGTTGAAGCGGACGGGGACGGGGTCTTGTCGTTCATTTGATGTCTTTCCTTCCTTGGGGTTGTGCTCCGTCGTGTGACGGGGGCGAGGTCCCGCTCGCTGCGCTTGCGGGGCCTCGCGCTCTACACACGGTGGCTACACCTCACATGGGTGGATGCGAGGTGCCTTCCGTGACTCGGGGGGTTACAGCAGACTGCGAGGGATGTCGCGATCGCATCTGTGGCAGTGCTGAGTCGGGGCGTCATCTATCGCGAAGACGCCCGGGTGGATGCAGGGCTCCGGGAAAGCCGGAACCCTGAACGTGAAGACGCGCGCGTCCGCGAAATAGTCCTCCGCGAGGGTCACGACGTGAACGCCCCAGCCCTGCGGAAGCTCCTTTTCAAGATCTTCCGCCTGATCGGGCGTCGCGTCCAGAATCTCCGACTGCACGACGTTCCAGTCGTTGACGATCTGGATGTGCATGTGGCTGCCTTTCCTTCCTTGTTGCCTGCTTCGTGCACAGGAGACCGTACCCCCGCCGATATCGGGCGGGGGTGCGATCCTCACTGCACGAGGTCGAGGTGCGTGATGGCGCTAGATGCCGAGCGTGGCGAACGCGGCCTGAAGGCCCGAGATGTCCGGGGCGGCCTGGACCGGAGTCCGGGTGACGCCCTGAGCGGGGGCCGGCGGGGCCGGGGTCATGCCGGGCGCGAGAACCGGGAAGCGATTGAGCTTGCTGCCCGCGAAGCTCGCGTTGTACAGCGCGGCGCTGGAGGCCTGGACCCTGGCGAAGGCCGGGTCCGAGCTGAGCGCGGCGTGAACCCGCGCGCTGATCTCGTTGGCGACTCGCTGCATCGCGGCCCGGGAGCCCTTGTTCTTGAGCTGGTACTCCGTGGTCGGGAGACCCTGGGCGTCCGTCAGGCCGTGGAGCTTGACGTGCTCCGCGACGGAGGCGAGCGCCTGGTTCTCGGCGGCCACGATCGGGCCGTTGGGCGCGAACTGCAGGAACTGGATGAGCGCAGTCCAGCTCGCCTTGAACTCGGTCGGGAGAATGCTGTAGACCCGACCCGGCTTCTTGGCGGACTTGTCGTGCGTGACGCAGTCGTGGACGGCCGAGCCGCCGATGGCCTGCGTCAGCTGCGCGATCGCGTTGCCGGGCTGCACGCTGCGACCCTGCTGGCCGGGGACGAGGGACTGCATGATCTCGCAGGCGATGTTCTCCTGCGAGACGGCGGCTGTGAGAAACTGCCTGGTCATGCCGATGGCGGCGTTGGAGAACGCCGTGACCTTGCCCGGCACGAGGACGTTGCCGTCCTCGTCCAGCAGGTCGAACACCGGCACGGTCGGGTCGACCGTGCGCTCCAGCTCCTGGCGGATGGTCCGCTCAGGGGCCGGGGCCGGGGCCGGAGCGGGCTCGGTCTCCTCGGCGACGGGGGCGTCCGTGATGGGCGTCTCGTCGCCGGGGGCGGTCTCGTCCTCGGTGTCCGGCTCGGTGTCCGTGACCTCGGGGGCGGGGGCGTCCGTGTCCGTGTCGTCCGTGCTGTCAGGCTCGGTCGGCTCGGGGGCGGTCGTGTCCTGCTCCGTGGTCACGGTCGGCTGCTGCTGCTCGGCGTCCGTGTCCGGCTGCGCGGGGGCGTCCGTGTTGGGGGCGTCCTGCGCGGCCGGGGTCGCGTTGCGGCGGTTGCTGCGGTTGCTGTTCATTTTTGATGCCTTTCCTACCCTTAACAGTCACACCGTGTCACTGTTTTGATTCTTTGCGCGCGGATTGGTTACCGTTCGCTTGTAGGCTGATTGCAACCTACGTGACCGCACACAATCTGGTTTTGATTGTGTGCGATCATGAGGGTTACGGGTGCTGCTGCGGCTGGATTTCTCCCGGATGACAGTTGGGCGCGTTGCTGGTCAGAGCCAAGATTGCCAGGAGCGTACCGGGGGTCGCGCTGTAATAGGTGACCTCCATAGCGTCCGGATCGGTGCTGAACGCGCATGAGTAGGGCACGTTGGCATCGGTGGTGATCTGACGCGCGGCGGCCGATAGCCACACTGCGCGGGCGGCCGGACGGGCCATAGTCTCAGGTTCGTCACTTGAGATTTGGACCGTGAGTCTCTCTTTCACGCTTTGCCTTTCCATCCTTGATCTCTCCGCACTGCGCGGATTACACAACGCGCACCGTGGTGCGCATCATGCAAAGCGTGCGTGCTGTTGCTATACCTCGGTTATGTCGCCGAAGTGGATATCCGGGGCGTCCCATTGGGTCAGCTTTTCGAGAGCTGTCTTGTCAGTAGATGAGAATGTCGTTACCAGCGTAGGCACGTCGATAACGAAGAACACCATACCGTCAAGTCCTGATTCCGTTATCAACATCTCGGCGGAATCCTCTAGCTCTAGTCCGATATCCTCCGGCCGGTCAAATTCCTCCGGATCGGCGGTTTCTGTGACTTGGTACACGGAATGCCTTCCCTCCTTGATTGGTCGCTATTCACGGCCATGCCGGCGCACACCTCCGGGTGTGCGCCGGCAAAGCGGGGAATCGCTAGGGGTTGGTGTTGGGGTCGGGGGACTGGGACGCGAAACCGAGCGTTGCCACCCAGCCCGAATCGCAGTCATTGAGGTAGCCGTTGCCGGCCTTGACCGTGAGAACGCAATTGACCTGCCGGCCGGAATGCGTGAGCGCGTTTACCCGTGTCGGATGCGCGCTGCACCCTATGACCAGAGCGGCGATCGTGGCCGCGCCGAGGATTGACGTCCCGAGCTTGCGCATGGTGCTTTCCCTCCCTTGAAGTGCGCCCGTGCGCACTGCTAGGCATGCGTCCGGGTTTGGGGGACGCATGCCAAGCGGCATGTAGGGTGCTGCTATTCGCATTGATCGCAGGTACCCGCTATGGGGAGCACGATGTGATGCACGTGGCAACGCGCGCCGTGCTTTGCCTGCGCTTCCGCGCGCTTGGCTATCTGCATAGTGGTCGCGCGCACCGCGAGGAAATCCTCGGAGTAGTTCTCTGGCCATTCCTTGCGCACTATCGTTTCCTTGACCACTAGCTTTACGTGGCCACGGTGTTGTTGGGTGCCGTTGGCGTACTCGCGTGGCTCGTTGTCCGCGTACTCGCCTTTAAGACCCCTACGGGTGTGGGAGTCGTCATTGCACTTGCGCCACGTCTGGACCGGGTTGCCCCGGTTCTTCTGGCCTTTGCGCTTTGACTTGCTTCCCTTACCGCGCTTGGCAGGCCTAAGCATCGGCTATGCCAAGCGCGGTCACGTACTGCGCATCGCACCAGTAGTAGGTAAGCCCGTTGTCGCGATTGCGATTGATGAGCTTAGCCTCATAGCGCGAACGGGTGAGATGCCAGCGAGTCGCCACGGAGCCGTATCGACCGCGCATGCTATGACCGCGCGTTAGCTGACCGGTCGCGATGCAATTCATAGCCCATTGCTGGTAAGAGAGCATCTGTGTTTTTCCTTTCATGGTTACCCATAGTGCAGGCCGGAGGATTGCTCATCCGGCATGCGCCACGGGTGAGGAATGAGAGGCATAGCTCCGCTACGCTACGGGAAAGGATTACCCGCGCAGTCATTCCCCACCCATGCAAGGATAGGAAAGAAAGGCATCAATATGTCTAGGCGCGTTCGACCGCGCTTCCACCCCTCCCCTTTCAGGGTTGCCTTATTGCGTCACGCGCACTTTCATGCGCCCGCATGCACTCTTTTCAGCATGCTTTGGATTCCCTACCCACTACACCACACCAATGCCGAGTAATACCCCCGTAAAGCAAGGTAAAAGCCCGGTAAAGGCATCCGCAGCCTCTCGGTTCGCCGCCGTGAATTGCGCGAAACGCGCAGTGACAATTCTCGCACTTTCCCGCTATTGCTGACCGGTCACCATTGCTGGTTTCGGCCCACTACCCTATTGCGTATCATCGCGCAAATAATCGGATCGGGTGTCTGCTTTACCTTTCGCAAGCCCATAGATGAAAGACATTGGGTGACCGCCATTCCGCCATACAGGCCGGCAGTTACAAGATCACCCGCACGCTATTCGGGGTTACTAAGGGTTGCCCAAATTCGTAGGCTAGCAACGCCGCGCGCAGTCTAGGACTGCGCACGTGGGATGGAATTTGTATGCCCTACGCGGAATTGACCCGCGCATGAATAGGGCAGAAGAATCGTATGCGCACCTCCGCCCGGTCAGCTTGCGCCGCCCGTTCGGTGGGGCATGGCTACAGTCAACCACACATGCGCGGAATTGCACCTAACGGCTAGGCCACGAACGTATAACGGGAAGGTAACGCTCATAAAGGGGTCTCACAGCCACGTAGGCGCATGCAGAAGTCTTCCCGTGTGATCCGCCTACGGTCTACCCATGCGCGCGTCCTAGACCCCTCCCAGAGTCAGCAAGGCGCATCTACAGGCCGTCCCAGAATGCGCCTGAGAGTACGTGCGCGCCTGGTGAGCGAGTGCGCATCACCAGGCGCGCACGCCATTCGGTCGAATGCGCGGCGTGCGTCTAGGTGCCTTTGCGGAGCCCGCCGCCTAGCCTGCCTAGATACTAGGTAACCTAGTATCTAGGTAACCTAGTGTTTGCACATGCAACTAGTTTCAGATGCCAGCGAGCCGGCCGGCTTGGTAGGGAATTGCATTCACGATCATGAATTCAGCAATTTGTCAAGCGCCTATATACACATTCATAAATGCAGCGCATTGTCAAATGCCTATGCCTGATTTGGAGGGATTTGGGGCATATGCCCGGTTTGAGTACGTTTGGGCGGGTTTGGGTGGTTTCACCAGCGGCCGGCCCCCAAACTCGCGCCCCCCGTTTTCACCTTTCATTTGCGTAAACAGCCCAATGGTATAGGCGTAAACACGTCGTTAGCAAGACTAATTGACTGAGCGGTACAAAAAGATAACAGCAAGAAGAAACTCTTCTTGCTGTTATCAGAACGCAAAAAATACCCTTCCCTCACCTCCCGAAAGTAATAGACCGTTCGGTCCAAAGCGTAAACACCCCCTCCGCCTCAACCCTCGCCCGCAAAAAAAGAGGCCGCCCTCCCCCGGACGACCTCCTCCACCTGGAATCAAAATGCGTAAACAGCGCCAATTCACGTCACCTGACATCCAAAGTGTCATGCATTCCCATCCCCGTCCGACGTGATCGCCCTCAGCAGCTCAGCGTAACTCCCCTCCCACCTCCACATAACCCCGGCCACCCTCCCGCACGCACACCAGATCCGAGCCTCAATTCCATTCACGCGCTCATCCTCGGCGAACGACCCGCCCCACTCCGTCCACACGGCGTCCGTCCAATCACATCGCTCCCAGTCCACCTCGCACCCGACCCCCGTCTCCAGACCCTGCGTCCACTCCGCAACGACTCCGAGCTGGAACTCAGTCGCGGCCGCCTCTCGAATGAACGCAGGCACATTCAGATGAGCCCCCAGCCCCATCCAGTCTCGATGACGATCCGCGTTGTAGTAACTCACTCCCGGCTCAACCGGCGTCCCTCGCTCCACAATCACCCGCAGCAAAGCCCTTCGGAACTCCGCCTTCCAACCCGACTCGCCCGCACCCGCACCCGCACCCGCACCCGCACCCGCACCCGCACCCGTCACACCCTCACTCCTTCCACGTCCCTCGCAGCCTGGAAACCCCTCGCGTAAACAGCTCCGAATCGAACGCCGGGAAGCCCGAGCCTTCCCTCTCGGCCTCCCCGGCGCGTAAACAGCCCGACGTCACAGCTCCCCGGACCGCTTCCCTCAGCCTACACCACCCCCGCCCCCGACCCGTCAGCGGCCCCCCGGTAACCCACTTCCCCGAGGCACCCCCCCAGTCCTCGGCCGACATCTCCGCGATCATCTCCCACACCGGCATCGCGCCCGGACCGTCGCACCCTTTCCGCCATCCGGTGTGCAAAGTCTCCGCCAGCAGACTCAACCGCTCCGACTCCTCCGCCCGGAAAACATCCGTTCGAAAACACTTTCGACCCGCCCGCCTCATCCGATTTCCTCGAAGACGATTCGCACGACTGGCAGCACGTTCGCCGACCCGATAAGGGGCTCCAGCCGCGTAAACAGCCCCTCCGCCACGCGACCGTAAAACTCCCAGTGCGACCCCGCCCCCGCCTCCTTCTGTCGCGCGTACCGACCGCACTTCTCCGCCATCCCGTCCCCGCACAGTTCCAGATGCAGCGCGTCCGCGAGCGACTCCGTCCCGTCAGTTCCCCCCGCCATCAGTAAAGCCTCAGCCGACCGGTCACCGCGTCCACAGTCGCGTCCCAGTCCGGTCCGACAGCGCACGCCGTCACGGTCGGCACGCCCCCGAACTCCGTCAGCCCGGCGTCCACAATCACCTGCTGCGTCAGTCCCGCCGCTCGAGCGACCCGCGCCACCTCCAGCAGAGCCTCCTCGCTCTCCACCACGCAGACGATTTTCCGCATCCCGCCCTCCAGCCACGCGACCTCGGCCTCGCTGAACTCACGCTCTTCCCCTGTCACCCGTCGCGCGATCCACTCCATCGCGGCGTGCGCCCCCTGCGCGATCTCCTTCCCCCTCCGCATCTTCAGATCCTTCCGGATGACGATCACCTGCTTGACGTCCTGACGCACACAACTCGCGTCTTCACCTTCCATCTTCCAGCTCCTTCCGAATTCCTTCGAGAACGCGATTCAGCAGCGGAAACATCTCACGACTCCCCAGTCCGTGCCCGTCGCCGTCCCCTTCAAGCACTTCCAGGATGTGCCGACCCACGGACTTCCGCCAGCCCTCGTCGCCCGCGCCCTGGAAAGTCGCCAGCGAGTTGAGCAACTCCCGCAGATCCCCCAGATTCCCGCAGCACGGCCCGACCTCCGACTCCTCTCCCTCTGCCGCCAGATGCAGCCACTCATCAGCGGTGAGGCCATACGTCCACACCGGGCTCGACTCTGACATTCTGTTCCTTCCTCTCGACTGGAAAACATCCGCTCGAAAATGTTTTCTAACGTCCTCGCACCTTCCCGCATCCCCGACACGCAATCAGCTTTCCCAGTCGGAATCGCCAGGCGTGCCCGCGACACAGAAACAGTCGGTAATCAGCACCGCAGCGTCCGCAGCGCACACGAAGTCGCACGACGGAGGGCTTCCCGCAGACTCGGTAAACCCTTCGTCCGAGCAAAGCCGTTCCCACTCGCATCCACTTGCACTCACACGGCGGAGCCCCCTCCAGCTCCACCCCCGCAAGCACGTCAATCTCGACGTCGACGCCCGCGCCCGCACCTTCCACTTCCGTCACTTCCCTCGACTCTGCCGGTATTCCCTTCGAGACTGATCCGTCATAAAGCGCCACACCCGCTTCCAGTTCGCCTCGCCCTCTCGCAGTCCGCGCGCCAGTCTGCGCAGCTCAGCCTGCGACATCTGCTCCAGTTCCTCGTCACCCGGAACCTCCGCACCTGCGCCTTTCATTCAGTTCACCCCCGTCGTAGCCGGATTCGGAACGACCGAAACGAAGGAGTCGCCGTTTGGGCAGGTGTACACGCCGTCCTGAACGACTGGCGGATCGATCTCCAGAGAGTTGATGATCACCTGCTGTTCGATGTCGCTGTACGTGGACGTGTCATTCCAGCAGATTCCGAGTCGAGCGACCTGGGCCGCCTTGCCGACGGAGCCGGTTGCACCCCTCGCACCAGGCGGTCCTTGCGGGCCGCGCGCACCCGCATGTCCCAGAGCCACGCCCAGAGCCGCCCCTGCAACCGCGCAGGCGATGATGCACAGAATTCGCTCGGTCATCATCGTCCTCCCCTGTCTCTGAAGTCGACGGGGGTGACAGCGTTGGTTCGAGCTGCAACGAACTGCGGCATCTGGGAGATCATCTTCGCGACGGGTACCTTGGCGAAGTACCCCGCGCCAAAGCACACGTTCATCATCACATACCAGAACGCCTCGGCTCCGGTCATCTCGGCCACCAGACCGAAGTCCACCATCGCCTTCTTAGCCGGAATCCTGGCTAGATATCCCGCTCCGAACGCGATGTTGCTCATCACGTACCAGAATGTTTCCGCTCCTGTGAGCTGGATCTTTCTCATGTGTTCCTTCCTTCCGGAAGCGGGCTGTCGAAAACACTTTCGACAGCCCGCCCCTTCACGTCAGCCCTCACAGACCGTAACTGCACCCGGAGTCCACCGCCACCGCGCCCAGCGCCCCGGCCGTCGGCGAGTTCTCCGCGATCACGCCTCTCACACCGCTCGAGCCGCCTGACACGTGGAGAACGAGATGACTGTTCCCGTACGTCCAGCAGCCGTACCCGAAGTCCACCCCCGAGCTGTCGTCCACCCGGAATGAGGTGCCGTCGGCGTACATGCCTCCGGCAGCGCCCGCGATCACGCCTTCCGTCCCGCATCCGGCGAAAGCGATTCCCTCACATTCTTCCAGGACGTAGCCGGTTCCGGAGGAGTCGACCCCGCAGGCTCCCAGCCGAGAGTAGTTCATCTTCTGCAGGTGAAACCCCGACTTCGCGCAGGCGACGGCGTAGCAGCTGGCGAAGTCCACCGAGGTGCCGGCAGCGCCGCCCGGGACCCCCGTGAGATTGAAGCCGAACCCGCCCAGGGACTCACAGGTGACTTTCTTGAAGCTGGACACGATGACATTCGCCTCGACGCCATGGATTCCGTCGCCTCCGAACTGCTGGATGACCACATCGTCAAAGATCAAGCCGAAGGTATTTGCAGCAGCGCTTCGAGCAAGCACAACTCCCGAAGCCGCGTCCGTCACGCCGGTCCCGGTCAGACCCACGCCTGCCAGGGTGAGTCGAGCGCCGTCGGTCATGCTGATCGCGGGAACCCCCGGCTCCGTCATCTGGATGACTGAACGGTAGGAGTTGACGCCCTCCACGGTGCAGGCCACCGGAGGTACCAGAGTGCGACTCACCGGGAACACCCCCACCGGAAGACTGCATCCGCCCTGATTCATCGCGGCTTGCAGCAGCGCGTAGTTATCGCCCGAGGAACTCAGTCCAGCGAGCACGGACACTGACGACATAGCTTTTCCCCCTCATCCTGCGCAGCGCCGGACGGAGTCGCACCAGCGCCATCACCGCCATGATAACAGTGATAACGGCGATCACGTGACTCAAATCCGCGTAAGCCCCGGGAGTTCTCACCGTCGCAAACCCCGCGTGCAGTCCGGGGCTCACGTTCACATCTAGATACTGGTGCCAGCGCCCCATGAGGTTTCCTTCCTTTTCGCCGCGCGATACGCCGCGCGAATGTACACGTACTGACGAGCCAGGGAATAGGCCAGATCCGGCAGAATCAGCACCGTCGAGGCAATCGCCTTCCAGCCTGCTTTCCGAGCCTGGAACGCCTGTTCCAGAATCACGAGCGCGATCCCGATGAAGTAGTAAGGCGCGTTCACCGGATTAATCCCGCGCCAGCCGAACAAGTAGAACGACCAGCCGAGGTACACCAGCACCATCGGGGTGGCGAGCATCACAGCGTATGTCAGCACTTGACGAACAATCTGCTCGCGAGTCACTCGCGTCCAGCCGTACGCTCGCAGGGCGATGAGGGTGCCGTGCTGCCATCGTAGACGCTGGCTGTACCAGTCGCTCACGGTTTCCATCACGTCGGTCAGCACCTGGCAGTTGGACGGCGCAACTGTCTTGACTCCGAGCTTCTTCAGTCGCAAGGTCAGCTCGTAGTCCTCGACAATCGAGCGCACGTCGTAAACAGCTCCGTCGGGACGACTAGCGCAGACCTGGCGCATGACCCCAACCGGGATGGCCCATCCGGTTCCGCTCAGCACGTCGCACAGCGTCCTGCGATGCTGATGCCGAGCGAAGCGGGCGAACTCCGCGCGCTGCAACAGTCCCAGCAGGCCACCGCCCCTCCGCCCGTGGAAAGTCGCCCCCACTGCTCCGTATCCAGCGTCCAGCCAGCGCAGGGCGTTCCGGATGAAGTTCGCGTCCGGAACCGAGTCGGCATCAAATCCGCATATCACGTCTTCGTCTTCCAGCCACGGCAGCAGCATCGCGAGACTGCGGTTCAAGTTACCCGCCTTGCGATCCTGATTCCCGATCGTGCACGTGATCGACACCGGGAAGCGCGCCGCCTCCTCGGCCAGCCCAGGGACGGCGTTGTCGGTGAGGACGTACACCTCATCTGGCTCGCGACTCTGAGTGAGCACCGCGCTGAGAGTCGCGCCCAGCTGCTCCACCTCGTTGTGAGCCGGAATCAGCACCACGACTTTTCGCGCACGCAGAGGTGACGGCGGCGGGAGAGGCTCACCCGGCACTGCGACTAGATCACAGCTGGTGACGCGCTCCCACGGCGCACGCTCCGTCACTCGCCTCCGACGCGGTAGCGTCGGAGCCGGAGCCTCCTCCCAGCGAGCACCTTCATCGAACAACTGCTCGAGCTGGTCAATCTCCGCCTTCACCTCGGGCGGGGGATGCGGCTCCGCGTACACCGGCATCTCAACAGTCGGATCCTGCTCTTCCGCGTTCATGTTTCCTTCCTCACAGCAGGCTCGGGTTGCGCCTTTGCTGTAAATACAGCATACCACGCCCAGCCGGCGCGAAGCGTCGGCCGAGGGCTCGGGGGGCTTCAATTGCAACTGGAAAACAGCCGCGTAAACAGCCACCCGCTTCTCGACTCCGGAGCATCCCAGCGAAAATCTCGTCCGGATCATCCACCGGATATGCCGGACTGACGGAGTATCCCCAGGCGGACGCCGCCATCCCCTCCAGAACTACCGGATCCTCCCGGGATCCGGCGTCCAGCTCCTCGCGCACTCGCCTGTCCATCCAGGTCACGGCCTCAACCCAGCGTTCACTGGTGACGACTTCGAGGGGAGGAGAATCCGGGTCCGGCATCCCACGCCACAGCCAGCTCATTCCGAGTCTCCTTCTTCCTCGCTCAGGTGAGCGGACGCGGGGACGGGGGGATGTGAGGAGGAGGAGGGACCTCCAACAGGGGAGCGGGGCTCGAAAGTGTATTCGAGTCCAGCATCACCTCCTCCGTCACCCGAATCAGCCTGATTCGAGTTCCGTTCCGGGTGGCGCGCGCGAGCGTCTCGTCGAAGCGCGTGCGAGCCCGTCGCTCCGACGAGCTGACCGGCAGGCGAATCAGCCGTCGCCATCCGCCGGGCACCTCCTCACGCAGCTCAAAGCGCTCAGTTCTCATATTCCGTCAGCACCTCCTCCGTCACGCGCACCGCGCGCAGCGCTCCCGTTCCCGACCGCGCGAGCCAGCCCTCCGCCAGTTCCTCGCGAACGCGAGCCAGCTCTCGCAGGGCGTCCTCCGGCTTCCAGGTCACTGAGCGTGTGAAGGTGAACCACTCCCCGTCCGGTTCGAAGCGCTGCTGGATTTCGAAACGCGTCGAAAATGTTTTCGAACGAAGGACGCGCTCAGCCGCCTCGCGTATGCGAGTGAGCTCCTCCGGAGGCGTCGCCGAGGCGACGATCTGACGCGGGCAGATGTGAGATGCGGACCAGGTGATGAGATCCTCCAGCCAGGTAGCGTCACCGCGCGGATCTCCGAACACGTGAGTGACGCCGCACACCACGTGTCGCACCTCCACGTCGCCTTCGGCATTCAGACCTGTCACGTGGAAGGCGCGGAAGTTGACCGTCACAGGAACCACACCTCGCCTTCCGTCTGACCCGCAGGGGTCGCGCGGGTGAGACGGAGCTGATCGCCGGAGGATAGCTCGGCTTCGAGTTTCCCGGCGCGAGACAGAGCACGATTAACCGCCTGGGTGATTCCCCAGCCGTTCAGCTCCTGCAGAGCCTGCAGACCGCGCAGACCCTCCCCGTCCAGCACGACCGTCACGCGACGCTCGCGAGAGGAATCCCCGCCGTCGCCGCCGATCTGCTCGGACGGGAAATCGGGATCAGTACTTGCGATCATGCAGTTCCTCCCGGGCGGGATTCGATTGCATCTGCGTCCTTTCATCTTCGGGCGCTAGAATGATGCAGCAGCGCTCACCCGCAGGACCCGTCACGTCCAGCGTCCAGCCGTCCTCGCGAACTCGCATCTCCTCCCTGACGACCGTCACGTCGGAGGGAAGCACCGACTCCACGTAAACAGCTATTCGTCTAGCGAACTCGTAGTTCGGATCCGAATTCGGCTCAGGCATCTGAATCTGACTCCTTGTCGGGGACGTTCCTCGAACCCTGGAAACGGGGCGCGTAAACAGCAGGCTGGAAGAAGAGGGACGGAGCGTCGAAAACAGTTTCGAAGTGGGGCGGGGCGAGGGTGAGCGTGAGACCGGTGATGCAGCCGAAGCGCAGGATGTCGGCGATGTTCGGATTCTGATTCGGAATTCCGAGCCAGGTGACGGCCTCGACGCGACGACCTCGGAATAGGGCTCCGGGACGGGGGACTGGACGAGGGATGTAGTTGAGAGTGAGCTGCATCAGCGAGTCGGACCCCCTAGGACGATTAGCGCGACTGTGATGAGCAGCTCCGTCAGCAAGAATCCGAGCATCAGCCACATGAGCGCCCAGGCCAGGACGTTGACAACGCGCAGGATTCGCATCACACGCATCCGGTCACCGCCAGCGCCCCGAGGGCCAGAATCAGGAACCACACCGCGAGAGTCACCGAGGCCCAGCGAACCTGTGAGGAGTGACGCAGGGCGCGCGGGTAGCAGCGCAGCCAGTTGAGAGCGAAGATCACCCGGAAGCGGAAGTGAAGAACATGTGAACGGGTGAGGGAGCGCGGGAGGGGGGTTTTCGAACTAGTGTTCGGCATAATTCCGGCCTCCTCAAACGTCGACGCGGGACGTCCTTGTAGCCGAAAATCCGAGCGCGATCTTCCGAAGTCAGAGGGGCGGCCACTGTCTTGCGATAACGTCGCGCCGCGCGACGTTCGCTGATGCGAGTCGGGGTGATTCGCCACCAGACTTCACGCAGTACTGACATGCGCGGCTCCGGGAAGGATGACGGTCCAGCCGTCGCGCGAGGTGTGCCGGACGCTGACCTCGCCGCCCGCAGGGGAGCAAGTGACGACGGGGACGTCGATTCCCGGTCGCATGGCGGTGTTCACCATGTCGATGGCGGTGTCCTCGGGGATGTAAACTGCCATCGCCGTGACGGCCTGATCCGCGGTCATTTCATTCATTCCTTCCTTCCTTCCTTCCTTTTCCTCCGGGTTCGATTCCTCAAAGCCCCGCTGGGCGGACGACGGGCGGTCGAGTTCCCAGCGGGACGTTCAGGGTCCGACCGGGACCCGCCCCGGTCGGACGTTGGGGGTTAGGAGGAGGCGCTGCCCTCGTTGATGCTGAAGGAGTTGCCGGTGATGGCGCTGGGCTCCATCGTGATCTGGCTCGCTCCGTTGATGGTGTTCGCCTGGACGAGCAGCTCGCCGCCGATCAGCCGATTACGGATGCTGCCGTTGTAGTTGTCAAAGGTCGCGTTGCTGAACGTGACCAGGGGGAGGTCTGCGGGTGCGGTCAGATTGGGCGCGTTGGTGTTGTCCGCCCCGATGGCCGCCTCGAAGAAGTTCTCGGCGTTGACCCGCTCGGTGTACTGCAACTCCTTGACGAAAGTGCCCGAGGTGTTGTAGATGTCCACCGTGTACTGGATGAAGTGACGCTTCCCGGCGGGGGAGTAGTACGCGTCGAGAGTTACGGTGTCCCCCACGACGAGCGAGGTCTCGTCGACCGACGGCTGGACCTGATTGCCGGTGAACACGTAAGTGTCCGGGTCGCTGCCGGTGGCGATGCTGTTGACCCCCGTGGCGGAAGCGCCCAGTTCAGCGCCCGCCAGCTGAACGGCGGAGCCGGAGCGCAGGTTCGTCGAGCCCGGGTCGGTGACGATGACGCCATCCTGACTGCAAGGGTCGCTGCCGGTGGCGTTCTCAGTCAGATCGCCGTATGCGCCCAGCACCTCGAACTGACCGCCCAGGAACGTGACGCCGAGCTGCGCGGCCACGTTGTCGTCGTCGTCGCACAGCTCGACGCCGGTCGCGCCGGGATAGCTGCTGTCCAGGGCGTTGTTCAGATGCATCATCGCGGCAGTGATCTTGAATGTGGCGTGTGCGTCCCTGAGGTGCCAGTTGTCCCAGTGCTCCACGTACAGGCCGGCCTCACCGGTGACGTTGCTGCTAGGACCGACGACGGGAGCCGCGCTGGCCGCCGGAGCGAGGAAAGCCGAACCGCCGAGAGCCGCGACTGCGACGCCGGAGGCGATCAGCCTTGAGCGCCTGTTGTTGTACTTGCTGGACACGGATGTCCTTCCTACGTTGGAAGGGCTTGCGGCCGCAAGCCCATGCGTAAAACCTACAGCATACGACCGCGCGCCGCAACCTTTTGATGCGGTGCGCGGTCAGTCGGCTATGCCTGAGTGGGAACCACCGCGAGCGCCATGTCCTCGGCTACCTCACGGTAGTTGGACACCCGGTCGAAGTAGTAGGCGTGAATCCAGGAGTGAGTCTTGGCGATTTCGACGTACTGGCTGTACGCCTCCTTGCCGGTGCCGTCGCCCAGGATGCCGACGGCCCACACCTCATCCCACTCGCCGTGGGAGCCGAGACCGTTCTTGAGCGTCGCCTGGGCGAGATACGCCTGGAATGCCTGCGCGTCGGCTAGCGCGCCGTCGGACAGGAGGATCCGAGCGCGAACCGGACGCTCGGCACGATGGGTGCTCCCGAACTCCGACATGTAGTGCGCGTCGCCGGCGCGGATAGCCGCCATGATCTCGGTTCCGCCCTGCGGCTTGCCGTCCTTGAAGTACTTAGCGACGAACGCCTGCATCTTCTCGTCGAAGTTGGAGGAGTTCAGATCGCCGTCGTCGTCCCCCTCCCCGATAGGGCAGAAGATGTTGCTGAACGGGTAGGTGTAGACTCCGCCCTTGTCGTCGTCGCCGTCGGACTGCTCGGCGGCAGCCTGGCTGTCCAGCTGCTCGAAGGGAATGATGATCTCTCGCAGCGCCGCCACCTGCACATCGTAGGTGTTGACCGAGGAGTCGCTGGCCCAGGGCCAGCCTTCGGACTCCGACACGTCGAAGTAGATCTCCGGCTCTACCTCCCGAGGTCCGGTGAGCAGCGGTACGATGCGCTCGCGCGGAGTGCGATCCGGCCCGCCGGTCGGTGTTTCCGTTCTGGTGATTAGCACGCTCTTCCTTCCGTAAACCCTCTGTGTGGGGGCGTGTGCGTAAACAGCCTACAGCCGCCGACTTCGCGATGCAAGGGGCAGGCTAAGGGAGCGACGGCAGCGTGACGCCCGCCTCCTGCAGACGGGTTTTGATGTGATTGATCAGATGATACAGATCCCTGCAGTAAACGGACGGATTGTCGAATGATCCGACTCCGTTCTCGGTCGTCATGTAGCGATTCGGATAGTAGCCTCCTCCGCACACGTCGAAGACGGGACAAGTCTGGCAGACGGCTGACGGAGCGGGAGGCGTGTACCCCGGATGGAGGGCTATCTGGTCAAGGGTGGAGGTTCGAACTGAGAGACCTGTGGCGGAGCCTCCGTCCGCTGTGGAGCGGAGAGCGTCCAGCAACTCGGCGGAGCCGTCGGCGTTCACCGCGAGGGAACGAGATCGAGGCGGAGGGCCGATGAAGCCGGCGCGCACATCGCGTCCCAGCAGACGACTGATGATGATGCGGAAGAGGCGGATCTGAGGGGCTCCCGGATCCAGGTACCAGGCGTCGAAAATATTTTCGAGCCAATCAGACGTCCCTGCGGCAGGAGGGCGATCCCATGTCTTCAGGCGAGGCAGCAGATCCAGCATCGGCGGGGACTGCGAGCGCAGGAACCTGTACGTCTCCACGGGATCGGAGTCGAGATTGACCACCGCCAGCAGACCCCCGTAACTGGAAGTCCAGCGCGGGGAGCGCAGCAGGGCGAGGGCGTCCAGAACCTGAGACGTCGAGGAGGATCCGCTTTTGAAGGGACGATGCGAATTCTGGGCGTCGTTGCCGTCCAGGCTCACGCCGAAGCGAATCCCGGCTGGCGCGAGCGTCGTCAGCATGTCCTCGGTGAGGAGCGTCGCGTTGGTCTGCATGCTGAAGGTGAGAGTGGTTCCGGGGGGCGCCTCCGCTTTGAACGCGCTGACGATGTCGAGGATGCGAGCGGGACCCGCCAGCAGCGGCTCGCCTCCGTGCAGGATGACGCGGAAGCGAGGGACGCTGTGGGAGCGCAGGTAGGTGCCCAGACGCGCCGCGAGGGTCAGGTAGATCGAGGGGGATATGAATCTGGGCTGGACGAGCCAGCTAGTATCCGCGAGGGAGTACATGTAGCAGTAATCGCAGTCCAGATTGCAGCGCGACGCTATCTTGAGCACAAGCTCGCTAAATATCGGAGTTGAAGGGGGTGTCGGGACTGATCTTCGACTGGAAGAGGGAATCAGGGGCTGAGTCGTTTTCGTCTCTGATCGCGTTGTTGAAGGGGTAGATATCCGGGCTGTCGCTTCCACAAGAGGTCTCCTCCAGGATGACGGCGAGGGGGGTGATGGCGATGGGCATGAGACGGCTGCCTTTCGTTGCGGGCTATCTGAGGGTGCGGGTGTCGATGAGGCGGATGTTGGAGTCGTTGCCGTCGTAGTGCAGGCCGGTCACCAGGACGGGAGGGGCGTTGACCAGAGCGCGCTCGTGCAGCGTCTCGTGGAAGAGATGATAGTGCCCGTGGAACACCCGGGTGACTTTGGTTCTGATGGCGATGTCCTGCAGGAGCCGGGAGTGCTGACGCGCGATGTGAATCATCGGCTTCCAGGACTCGTGCGGGCGCGGGAGCGACGGGACCCAGCAGTCCGGCACGTCATGCGAGAGCAGCACGTCGGCCGGTCCGTCGGCGATGATTGAGTCGGCCTGCTCGCGGGTGATCTGCTCGTCCGGCCACCAGTCCACCCCCTCGGTTCGAGAGTGACGATCGACGCTGACCGCGCCTCCGACCGCGAGCCAGGTCTTCGAATTCCAGTTCCAACGAGTGCCGCGAGGGAGATAGCTGATCGCTTGGAATCCGCGCAGTCGCAGCGGGTAGTCGTGAGGCTGCTCGTAAGCTGCGAGCAGCTCTTGGATTTCGGGCCACCACTCGTGATTCCCGTCGATCCACCACAGCTCCATCCCGAGTTCGACCAGAGCGTTGTCGAGCTGCTGGATGGGCATGAGCCCGGCGGTCCAAGCGGCGGGCTCCATCAGCTTGAATCCGAAGTCGCCCAGCTGGATGACGATCTTCCGAGTCTCCCCGGCCTGGGCGAACTGGCCGTCGAGAGCCTCCAGGGCGTGCAGGGTCCACTTCAGATTCCCGTGCACGTCGCCGAGGAGTCCCACGAACTCGGGATCCTTGTCTTCCATTCGTCCTTCCGTCCTTCCGTGGGAGGGGGCGGGCTGCGCCCGCCCCCTCACTATATACCCGCGTGCGCGCGTGCGCGCGGGGGATCAGGCGTCGGAGTCGGAGCCGGGAATCAGCCTCGAGCGCAGGGTGCGCGGGATGCTCGGGGTGACCTTGACGGACGCGATGGTCGCGCCGTGCTCCAGACGCAGACGTGCGACGGCCGTGGCGACGGCCGCCGCAGCTCGCTCCTTGGCGACCTGCTCGCGCTGGGCTTGGCCGTAGTCGGACGGGAAGGCCGTCAGCGGCACGTCAAGCTCATGAGTCGTGATGACCCGGACGCGCATGACGGCGAGGGGAGCGGAGGGGGCTGACGAGGCGGATTCAGGCTTCAGGATGCTGATCAGTTCCTTGCGCAGGTGAGCGGGAATCTCGTAATCGTCGATCCTCTCGCTGCTCAGATAGCCGATCATGCCGCTCCGCCAGGCCTCCCCCTGCGCGCGGAAGGCGCTGAGCCGGGTCTCCAGGACGGCGGACGTGTCATCCGCTCCGGCGGGGGGCAGGGGGACGTCGTAGACTGCCTGCTGACGGATGTGCTCCTCATCGAACTGGCTGTTGCGTCCCGGGATGCGCGGGACGCCGCGCGCTCGCAGCCAGTCGTTGGTGCCTTCGTGACACGGACCCGGGCCGCCGAAGTACACGCGCATCTTGTGCGCGTAGCGCGCCACCTCCACTCTCCAGGTGATCTGCCGGACGCGCTCCGCGTCGAGGGCGGACTGCAGCTCCTCCTGACGGGAAGGGCGGGGCGGGGATTCAATTGTCTCGGTCATTGCGTTCCTTCCGGGTGCTTGCGTTTGCCGCACTTTTAGTGTACTGGCGGGGAGGTGGCGCGTAAACAGCTTTGACGGGGTTGAGTTGCGGGGATGGGGTGCGCTGGTGTATGCTTTTAGTAGCAGGCGGGCGGGTTGAGGTTGCCCCCCACCTATGGTGACTTACCCGTGAGCGTGGTTAGGCGCTCCCGGCTGAGGACCGGTCCGTCTGCAGCTGACCGTCGTCGGTCTTCGGGGTTTTCCCGATGACGGTCAGTCGACGCGGGGTGGTGCAGTTAGGTGGCACGCTGGGCTCATAATCCAGAGGTCGGAGGTTCAAATCCTTCCCCCGCAACTAGGTTGACAACTGAATACGTCAGGCCAGGTTGCCCGAGTGACCAAAGGGAGCGGACTGTAAATCCGTCGACGTAGTCTACCCAGGTTTGAATCCTGGACCTGGCACGAGGGTCATCTCGCTAGAGCTCTGACACCAGTGTCAAGCAGGCCCCTGATCGTTCAAGTCGAGGCAGAAGCCTGCCTGCGGATGTAGCTCAATGGCAGAGTTCCAGCTTCCCAAGCTGGTTACGCGGGTTCGATTCCCGTCATCCGCTCGGAAAGGAAGGTGGAAGATGACAGCGGGCAAGAAGAAGTCGAACCTGCATCGCAAGGAGTCGCGCGCGGGTCGCTGGAAGTCGGGTCAGGAGCGCAAGCGGGCTCGTCGGGAGAGGCAGGCGGCTGCCGCCGCTCGGAATAAAGCGACTCGCGCGGCTGGCGGGATGACGCCGTGGGATGCGGCGTGCGCGGCGGCTCGGGTGCGTCGGGCGGCTCGCAGGTCGGCGGCGGCGGCGGTGGGGGGTGCTTGAGTGGGCGCGAACCTGGGCGGTGGAACTGGGGCTCTACGGCAGGGAGCTGAGATACGGGGCGGCGGAACGTCGTCGGGTGTACGCTCCTCGACACTCCGGGGGGTGGAAGGGGGTCGGATGGAAGTGGAAGGTGACGCTGTGGATGATGGCGATATTGCTGGCGACGGCAGCGTCGTGGGCGTTGGCGATCGGCAGCTGAAGGAGCGACCTCCGGAGTTCCTGTGGGCGGCGGAGGTGGCGCGAATCGTCTGGGAGGCGAACAGGGCCATCCAGGTGCGCGACGGCGAGGAAGTTCCCGACGTTCCGTGGGATGCGGCGGAGTGGCATCGCAAGAAGGCTGTCATCTTCGGGGTCATGAAGATGCGCGACGGCTCAATCCGGGGTGCTCAGGAAGCGCACGTATTCTGGTGGGAGTACATGTCGTCAAAGGGCTGGGAGTGGGGCGAGGTGAAGGATCCCGGGATGCGGAGGCACCCTTTGCTGAAAGAGTGGGGCGAGCTGACGTCCAGGGAGCAGCTGGCTCAGAGAGCAAGCTGGGAGATCGTGCAGCTGGTGATGGCGTCGGAAGTAGAAGGATGATATAGTCGCTATGTGAGCGACGATGTGAGGGAGAGGATCTCAGCGCTGCGCGCTGAGGTCCTTTTGCTTGATGAGAGGCTCAGGGCGGCCGTAGCTCATCAATCGAAAACCAGTTCGAATGGAGGAGGGGGAGGAGGGGGAGGTAAGATCTCGCATTCTCCCCCGCCGTGGAACGCGGCGGCCGGACTGTGTCGGATGGATCTGCACGCGCTGGCGCGGGAGATCGAGCGAACGTGGAGATCGGAAGGGCGACTCAGGGTCAAGGCGCGCGGGGGTTCCGACGCGAACACGCGCGGGGCTCTGGAGGCGCTGGACGCGCTTTTGCTCGTAGTGCCGGGATGGCTGGTGGCGGACTCGATGCGTCAGCTTGCGAAGTGGGGTCTGCGAGCCGGGGTGATCCTGGGGGATCTGGAGCAGCCGCGTCGGCTGCCGGGGGATGTGGCGTGTCCTTATTGTTCCATGAAGACCTTGCGCATGTGGGCGGGAGCTGGCATAGTTCGCTGTGTCAACCCCTCGTGCACGATGGAAGACGGCGGAAAGGCCGTCGCGACTCCGGAGTGGATCGACGGGGAGGGAATTCGACTGACATGGCAGGACGGGAGAGTGCTGTGACTCAAGGAGCGGGGGACGGGGGGGCTTCAATTGCAACTGTTCCTCCGGAAGGGGTTCGGGAGGGCGACTTCCGGATTGTGCGAGTGAGGGGAATCGGCGGATGGGGGATATCCGTCGGTCAGATGCTGAACGGAGAGCGACTCTCGTGGCACGATCACGCTGAAGTGTTCCTGGGAGTTGTCGGGAACGCGAATGCGACGGCGAGCGCGTATCCGGATCGTCGAGGAATCCAGCTGTATGAGAGAGCTGAGCAGGAAGTCTGGTCGACGGGGGTTATCGAGCTTTCGGACGCTCAGCGGACGGGAATCGTCAACTGGTGCCTGGGGCATCCCTGCGTCCAGTACGGCTGGCTGGACTACGCGGCGCTGATCCTGCATCGACTGGGGATGAAGGATCCTGCTTTGCGACGCTATATCGCTGCATCGGGACACGATATCTGCTCGCAATATGCGTCGCTGGCGTATCTGCACGGGGGCGGAATGGATCTTTTTCCGGGGGAGTGGGAAGGGTACGTGACTCCGGAGATGCTGGCCGGGAGGGTGGGACAGGCGTGAGCTGGGAGTCGCGTGAGCTGGGAGTCGTCGGATTTCAAGGAGACCGCTGGTCCACGGCCGACGCCGCGTGGCTGCTGGGAGTGGAGGAGCGGGATGTGCGAGATGCGATTCGGAGGGAGGGGGTGGAGGCTGTGGGAAAGAGAAAGTCGCTCTGGGGCGGCACGCGGCACGTTAGGGTTTTTCTCGCCGACGACATTCTGAGAGTTTTGGGGATGGGAGTTGAAAAATTTTTTTGGAGGGCTGACCTGGGGTTACGCGGTTATTTTTTGGTTTTGCGTTGGCGGAAGGGAGTTTGGTGCTATGTTATGGCATACTAAAGCCAGCGGGGGTTTCATCTCCTGATGCGACTGGCTGGAGTGATCCAGTCCCGCCAGGAAGATTCACCCTGACCCTGTGAATTGGAACGGAAACCGGGACGCCACGCTCCTACGGGAGCTGACACCGGAGATCTGAATGAACGTGAGGCCCAAGGTCTCAACGGTCGCGTCCGTCGCATTCGTCACGGGAGCCCTGCTAGCCGGGGTTGCGACCAGCGCATCAGCAAGCTCAGTTGCTAAGACTCAACCCGCTCGCGTCGGAATGCACGCGACGCTCATCGCGGAAGTGACACGCGCGACTGTCACGGGGAGTCGGGAGTATCGAGTGATCGGGGGCGACACGCTCTCCGAAATCAGTCGGAAGGAATACGGAACCGGCGGATGCTGGCGCGGCATCTGGACGGCGAATTCATCCTCGATATCTGATCCCAATCTCATCTACGTCGGTCAGGAACTCACGATTCCCGGCGAGTGCGACAGAGGTGACGGGGGGGGCGTCCGGACTGTCTCCAAGGTGACGCCTGTGCCCGCGCCCGCGCCCGCGCCCGCGCCCTCTTCCGGAAGCGGGGGATTCTACGATGACGTCCTCAGCTACGGACAGATCGAGGAGCTGTGGGACGACGCCGGGGGGCCGGGATGGGCGGCTGCGGAGTCAGCTTCGATAGCCGAGTGCGAGAGCGGCGGGAATCGATTCGCGTACAATCCCTCGGGGGCGACCGGGATCTGGCAGATCCTCGGTCAGGTGACGGACTTCGGTCGGAGTCTCGACGACCCGTGGGTGAACGCAGCGAACGCAGTTTCGAAATTCAGGGCCTCGGGAGACACATTCGCTCAGTGGGTTTGCTAGCCGCGCGGGATGGGGGTACACTTAGGTGTGTCCCCGTCCCTGCGGGGTAGGACACCCGGAGGTGTCATGAGAAACTGGCTAAGGGACACGCTAGCCCGAATCGAGCAGAAGGTGGACAAAATCATGTCGCAGCAGGATGACATCAACGCGGACGTGGCAGGCATCCAGACGGCGATCGCCGGACTGACCGCCGCTGACGCTCAGCTCGCCACGGACGTGACGGCTATCCAGGCGGCACTCGCGGCGCTTCCCCCGGAGGTGGACACGTCGGCGCTTGACGCGGCGGTGGCGTCGCTGGGATCGACCTCGACCGCGTTCACGACGGCAGTCGGCTCGGTCACGGCGCTGGTGCCGGGCGGGACGGCCGCGACTACGCCGGTGACGCCGGCATCGTAGGGGCGGCCGTGGTATACTTGGGTTATAGTATGCCAACGGAAGGATGTTACATGGACGTCAAGAGCCACGCCAACGGAAACGGCCCGGCATTGCTGAGCTTCGCCAACGGAAATGGGAGGGACGTTGTGAGCAAGACGCAGCGTGACTCCGGATTCTGGATCAGGGATGTCCACTGGTGGGTGATGGTGTTATGAGCCCTGCGTTCCAGTACGAAGGGATTCGCGGAGGAGCTAGTACACCGGATCCTCGGAGTATGAACAACGGGAACGGACCGATCCAATCGCCTGGAATCCCGGATGAGTTCCGGGTTCACTGGTGGCTGATGGTCTAGTTCGTGCCAGCCCGTCTCATTTGGCATTTGACAAGTGAGGCGGGCTTTGGTATGCTCGGAATGTGACGGATGACAAGATTGTCTCGGTTCCGGTCGGGGAACTCAAGTTCTGGCCGGGGAATCCTCGAGTGGGTGACCTGGACGCGATCCGGGAGTCGATTGAGGCGCACGGGGTGTACAAGCCTCTGCTGGTGCATCGAGGGACCGGACGAGTCATGGTCGGAAACAATACCCTGAAGGCCGCCGTGGAACTGGGGATGGAGCGAGTCCCGGTGGTGTACAAGGACGTCGACGATGATGTGGCGCGTCGCATCATGCTGGTCGACAATCGGACGTCGGATCGCTCGGACTACGACGAGGAACTGCTGCGAGCGGCGCTGCTGGCGGTGGCCGACGATTTCTCCGGGACGGGTTATCACGACGACGACGAGGACGTCGCGGCGCTGCTGGCCATTGTGATGGCGGCGGACGAGTACAGCTTCGCGGGAGGGGCTGACGAGGAGGAAGTGCTGCTCCTCGACGAGGTGCGAACCGGAGCTGACTGGGCCGAGCTGCCCCAGCAGGAGGCCGCTCGGGCGGAACGGCAGGCTCAGCAGACTCCCTCGGCCGTCAAGGGGCTGCGCGAGATCATGCTGGTGTATCCGGTGGACGAGCATCGCGAGATGATTTCCGTGTTGGAAGGGCTCAAGCGGGTGTGGGGGGATCTGCGATATCCGCAGATTGTGGCGCGGGCTCTGCGGGAGGCGGCCGAGCGCGGCGGCGTGGTAGGCTTGTAAGGTGCAAGCTACGGTGCCTGACGACAGGCTGATGGCGGATTATTTTTCGTTCCATCGGATTCAGATTGCGAATAGGGACGTCGATCCCGTTTACCCCGTCTTGAAGGCGGTGGGGGACAGGCTGTCGTTGAGCACCGAGGATCGCCTGCGTCTGGTATTCCTGCATGTGGCCTACTACGACATCGGGTCCGCGCTGACGGCGTTCGAGATAACGGGGGACGTGCACTACTGGTTCAAGTGCACCGAGACTAAACTGCCGTGCGGAACGGAACGTCGTAGGCATCGCATGGGCGACAACCTGCGCAATCACCTAGCATCTTTGCAGACTAGGGCGTTCGGCTGGCAAGGACTGGAACCGTGGCTCACGCACGGTCTGGACGATGACGCCCGAGGTAATTGGAAAACGGTGTCAGAGCGACTCATGCAGGTGGACGGAAACGGTCGCTGGGCGGCATTCAAGACCTGCGAGATGCTCAGGGAAGTGTGCGGGCTGCCGTTGGAGGCCCCGGACATGGGACACGCGAACAGTTCGGGTCCTCGCAAGGGACTGGGGTTGCTGTTTGCGGAGGCGCGAGTGGCGGGGAACTCGGCTGAGGTGATAGCGGGATTGGATAGGCTGTCGGTTAGGCTGGTCGAGGAGCTGCGGGGGGCCGGGGCCGAGGCGTCGCTTGCGACCGCGGAGACGACGCTGTGCGACTTTCACAGTATGTGGAATGGCCGGTACTATCCGGGGCTTGATATCGATGTGATGCACGAGCAGATCGCGATGTCCCCGATGAGCCCGGAGATGCGACGTGAGGCCTATCTGGCGCGCGAGGCGGCGCTGCCCCTGGCTTACCTCGGTGAAGAGGGCGGCTGGCAGGGCGTCGACGTCAAGCGGAAGCGGATTTACCGGATGACGGGGGAGATTGTCACTCGTGGCTGATGTGGGGGGCTGGACGTTCGGGGCGGAGCTGGAATGGCCGGATGTGGACCGGCGGGCCGAGCTGGGGGGAGGCTGGGCGTGGTCGGTGACGGACTACACCGTCGTCAACTCGGACGGGACCGCCAACGATCCGCGCGGTGAGCTGAATCGCTGGGGCGGGGAGCTGAACACGCCGGTTTGCGGATCGGTCGAGGAGCTGGGCGAGCGCGCGGGAGAGATGCGGGCGCAGTTGAAGCCTGGTCACAACTACCGGTCGAATCTCCACATTCACGTGGCGGCTCCGGAATTTGCGGACGTCGAAAATCTGAAGAGAATCGCTGAATTCTCGCGTCGGGAGCTGCCAGGGGCGCTCAAGATGATGGACCCGCTGAACGGGCTTTTCTCGGGTCTGACGGACGAGGCGGAAGTGGCGGGGGCGCGGAAGCGAATGGCGCACTCGGAGCGGAGTCGTCACTATTTTGTGTCGGATGCTCGGCACGCTCGTCGGATGGAGGCTCGGGGGATTGAGGAGATGCTGCGAGCCGAGGTTCCGATGAGTCGCGAAGGGGCTCCGTGCTGGGCGCTGGCGTCGCGGGAAGCCGTCAATTTGCGTTCGATGCGGAAACACGGGACGATCGAGCTGCGCTGTTTCGCGGCGGACGGATCGGGCGAGAACGTGTGGGCGGCGGCGAGCTTCAGTCGGGACTGGCTGGCGACGGCGCTTGAGGGAGGCGAGGTGTTCGAGCTTCCCTACTTCTACTCGCTGCCGATTCAGCCTGCTTTCGAGCTGAAGCTCGAAAGAGGCTGGGAGTGGACGAACCTCAAGCACAATCGTCGGAACGTGGTGCGCGGACGGCTGGCTGAGATGAGGGGCCTGTGCGAATCGTAGCCGTCTGCACGGGGAACGTCGCCCGGAGCCCCGCCCTGGAGTGCCTGCTGCAGGAAGGGCTGGCGGGGGTGGAAGTGCGCTCGGCGGGGGTGGGCGACAAGGCCGTCGCCGGGCTGCGGATGAAGCCCTACATGCGGATGATCCTGGGGAGAGAGGGTTTCGGCGACTTCGCGGAATCCCATCGCTCGTTCGTGCTGCGAGGCGAGGAAGCGATCGCACCGGATCTTTTCGTCGCGGTGAGCCGAGTGCACGTGCGGAAGCTTGGCGGGATGTTTCCCGAGGTGCCGGTTCTCTTGTGCGATCCGATTATCCCGGATCCGGCTTTCGGCGGGCTGGATGCCTACGAGGAAGCGTGGAACTTGATTCAGACGGCCTCGGATGATATGATTCGCAGAATCGAATCCGAGGACTGGGGGAGCTGCGAGTGAAGATTCTGGTGGTGGGGGCGGGAATCGCCGGGTCGTGCGTGGCTCGACTGGGGTCCGAGCGCGGTCACGAGATGAGGGTGATCGCGCGAGGCGATGAGCCGGATTCGCTCGCGGCGACGGCGGTGCTGCGTCGAGGTTATCACTCAGGGGGGTCGCTTGAGTCCTGGGACTACGCGATCCAGTGCTATGAGCGCTGGGGCGTTCGAATGGCGAGAGGCGGGGCGGTTTCCAGCTATCGGAGACTGCTGGCGGAACCTCGTGCTGATGCGGACTGGACCCTGATTGATCCGGCTGCCCCCCTGGTGCAGGCCGATGTGAAAAGGGAAGTGGTGTCGGCGCATGGCGGCCGGGTGTGGTTCGGACCGGGGGCGGGGGAGGCGGGGGACGCCGTTGTGGTGGCCTGTGGCGCTCGCGGCGGGCTGTTGCGGCCGGCGGGCGCTGTTGGCGGCGCGATCGTTACCTATGGCGTTACGTGGGTCCACGCGCCGGAGGCTTTGAAGGAGCCCGAGGTTATGAGGGTGTATCAGTACGCCCCTTATCGAACTCTGCTGGCGGGTGTGGCCGGAGGAAAGGCGCGCGTCGGTAGTTCCTCGGCTGCGGGAGAGGAAAAGGCGGTGGAGCAGGGGCGGAAGATGCTCCAGACCGCGTGGGATCTGGGCTGGCTGACGACTCTTGACGAGTGGGAAATGCGAGTGGGGGCGCGTCTGAAGAGTCAGGAAGTCTGGTGGCGCGAAGGCGACGGTCACTGGGAAATCGGCGGATTTCATCGAACGGGGTACGCTTTGGCTCCCGGGGCCGCTCGCGATGTGCTGGACGACATCGAGAAGTCAGCTCTGTGATTTGATTTGACAGGCTCTTTTTTTTACGCTAGATTTTGCTTATGGATCTCGTTTATCTGGCCGGGGCTCCCGCCGTCGGCAAGTCGACTCTGATGGCCAGGCTGACTGAGGGCGCTGAGCGGGTGGCTCGAGCTGACGTGAAGCTGGTGCCCTACGACGAGCTGAGGGTTGCGGGCGAGGTTGTCGGGGCGGAGATCGGGAAGCGTCGGGTGAACTTCCCGGGGACTGATTCGCTTGCGATGAACGCTCTGCCGAACGTCGCTAAATGGCTCGACGCGAAGATGTTCGACGTGGTGTGCGCGGAGGGGGATCGTCTGACGCACGTGCGATTCTTTGGCTCGGCGGCGGACGCCGGGTACTCGGTGCACGTTTTCCTGCTGCGAGCGCCAATGTCGGTGCTGGATCGGCGATGCGAGGCGCGAGGGTCGAACCAGAGTCGGAGCTGGCGGCTCAGCCGGGTGACTCTGGGCGAGCGGGTGGCGGCCTGGGCCGAGGCCGAGGACAGGATCTCGATGCACTACCTCGATTCTCAGAGACCTGTCACGGAGCTGGCCGAGGAAGTGCGACGGGCTGTGCCCGCGATGGAGATTCTGCGTGAGCGGGTGGCTGGCTGATGGCTGCCGCCGCTGTTGTGAGGACCCCGGGAGTGCGACTGGGCTATCGAGTTGCGGACTCCATTATCGAGCGCGACATTGAAGGTCGGACCTTGGGGGAGGACGACTACGACTGGCTTCTCACGGGCGGACCGCTGATGGTCAGGAGTCCGGAGGGGGCTCCGGTGGCGTGCTATCTGCCAGGGGTTTTGAAGGGCGTCATGGCCGAGGTCGACGCTTACCGGCTGCTGCATCCCCTGCACACGATGATGACGAACAATCGAGGCAAGGCGTCGGGTACGCGACGGATCGCCCGGGGGGACGGGGACGGGACGAGGAGCGACTCCGTCTCGATGTCGAGTCCCACTATCGGGTCGGCGGATCCAGGGTCGGTGTACCGCTACTGTCGCATGACGGAGTGGACCGGGGCGCATCTGCCGGAGTGGGAGGCGCTGGCTCCCCTGTTCCGGGTGATTGCGAGTCATCTTGAAGAGCGAGTTCCGGAGCGATACAACGCCCAGATGGAGTACGTCCGGAAGACGAATGAAGCGTGGGTGGTGCCGGGAACGCCGTTCACGACGATCACGGTGAATAACAGTTACTCCACCGGGGTGCACAAGGATCAGGGCGATCTGGAGGCCGGGTTCTCGACGCTGGCGTGCGTGCGTCGCGGCGAGTACTCGGGCGGCGTGCTGGTCATGCCGCAGTATAGGTTCGGCGTGGACATGCAAGACGGTGATCTTTTGCTGATGGACGCGCACCAGTGGCACGGGAACACGCGAATGACGTGCGCCTGCGGCGAGCGGATTTTCAATCGATTCTGCGGGGTATGCGGCGCGGAGCGGATTTCGCTGGTGTGCTACTATCGGACTCGGATGGCGGAATGCGGGAGCCCTGCGGACGAGCTGGAAAGAGCGCAGGTAAACACCGAGAAGCGATCCCAGCCGCGCGTCGGACAGGATATCATTGACGCTGCCGCGTCAGTGATGCCGATTCCGATTGCAAATCCTGACCCCGCCCCTGATGACGGGGGGGCTTCAATTGCAACTGTGCCTGCGGCGCCGATTGTCGACGAACTTGAGGCTCCCGCCAAGAGGCGCGGTCGTCCCAAGAAGCAGGTCGGGGTGCTCGACGTTGAGGTTGAGGTTGAGGCCGCGAAGCCGGAACCTGTCGTCAAGCGTCGGGGTCGGCCGCGCAAGGTCGCTGAGCCTGATAAGATCGCAGTGGCCAAGGCCGATTTGATGAAGTTTGATCCCGTGACCGGTGAGCCTTTGGAGTGAGGAGTGAGTGGAATGGGTCGTCGAACCGAAACGATGGAACGCGACGCTAAGATGTACTTGCGTCACACCAACAACATCCCGCACGACGCGATCGCGGCTGAGTTCGGGGTGTCGCTTGCTACTGTCGCGACGGGGATTCGACGGGCCATCCAGGACACCTTCAGGCTGTCGGCTGAGGAAGAGCGCCAGGTCGTGGACGATAGACTTTTGTATTTGGAGCGTCGTCTGCGGGTGATGGCCTCCAATAAGCACTATCGCGTTTCGGTTTCAGGGAAGGTCGTCGTCGATCCGATGACCGGGGAGCCGTTGCTGGACGACGAGCCGGAGTATCGGGCTCTGATGGCCATCTCGAAGATCGAGGGGCAGCGCAGCAAGCTTCTCGGACTCGACATGCCGGTGCGTCATCGAGTCGAGATCACCGACAAGATGGACGAGGAGATCGAGAAGCTCGCGATGGAGCTTTCGATCCACGGCGCTGGCGAGAAGGTAGAGCCGGAGCTGCCGGTGGGGACGGGAGTCGTTGATGGTGACGGTAGCGACTCCTGATCCTGGGGGGGAAGAGCCGGAGAAAGGCGATCTGCCTCCGGATTGGCGGGATCTCAGTCCCGAGGCCAAGAAGGCCCTGCTGCATAAGCTCAAAGGGAAACACATCTCTTTGGGACTGGGCGGACCGCGCAAGTGGCGGGCTCTGGCGCGACCCAAGCAGCTGAGTCCAGATGATCCGGTGCATCATCTGCCGGACGGCAACGGGTTCGCCTGCGCGTGCGGGGCGCTGGATAGTAGCTTCAACATCTGGATGTTCATGGCCGGCCGAGGCTGCGGGAAGACCTGGGCCGGATCCAACTGGATCATCGAGCAGGCGCTGAAAAACCCGGGGACCATGTGGGCCGTCGTGGCTCCCACCTTCCGCGACGTCCGAGTGACTTGCTTCGAGGGACCGTCTGGGATACGCCGTCAGCTAGAACCAGGTGAGGAAGACCAATGGCGACGCAACGAGTTGCGACTCGACCTGGTGAACGGCTCGATTCTCTACGGGTACTCGGCTGACCAGCCTGAGCGACTTCGCGGGAGTAATCTTTCAGGTGCTTGGTGTGACGAGATGGGCTCGTGGCAATATGAGGAGACCTGGTACGAAGGGCTGGTTCCCGCTCTGCGTATTGGCGAGCATCCCCGTGTGATGGTAACCACCACTCCTCGTCCCACCAAGCTGGTGCGCGATCTGTACGGACGTCGCGACGGGACGGTCCACATCACCACCGCCTCGACCTGGGAGAACGCCGCAAACCTTTCCGCCGCAGCTCTTGACGAACTACGTCGTCGGTACGAGGGAACGCGCCTGGGTCGTCAGGAGCTTGAAGGCGAGCTGCTGGAGGACCTTGAGGGGGCTTTGTGGAAGCGATCCGACATCGACGCCGCGCGAGTGCGGCTGGGGGATGTGCCGGATCTGATCCGGGTGGTTGTCGGGATTGACCCGGCTGTCACCTCGACCGAAGAGAGTGACGAGACCGGAATCATCGTCGCGGGGGATGACGGGCATGGTCACGGCTACGTGCTGGCGGACTACAGTATGAAAGGGTCGCCTGAGGCGTGCATGCGGGAGGCCGTCCGGGCATACAAGCGTCACGGGGCTGACTGCATTGTCGCGGAGGTGAACAACGGCGGTGACTTCATCGGAGCGGTGGTTCGTGCAGTTGACCCGGATGTGCCATATCACACCGTGCGAGCTAGCAGGGGTAAAGCTCTCCGAGCTGAGCCTGTTTCTGCTCTTGCTGAGCAACGGAGACTTCACCACGTAGGCAACCTGCCCGAGCTGGAAGATCAATTGTGCGCCTACGTGCCCGGAATAGGCGACTCGCCTGACCGGATGGACGCGCTGGTCTGGGCGGTCTTCGAGCTCAAGGGATTGAGTCAGGCCTCGTGGCTGTCGGCCTACGGAGCCTGTCGCTGCTCGGGATGCGACCACGTGTACACCTCGCATCTTAAGGAGTGCCCGCGCTGCCGGACGGCGAATCCGGCGGAGGCTGAGCGGATTGCGGCTCGGGAGCGAGATGAGCCGACGGAGGAGGAGCCTGTCGTGGGCGGCTGGGCGTCGGTTTATCACCTGCGTCGCTGCGAGCGAGGGCACGCCTACCCCGAGAAAATGGGGGCCGGGGGATGCCCGCGCTGCCGATCGGACGGACTGGGTTTTTTGAAGTCGGCCGGTCGCGCTGTGCGTTGACAAGTCGAGCGAAGTTTGCTAGACTTGCGGAATGGACAGCCTCTCAGAAGAAGAACGCGAAGCCGCCCGACGTGTTTTCGGGGATGGAAGTCAAGTCTGCTCCTTCTGCGGAGGCTTCCATCTAAGGGCATGTCCCAGGGTCGCCGAGTTCGAGCTTTACGAGGCGCACGGCGAGGTGGCGGGATCGATCAAGAGAGTGCGATTCTGGGCCGCTGGCGAGTGGGACGAGAGGTGCGTCGTGTGGCCCGAGGCGATGGCTGAAGGCGAGGAGGAGTCGAATGGAAGCTGAGAGCGCAGGTGCGGGTGCGGGCGAGTTCATTCCGGCTCTTCAAACCGGGGCGATCGCTCTGCACGAGAACATGATGTCGTTTATCGCGGCGGGATTCACTCGTGAGGAAAGCCTGCGGATCGTCATGATGATGCTAGCCGAGGCGATCCGGAAGGGTGACGGAACGGGGGGAAGCGGATGAGCGCTACCGGCGCGGTTCCCATCTCCCGGCTGTCTTTGCAGTATCTGACCGTGCCGGTGCAGGCGTTCAAGTCCGGAACTGCGTACGATCCGACTGCGGATGTGGTTCAGTTCGCCTTCGTCGACAATGTGGGCTCGGTTCCCACGTCGGGGATGTGGGTGAGCGGGTCGTGGATCTCTCTTCCGAACTACTCTTATCCTTGGGCGGCGCAGTGCCTGGTCGGTCCCGGAGGATCGACGGCTCCGTCTACGGGGACGTACACGGTGTGGGTGCAGATCTTCGACAATCCTGAGATTCCGGTGCTCATCGCCGGGCAGATGCAGGTCAGTTGATTGGAGGTGCGGGATGGCTGGACGTAATTCAACATTGATGGCGGCGAAGTACGTGCCGGGCGGGGCTCGTCCGACCGCCGCACCTCAGGGAGCCGGGGCTCCCTACTACGGGATGCTAAGCCCCTTGGCAAATCAGCTGGCGAATGAGCGCGGGTATTGCCTCGGTCCAGACACGCAAGTGCTGTGCTCGGATTTCCAGTGGCGGCCGGTGATCAGTCTTGCTGAAGGTGACCAGATCATTGGGTTCGATGAATTCCCGGAGCCACACAGCAAGCGTAAGTTCCGTATGTCAACAGTACTCAGCTGCCCGATCGTGGAACTACCCTCCTACCGGATCACGTTCACTGATGGTCGGCAGGTCACGGCTTCAGCTGAGCACATGTGGCTGGATGGACGATGCAGTCGTTGGTTGAAGACGAAGAATCTACGTCCTGGTTACAGGATCATGCACCTAGGCACCCCCTGGAAGCAAGACAGGTCGTGGGGCGGAGGCTGGCTTGCAGGGGCATTTGATGGTGAGGCTAACTTTGCTACTCATTCTGAGAACAGCCATTGCGGTTGGCACATCCAGTTCTCTCAGAACGCTGGAAGTGTCCTCGATCTGGCAGAACGACTCCTCAAGGAACGCGGGTATGAGACTCGGGTTAAGGCTCCTCAAGATGGTCGAGCAGTTCACCGTCTACTCATTACCGGCGTAGAGGACTGCTTCCGATTCCTCGGTTCGTGTCAGCCGGTTCGACTGCTGGACAATTCGGCTGCGTGGATCGAAGGTCAGAGCGGCAAGAAGTCCCGTGGAACTGCACGCGGTCGGGTGTACAACGCTGTCGTAGAGAGCGTTGAGTACCTGGGTGAGCAGGACGTGGTAGCTATCTCCACGTCCACCCGGACGCTGTTCGCCGAAGGTCTGTACTCGCACAACTCGAACAGCTACGGCCCGTTTCTGCCGAGGCCCGCTCGTACTTTTACAGAGGGTGCGTTCGGGCCGTTCAGTCCGATCCTGCCGGTGCCGCTGGATGCTCCGGCTGTTGAAGACGGTCAGCCGGATCCTCGACTATGGGAGTACCCGGTCGGGTGGAACCTGCCGGTGGGGCAGCCGGGGACCGAGGGACTCAAGCTCGTCGACTTCGCTACTCTCAAGACGCTTAGTGACACTTATTCGGTCGCGCGTAGTTGCATCGACCGTCGCAAGTACGAGGTCTGCGGACTGGACTGGGATATCGTCCCCACGCACGAGGCTTCGAAGGCGTATCAAGGGGACAGGAAAGCGATGCGCGACTTCGGGGAACGAGTCGCCAAGGCTAAGCGATTCTTTCGGCATCCCGATCCGGACTATTTTACTTTCTCGGACTTTCTATCGGCTATGCTGGAGGAAGTGTTCGTTTACGACGCTTTGGCAATCGTCATGCGACCCAAGTGGGGCAAGGGAGTCGGGGCGGGGCTACTGGGTTCCGACCTGGACTGCCTGGAGCTGATCTCGGGTCCGACGATCCGACCTCTGGTCGGGCTGCACGGAGAGGTGCCGCGTCCGCCTGCTCCCGCGTACCAGCAGTACCTGTACGGCGTTCCGCGCTCGGACTACATGACGATGATCACCCAGCGAGACATCGACGAGGCCGGAATCGGCGGGTCGGAGCTGCAGAACTTCCGCACCGACCAGCTTATGTACCTGCGCACGACGCCGCGACGGGAAACGCCCTACGGGTTCTCGCTTACCGAGAAGGCGATCATCCCCATCCTGACCGGACTGCAGAAGCAGGCCTTCCAGTATGACTACTTCCGGGAGGGGACCGTCCCGGCGGTCTACATCTCACCCGGGGATGCTTCTATCACCCCGAATCAAATCCGGGAGCTGCAGGACGCCCTTAACGCGATCGCCGGGGACGTGGCGTTCCATCACAAGATCATCGTTTTGCCACCCGGTTCCAAGACCATGCCGCAGAGGGACGCTCAGCTGGCGGATCAGTTCGACGAGATCGTCATGACCGAGGTCGCGATGGTCTACGACGTGGACCCGATGAGCCTGGGAATCGTCCCGAAAGTCGCGACTTCGGTGTCGCCTTTCGCCGCGAAGGAGATGGCGCAGGCGTCGGCGTCGGTTCATCAGAGGACGTCGACTAAGCCTCTGTTGTCTTTTATCACCGACATCTTCAACAACATCCTGCATCGCGTGTGCGGTCAGGACGACATGAAGTTCACCTTCGAGGGGATGTCGGAGACCTCGGACGCGGCTGCGACGACTGACCTGGTGGTCAAGCAGGTCCAGTACGGAATCCGGTCGGTCGACGAGGGTCGGGCCGAGCTGGAGCTGCCGCCGTGGAACATGCCCGAGACCTCGGGTCCTGTCGTGTTCACGCAGATGGGACCGGTCCCGTTCGAGATGGCACCGCAGCTGCTGATGCAACAGCAGCAGGGCGCGGGTGGGAGCGGAGGGGGAGCCAAGGCCGGGGGAGGGAATTCTTCCGGATCGGGGAAGCGAACGCGGGCTACTTCGACGACTGGTCGCGGTGATCAGTACGGCGGGCCGGGAGTTCCCCGGCACGGGAACCTGCCGGCTCCTTCTTCGACTCGGATTTCTTCGGACGTTCCGCCGGAGCGGAAGAAGACCCCGGCTCACGACGCGGCCGAGGGGGCGATGTCGACCGGGAGTTCGAAGCCGGGGGGCGGCCGGGTCGGGGCCTCCAAGGCGGCGGCGGCCGAGCTGGAGGCGCTTGGTCGTCACTTGCGGAAGGGTCGGGACATTCGCACCTGGAAGGCGGTCAACGTTCCCGGGGCAATTGTCGAAGCGATAGCCGAGGACCTGCAAAAGGGCCTCTCGTTCGACGAGGCAGTCGGATCTATTCCCGTGTTCGGCGTGGAATGGGTGACCGGAGACACGCTCCCAAAAGCCCGAGGGGTCACTGAGTGGCCCGGCTGGAAGCACGATCTAGGGTTGGTCGCGGCTTACACCGACCTGCTGCGGAGGATGTTTTCCAAGGCTGACGGGCAAGCCGGGAAGATCCGTGGCGAGTACGCGCACTCGGTGGTGTCATACACGCCGGGCATGTTCGACGGGATGATTGCGGATCATCTGCAGGAAAAGGTGGCGGGAGCGCTTGAGCCGCTGGCGCGGGAGGCCTGGAAGCTCGGCTACGGGAGCGCGCTGGAGCTAATAGGCGACCGGTCGGTTAGCTTCGGGTCGAATCCGGATGCGTTCGTCGGGACGGAGGTGCGACATTGGGCCGAGACGATTGCGCGGACCGGTCTTAAGGACGCCGCGCGCCGGGCGGAGGTTATCGCCCGGACCGAGGTGGCTCGCGGAGTGAGCGCCGGAGCGATGCAGGCGTATGCGGATGCCGGGATTTCGTACAAGCACCTGCTCCTGGCTCCGGATGACGCCTGCGAGAAGTGCGTCGATGCTGATGAGGAAGTAATTCCCCTGCACGCTCCGTTCGGGACGGGGGATGTCGCTCCTCCGTTTCACCCGCAGTGTCGCTGCGGAGTGGCCCCGTCCGGAGTGGACGTGACGCCTCCGCAGGGGCACCTCGGGAAGTCGGAGTCAGAGAGGAAGCCCGACGTCGCTTTTCTTCTCATCCGCACTCGTAATTCCGAGGGGAAGCGTCGCTACCTGCTGCAGAAGCGAGGCGAGGAAGCCTCGCACCCTGGGACCTGGGGGCTGTTCGGCGGGAAGGGGCATCCGGGGGAGACCCCGTGGGAGACGGCTTGCCGGGAGGCGGGGGAGGAAACCGGGGGACTGCCGAAGGATCTTGTCCCTCGGGGCGTCATGTTCACGCCCGGTGACAAGCGAGACTGCTGGACCTACGTGTGCGACGTGGCGGAGGAGTTCAGTCCGGGTGGCGGGGTCACCCCCTGGGAGTCGGCGAGCTGGGGCTGGTTCAGTCGGGACGACGTGTCGGGACTGGAGCTGCATCCCAAATTCGCGGAAACGTGGGACGTGTACGTCGGGGAAGTGCTCGGCAAATCGAAGAAGAGGGTGCTGGTCTCCGGTCAGGAGATCTACCCGTCGGACTCGGAGACCGGCGAAGACGATGAGTGGCCTGCGAGCGGCGGGGGCGGGGAGTACCCGCACTCGCACGACGTGGACGGGACTCCGGTGGCTCCGGGCGGGAAGCCCGGGTCGGAGCCTCCGCGCTGGGACGGTGATGAAGCTGAACCCTATGTGCAGATGCCGGGTGGTCCCGGAGGAGCAGCCGGGCGTGCCCCGGATTCGCCCGCCGGAGGCGGGAGTTGCGACTCGACGTGTGATGATCCCGGTCATGCTCACTCGACTCCGATTGACGGGAACGTTCCGGACGACGAGGATGACGCTCGTCAGCCGTTCGTGAGGGGGCGACCTCCGAATGCTATCGGAAAAGGCCGCTCGTGATCTGTGGGATCCTAATCCGGTGGAGGCGCTGCACGTCCACGGGATGATGATGCAGAACTTCCCCGGGGAGGCGCTCGACTGGGTGCTGCGGACTCGCTGGATCGGCCCGATGGCCGTCCCGTGGGAGCGGATCGATCGAGATGATCAGGAAAAGTGGGCGGCGTCGCATCAGCCGGGGAAAGTGGCGTCGTTTCGAAAGATGATCGCGAACGGGGAGGGCGTTCATCCCTGCGTGCTGGTGCAGCCTCCCGATTCGGATCGGGCTGTCATCGTCGACGGTCATCATCGCGCGATGGCTTGGGCTCAATGTGGAAAGCCGGTGCGAGGTTACGTCGGATTTGTGCGTCGGGGAGATGTTCAGGCCGCGTTGGAGACTCACTCGTCGCAAATGCACTCAGGGTCGAGTCCTAGCAATCGCTAATTGACAATGCGAGATACTCGTGCTAGGATCGTCACATGGCGAAAAAGATGAGTGTCGAACTGATCGACGACATTGACGGATCCGAGGCGTGCGAGAGCATTCGATTCTCGATTGACGGCGGCGTCTATGAAATCGATCTGAATGCCGTGCACGCGAGTGAAATGCGCGCGGCCTTCGAGGAATATGTCAAGGCCGGGCGCAGAGGATCGGCTATCCGGGCTGCGGCTCCCATCTCGACGGGGGATCGCGGAGGATCGCGTCGTCGGGCGGCTGATCCGCACAACGCGGTGGTGCGCGCGTGGGCGGCCGAGAAGGGACTGGCGTGCAACACGCACGGCAGGATTCCCGAGCACATTCTAGTTCTATTCAATAACATGAACAAGGATAGAGATAGGGATACGGAACATGGCGAACAGTGACATCTACGAGGCGAACTCGGGACTTATCTCAGTCGCCTCCACGGGCGGGACTGTCCCCGTCATGTACGTGCAGGCCCCTGCTACGAAGCGAACCTGGATCGTCGGGGTTCGGGTCGGAATCGGCGTGACGGCGGCTGCGGCGGGGAACTCGATCCTTTTCGCGATGGCGCGCTCGACGGTGGGCACGGCGGGAGGGACCTACGAGCCGCTGGCCGCGCACGACTCCTCGGCTGGCTCGGCGCTGACGCAGGCGTACGTCTCCTCGTTCGGAAACGCCCCGACTCCGACGACTGCCGGGCTTTTCCTGTGGCAGCAGGAGCTGCCGCAGACGACCGGGTCGGCCTGGGAGGAGTTCCCGCCCTTGGGGTATGAATGGGGGATCCCGGCGGGCGGCACGGTGGCCTGTTTCGCGATTCCCTCAGTGAACACCTCGACCCCGGTGCAGTTCCAGCTTATCGTCAGTGAGTAATCTGTCTGTCTAGCTAGTTTTCGGGAGGCGACGGCCTGATGTCCTACCAGTCCGTCGTCCTCGCCGACAACCCCACGTTCCTGTGGCTGCTGGCGGATACGTCAGGGGTAGTGGCGGCTGACGCCACCGGCAACGGGAACATCGGAAATTACACCGGCGGATACACGCAAGGGGTTCCGGGTCCACCTGGAGTGGACGCCAACGCCGTCTTGCTGAACGGCAGCACCGGATTCGTCTACACGAACTCGAACTACTACTCGTCGGCTTTCTCCGCCGAAATCTGGTTCAACAGCACGTCGCCAGACGGCGGCACTATCATGCAAGGCAACGCCTGGCTCGCCATTCTCGGCGACGACGGCAAGATCACCTACGTCGTCTACAACGGAGCAGTGCTTATCTCCTGCGAGTCATCTGGCTCGTACGGAGACGGGAACTGGCATTACGTCGCGGTCACCTACGACGGCAGCCTGAACGCCGTACTGTACGTCGACGGGGTCGAAGTCGCGTCTGCCGTTGTCACGCCCAGTATGGCGAACTCACCCGGCAGCCCGGTCTACTCGACCGGGTACGGCTCGCAGTCTGTCAGCACCAGTGATCTGCTGGCCGGGACGGTTTCGGCTTTCGCCGACTACCCGTACGCGCTGACGTCGGGTCAGGTGACGACTCACTACGACGCCGCCATTCCTCCTAGCGGATCCGCAGAGGGTCAGGCCCAGCCCCTGACGGCTCGGGTTTGGGGGAGGCGGACCGAAGGTCGGGGCAACTGGCGGGGAAATTCCGTCAATGCCGTACTCGGAATTCGCGGATCTTTCCAGCCTCGCGCAACTGTCCCGACATCGCGTCGTTCCGGGACTCGGTCTGCCTGGCGAGAAGTGCGGGGAGCGTTCCCGTTGCTCGGCAAGCCGGTGGTCGGGGGGACTGTCCGACGGCGCAGTGCGACTCGCGTTGCATGGAAGTCGGTTAAAGGGACGCTTCCCCCGGCGATCGGCAAGCCCGCGACTGGCGGTTTTGTCGAGCGACGTCGCGCTGCCCGAGGCGCGTGGAATCGGGTTCTGGGACCGTTTCCCCTGCTCGGGAGAGCTGAGAGAGGCGGGGTCGTTGTTCCTCGCCATAGTCAGCGAGCAGTCTGGCGCGGGGTTCGGGGGACGCTGCCTCCCGCGATCGGGATACCTTTCGTCGGCGGATTCGTAACCCGTCGGAATGGCGTGCGCGGGATGTCCGCGCACGTGGCGGGAGCTCACAACGCCACTGCCGTCCCGGCAAGCCCTCTTGTCGGCGGTTTCGTCGCGCGAAGACGATACGTGCGCGGGTCGTCGCGCGGAGCTGACGTTCCAGTAATTCGTGGCAGGGCTGTTACCGGAGGCGTTGTCTGCCCGCGACGAGGAACTTCGATACGCGGATCCTGGGGGGGAGTCAACGGTCCGGAGATTCGCGGAGTCGCGAATATCGGAGGATGCGTAGCACGTCATCCTCGTATCCCCCGTGTTCCGTGCTGGCGCGGAACGATTGTCCGAACCGTCAACGTCATCCCGCCGAGAGGAACCGTTCCGCCTCGGGTGTTCGTGATGAGACGACGAGGGGTCGGAGTGGTGTGGCGGGGAGTTGTGCCCGTCGGTGTGAATCAAGTGATCGTGTTCGGTCCGGCGATGCAGATAGTGCTCGGGCCTTTGGGACTGGACTGGCAGACGGGGGCGGTGGGATTCGACTGGCAGACAGGAGTCGTCGGAGTCTGGTGAGGCTAGGGCAGCTCAATCCAGAGTTTTTTCACGACTTCATCGGCTTCGTCACGATCCAGTATCATCGTGATGGTGATCTTTGTGGTACCATCATCTTGCTGCTCCAGATTGTAGGAGTTCGGTCGTTTGAGGAAAGCCAGGATCTCCAGGTCCTGGCGAATCGATCCGAGCGAATCGCGTATGTTGCTCAGATTGATTTGCCCCGGATCAACATGCTTGATCGTGGAGCGTATGTCATCCAGACGGGTGATGGCGTCATTGTAGTAGGGCATGGCTAATTATAGCAAGGATGATGGCTGCACACCACTTGGAGGGATTGCTGTGGCAGCGACGTTGACTGACAGTGGTGAGCAGACTGCTCCTGTTTCATACTGGTCGTTCCCTATTGAGAAGACAGTGAAGACCGCCGACGGCGACTTGATCGTCTACGGTCGTGCGACTGACGGTTCGGTAGACTCCGACGGTCAGATCGTGGACCTGGACTGGTCCGGCAAGGCACTGGACGAGTGGGCTCCCATCGGGAACGTGCGAGTCCAGCACCAGGCCCAGCGGGATCCGGCCGGCAAGGCGATCGAGATCGTCCATCAGGCTGACTCGCACTGGGTGAAAAGCCTGATCGTCGAGCCGGTGGCGAAGAGACTTGTCGAGAAGGGCGTGCTGACCGCCTACTCGGTCGGCATCGCGCGTCCTGTCATCGAGCCGGATGTGACCGGCAAGGCGCGCGGCGGGATTATCCGAGGCGGGACGCTGGTGGAGCTATCGCTGGTGGATCGTCCTGCGAACAAGAACTGCGGCATTCAGCTGGTGAAGTCAGCTGACGGCGGCGAAGCCGAGGTCGTCTGCAAGGTGTGGGGTGACGAGGAGATCCTCACAAAGGACGGAGGCGGCGGGGTTCAGGGGACGATGCCGACTCCGACGTCCGTTGACGACGACGATCTCCCGGACTATGACAAACCGTCGCCCGAGGGGACTGCGCCGACTGATCCGACTGACGGAGGGCTGACCGGAAAGTCCGCTGATGTTCGCTACAGCTCGGTCTCGGTGGAGCTGCCGGGGGACGTTTCGGTCGCGTTCAGTCCCGCAGATCTGGCGAAAATGAACACCTTCGCCCAGGAGCTTGGCGCCGAGCTGGCTGAACTTGGACAGGTAGCCTTCGCTGAGGAGAAGTTCCTGGGGAAGGGTCATCGCAAGTTCAGCGCACGTCGAAGGAAGGAACTAGCCGGGGGCGGGAACGCTCTTCCGGATGGATCGTATCCGATTCCGGATAAGGACGCGCTGAGGCGAGCCGCTATTCTCGCGCGGAGTGGTCATGGGAATGTTTCGGCCGCTCGGAGGCTGATTTCAAGGAGAGCAAAGGAGCTGGGAGTGTCCAATCCGCTTAGTTCGAACGATGCCGAGAAGAGCGAGGGGGATGTGACTCCCAGCCCGATCGCAGTCGAGGACGTGTCCAAGGGCATGTGCTCGGAATGCAAGAAGCCGATGTCCAAGTGCTCGTGCAGCACCGCCGACATGAGCAAGAGCGACGTGGAAGCTGACTCCGAAAAGGGCATCGCCCAGATGAATCACGACGACATGGACACCGACAGCGGCGAGGACTCCGACTCCGGTGCGGACAAGTCCGAGAATGCTGCCGTCGAGGAAGGGTCAGAGAAGTCGTCCAAGCCGAAGAAGGGCGGAAAGGGCGGAAAGGGCGGGAAGTCGATGCCGCCCTGGATGAAGGACAAGGAAAAGGACGGGGACTCCGATTCCGACGATGACAAGAAGTCCGACAAGGCCGCTCCGACTGACGGGGTGCGGGGTATGACCTCGGATCCGCTGCCAGTGCATCGTGAGCCGGACGGGCTGGCGATCGAGTCGATGGAAGCGGACGCGGGACTGCCGACGGTTCCGGACTCCTCGGTGTCGGGAGTCGGGAAGTCTGACGGGGCCGGGGCCGGGGCCGAGTTCACCGAGATGGACACGGCGCTGCGGCTGAAGACAGTGGGAGTGGCGTATACGCTGGGGGCTCTGCACGACATGTGCTGCCCGGCGTTCGCTCCGGGGGACGTCGCGAAGGGACACCCGGGAGCGTCGTTCTCGGGGATTGACCTGATGTTCTTCGCGCAGAAGGCGATGGACGCCGCGTCGGTTGCAACCGGTGCGACGATGCAGGAGGCGGCTCGGGCTTCGCGTCTGTGGACGCACGCGCAGACTCTCAAGAGTCTTACGGACGCGGACGCGCTGGAACTGCAGACGGAGGCGCACAAGGCCTTCCGTGATGCTAATCCCGGGGTCGGCTCGGCTCCCACCCCGGGGCATATCTCGGCTGGCAGCTTCAAGAGGCCCGCGATTACCGCCGGGCACGCGGCCGACAGCCCCGGGCACGACGGACCGCACACCGCGACGATCCCGCCGGAGGGCGGGATTCACGCAGAGAGCTTCGGGAGAGGATTCATCTCGGAGGGGCACGCGGCTGATTCGCCTGCTAACAAGGGAGTCGGGGTGCCGACGTCGGTGGATTACGTCCCGACGATCCGAGAGAACGCCCGGGCCGCGATGCGCGCGATGCACGATCACGTCGCGCAGACCTTCCCCGACGTTTGCCCGATGGAAATGTCGGGTGATGAGCGGACGGTCATGTCGCGTCCGGTGCCGGTTCCCGGCGGGACCCCGGCGACTCAGGCGGCGCGAATCGGGCAGGTCGGCAAGTCCGAAGACGGGGTGGATGTGACAGTCGGGAAGGAGACTGAGCACCCGACCGACGTTATGAAGGGACTGGTCGACGCCGACGTCGAAAAAGCCGCGAAGAAGATGCGTCGGAAGCTCGGCAAGAAGGTTCTGTCGGGTAAGATGACCGTAGACGAGGCTCGCGCCCAGATCGGGCGGAGGATCGCTCAGAAGGCCGGCGGCCAGACGATGATCTCCTCCCCCTCGATGGGCGGTGGCGGCATGAAGTCCGAGACAGAAGCAGCTCCGGTGGTGCCGGAAGTTGTCAAGTCCATCGGGTACGCCGCTCCCTCACCAATCAATGTGTACCCGTCCGCGCCCGCTCCCGCGACTGCGGTGATCGACGCGGATGTCGTGAAGTCGGCTGTCGAGGCTGCGGTGGCACCGCTGCTGGAGAAGATGGCCGCGGATCGAGAGGCCTTTCAAGAGCGGATTGCCGCGCTTGAGGGAATGCCCGACCCGAACGTGACGGCGTTCCGGGGAATGGCGTACGCGAGCAAGAGTATGAGTGCGCGCCCGGCGGGCGCGAATATGGATGAACTCCGAGGTCGGACTCAGGCCATGATGCTAAGCCAGGCCGAACAGGAATGGCGCAGCGCCGACAATCCCATTCAGCGGGAAGCTGCGTGGGCGTCGATGATGGAACTCCGAGGATTCAAGAAATGATGAGATTTTTGATTGATTGGAGACGTCATGGCTGACGTTCTAACGGAGAGCGCTGTCTCTCCCGGGGATCTGAGCGCCCCCGCTCGCGAGGGCGAAGCGCTTATGAACCGGTATAATTCGACCGGGGACGTGCTCAAGTCCCGGATGCCCGAGCTGGTCAAGGGGGCCGGGTTCGCTTCTGGTCTTAATGCGCCTTTGTCGGACCCGATGCAGATCATGACCAAGGCGCATCAGGCGACGCTGGACCTGCGGACGGAAACGTGGCGCGGGTTCAACGACAGGGCCTCGGTCGTCAAGGGCATGAACGGCGATTTTCTGTCGCAGCGGGGATACCTGAAGACCGCGCTCAACGCGCCTTCGGTGTCGGAGCAGCTCCAGCAGCTGATGAAGATGATCCCCGGCGGGGCGGACGCCGCTAAGAGTTTTACGGCCGGGAACCTGGGGATCGGTTCAGTTTCGGGCCTGGTGCCCTTCGACCTGCTCGCGCCCTCTCGTCTCATCTACCCCGTCTACACCGTCTTCCGGAACAAGCTGCCCCGGCCTCCTGGTCAGGGCACCGCCCGGCAGGCGAAGGTCTTCACCGGCGTGTCCGGTTCGCAGACCGGCGGGCAGGGGATCATCGACATCTCGATTCCCGAGCTTGTGCAGGCGAACGGATCGCTGAGTCCCTCCGCGTGGCCGCTCAACCTGCCGCCTTCGGGGTCGCAGACTGAGGTCGATCTGAACATCCCGTATCGGTTCTTCGGGCTGACGGAGAGTCTTTCCTGGCTGGCGCAGTTCGCGGGGCAGGGATTCGAGGACATCTCGGCGCTTGCCAACCTGATTCTCCTGCAGGAGATGATGATGGGCGAGGAGTACCAGCTCCTGGCCGGTACTTCGACTGCCCTCTCGGTGCCCGGGGCTCCGACGCTGACCGCGCGGACGGCCGGCTCGAACGAGACCGCGATCTCATCGGCCGGCTCGGCGACGTACGTCGCGGTCACGGCGACGAACTACTTCGGCGAGACCACGGCCGTCAACTACACGACGACCGTGACCCCCACCACGGGTCAGGTCATCGACGTGACCATCTCCCCGTCGCAGGGCGCTCAGTCGTACAACATCTACGTCGGGACTACCAGCACCAACGCCGGGACGTTCCGGATGGCCACTGGCGTCGGCGGAGTTCGATTCACGCTTCAGGGGACCGTCCCGTCCTCTGGCGCGAACGCTCCTCTGACTGACACGGGGACCGGATCGAACACGAGGCTTGAGGGTCTTATCCCGACGATTACCGGGAAAAGTGCCACGACCTCAGTCTACCCCGGGGGCTGGCAGGGCGGGTACTCCAACCCCTCGGTCGGGACGCACCTGAGTTACAACGCACTCTACACGGCGCTGGACGCCCTGTGGGAGTCGGTGTACGTGACGCCCGGCGCGTTCCGGGCGGACCCGGCGGAGATCGTCGGCGATGGCGGCGACATCATGCGGCTGTCGACGGACGTCATCAACCAGGGGGCGGCTACCAACTACCGGCTCTGGCTGGACCAGGCGGACGTGTCGGGAGTGCGCGTCGGCGCGGCGGTGTCGGAGTTCCAGAACCCGATCACCCGCAGTGTTCTGAAGCTGGTGGTGCACCCCTGGATGACGCAGGGCACCGCGATGCTGATGACGTATCAGCTCCCGCAGACGTGGACGAATGTCGCGAATGCATGGGAAATGACCTGCGTGCAGGACTACGTGTCGCTTGCATGGCCTGTGATCGACGCCACCTTCCGCTACAGTATTTTCCTGTACGCAGCTCTGTGTGGATACGCTCCATATTACTCGGGTATCTTGCAGGGCTTGCAAATCTCGGATACGACGCCCTACTCTTGACGGAGAGTGACCATCCTCTTCCGCACGATTAGCCATTAACCTGGGGGTAGTGTAAACTATCCTTATGGGAACAAGCGATGGTGCAAAAAGAGGATGGTCAGAGGAACGTCGCCGTCGGCAGTCTGAGACTATGCGACGGAGAGCTCAGGATCCTGAGTACCGTTCACGTGTGGCAGACGGTGTGCGAAAGAAACAAGCAGAACGAACCCCCGAGGAACGTTCTGAATCTGCCCGTAAAACGCACACCGCTGATTCGGATGCGAAGCGATCCGAATCGATGCGACAGACATGGGAAGAAACTGATCTCCGAGCAAGGCGAGCTGTAACTGAAGCCCTGCCTGAAGTTAAAGCGAAGCGCTCGGCTGCGGCCAGGGAGTCCAACAATCGACCCGGCCGCGCCGAGCACCAAGCAGATATAATGCGTGAAAAATTCGCTACAGATGAGGAATTCCGTGAACGTCACTCATCTGGTCTGAGAAGACTTATGGAAGATCCTGCGCAACGGAAATCTCGCTCGGACAGTATGCTGCGAGCCTGGCAGGAGAGCCCTGAGCTTTTTGAGGGGAGCCTGCGAGCCTTCCAAGAAGAATCACACAGCGAAGACGATCGAGCTAGGCGACGTAAGATCGGTGCTCGCAGGGCAGCCGCCTCGCCCCTCACTCCGTACGAGCACGCAGTCGTGCTTGTGCTAAATGAGCTGGAGACTCCCTACTTTATCCACAAAGTGATAGATGTCAACGAGTTTGACATCATCGTTCCATCACATAAGCTGAATATCGAAGTAGACGGTTCCAACCACGTAGGAGAAGCCGGGCGCAGCAAGGATGCGGCACGAGATATCCTCACATCTGAAAAAGGGTACACCGTACTCCGGCTCCCTCACTCTGAGATCAAGTCGGGTGTCTTTATCGCCAAGCTCCGTGAGGCGCTCGGCATGACCTAGAAAGGATGACCACGTGGCCATCTTCGCAAACGGACCGGACTTCCAGAGCAACTCTGCAAGCTCCGTCCCCTCGTACATCTTCCTCACTCGCGGGTTCGGCGGAACCGCCCTCGCGGCTGGCGTGACGCTCAGGAACCCTACCATCGTCAACACCGGCTCCGCCGTGGTTTACGTCGGCAACGGGACTATCGCCTCGGTCGCTCACGGCACCGCCAACCTCGCCTACCTGGTAGGCGCGGGTGTCGCGCTCCAGCCGGGTCAGCAGATGGTGATCTTCGGGACGGCGGTCGCCGGGACGGCGACGACTCCCGGACTGAACACCTTCGACCTGTACGGGGCCACCAACGCAGTCGGCGTAAGCTCGACGGTAATCGGCGGCTACGCCACCCAGACGATCGTAAGCTAAGAAGGGAGCGGGGTCATGGCTGTTCCTCACAACTCGGGAAACACCACCGGTGAGGATCCTCCGGTCATCGGCGATCCTCCCATCCAGGTATACATCCCGCCCAAGGTCGGCAACCCCCATTGCGTTATCTTCAACAACGGGGCTAGTCCGGTCTATCTGGGCGGGACAGGCGTGTCCATCAACGGCGGACTGTACTTCCCGCCCAACGCGCAGCTCAGTCTCCCGTATATGCCCTACGGCATCTGGTCGGTGTCGGGCTACACGCTGGGCACCGCAGTCACCACGCTGTCCGCAAGCGTCACGGCAGGCGGAACGACCATCGCCTGCGGAAGCCTCGCCTCGATGACCGTCGGATCGGCGGTGCAGATCGGCAACGCGAACGCACCGACTTCCTATGACATCGTGACGATCTCCGCTTTCGTGAACGCCGGAACGCTGACCACGACTTCCCCGACGCTGTACGATCACATCTCCGGCGGCACGGTGACGGTGGTGGCCAGCCAGACCGGATCGTCTTTGTCGGTCAACGTGGGAACGACGTGAGCTATGGCCTCGACTATTCAGCCGTTCACCGTCAGCGCGACTGCCGCAACTCTGATAACGACGCTGCCGCCCGGTCCGTCTAGCATCTACGTGTCAGCCGGACCGGGCACAGTCGGAATGTACCTCGGCCTGGGAACCGCGACATCCGCCTCAAACGGACTGTATATTCCCAGCGGAGGGCTCCCGTTCCACGTGGATCGATATGTCGGCCTCGGCGGGCGGGGGTTGTACGGAATCGCAGTGAGTGGTACAGTGACATCAGCTGTCGTCATTGTCTACCCATAGGAGTTGCAGATGGGCCAGAGAGTCCAGCTACCGCCCGGATGCGCTGGATTCACGTGCGCGGACGGGTCTCGCTATTCGGCGGAGGCAGGGACCTCGGTGGTGCTGGAAGATCACCACGCGAGGTCCCTGTCCAAGTCGCAGCATTCGGAAATCGGGCTGGTGAAGGCCTCCGAGGGATTCTCACTCGGAACTAAACGAGGACGACGCTGTGTCTCGTGCGCTCGACTGTGGCAGGCGTGGTCGCTGGAGTGCCCTCGCTGCGGAAGTCCGACTTCTGAAGAGGGACCCCGAATCGAGGAGTTCGCGGCATCCGGGGAGAACGAGGCGACTGGCAGGGAGTCGGATGCTTCTGCAGCCAGCACTGGAAGCAATCTCTCCATCGCGGGGCGAAACTCTTGAACGGGCTGTTCTTGCACTGGGGAGTGGAGCATTCCACCCACAGCGGGATGAGTTCCATCTATTCCTTTCAAGCAGGGGAGGGTCCCGGCCCGCCAGCAGTCACGCGGCTCCGATAGGAGTGGCGGGCCGGGAGTTCAGGGGGAGAGAGGCGGGGCGGGACGGCTAGTTGCGAACCGGGTAGATGCCGTCCTTGAAGTAGCGGGGGACCGTGTGGGACTCGATCCACTCGCCGCGTCTGTTAGCGACGACGAGACCTGCGGGGGAGACTGCGAACTCGGCGTCCCCCATGAGGAAGCGCATGTAGTTGGACGACAGGTCGTACTGGTCCACGTAATGCGAGGAGGCAGCCTGATTGAATCGGTAGACGGCGATGAACTCCTCGTCCACTTCCTGTCGCTTGCCAGGGACGTAAGACGGATATGACAATCTCAGCTCTCTGCGCTCGGCTTTGGCGCTGGTTCCGAATACGGGGAACAGCATCGCCGGGGGAGCGGAGTTAAGCACGATCTCGCTGTTGCGATCAGTAGATAGTGACATCGAGAGCACTTCCTTCCTAGTATTCCCTGCCCTTATGGGCATACCTAATTATACCGCGCCGGAATGGCGCTTACAACCTGGAGGACTTATGGGATTGTATGGCCGCAGCGACGTGATGAGCGTCTGCGTGCCCCTGACTGCCGGCGGTTGCGGAGTGACACACTCGCGACCCGTTATCGCAGGCGTTACGGAAGAAGAATGGAATCTTGAGGGAGTATGCGTCGTCTGCGCCGCCTCCCTGCGAGGTGATCCGCTCTGGGCCGCGATGCCCGCTGAAATCCCCGAGACGCCTGATGAGCGGACTAAGCGCGAGGACGCCGAAAAACGAGGCGAAAAGGCGCTCAAGAAAGCGCAAGAGCAGACAAACGTCAAGCTTGCGGAAGTAAGCGAACAGATCGTCCAGCTGCTGAAGGCGCAGCATAACGGGATACTGCCCGGTCAGGACGGAATTGCCGAGATAGTCGCGGCGGAGGTTGCCAAGGCACTGGCTCAGCAGACTGTCTACACCATGACCCAGGATTCCCCTGGCCTCGGTGATTTCTCTCCTGTCCTTGAAAGCGCGGGGGAACAGCAGTTGAGTCGATTGCATGTGCGGACACTCGGGAAAATGTGCCGAGAGCGCGGATTGGATTCAACAGGCGGTAAGACGGATTTGATCGCTCGTCTGATCACGTATCCTGCGATTCCTGATGAGGTTGCGGCCGGGGGGTTCTGATTGGGCTCGGGCGGCGGATTCTGCTCTGCGTGCGGCGGCGCGAAGAGGGGAAGAGCCGCCCGGAGCCGTGCTGCGGTGGCGGTGCTGAACTGCTGCGTGTGCGCCGACGGGATGTGCGGCGAGCACGCGGTCTGGTCAGGTGGTCGTTACCTGTGCGTGAAATGTGCTAGAGTCGCTGGTATGAGGGTGAGGAGGAAACCGGATGACGATGCCGCCGTACGGTCCGGTGAGCCCGTATGTGAGCCCTCAGATGCTGATCTCAGCTCCGACGGGAATTTCGTGGAATACGATTCCACCCGGGTCGGGGGTGACCCCGGCCATGAGGCTCGCGGAACAGGCGAATATCTGCAACCGAGCGACGTCGGAGGCGGACGGGTACATCAATCAGATCATCCGGGCGACGACTGACACCGAGATCTACCACGGCCCTGGTGACTATCGGGTCAACATCCAGCAGTACACCGGCATCTGCCGGATCGTGCTGCAGCGCTGGCCGGTTATCTCCGTCAACTCGGTCAAGGTAGCGCCGAACGCGGTCTTTCCGAGACAATGGACCGAGGTGACTACGGGGTACTACGAGCCCGAATACCCGCCGTCCGGCATATTCGGTTCGGTCGTCCCGACGGGGTCGGGGGATGGCGGTCAGGCGATCATCATCTCTCCCGGATACGTCAACTGGTGTCTGGGTCGCTGGGGATACGTCATTCAGGTGCAGTACACGAACGGATGGCCGCACGCCGGGCTCGCCGCGAGCTGCCTGCCAGGAGACACGACGATTCAGGTAGACGACTGCACCGGATGGGCGATCCCGCAATTCGAGACGCAGGTAGTCGGGGCGACCGGTACTATCTTCGACGCGGCTCAGCAGGAAATCATCCAGGTGTCCGGGGCCTCGGTCGCATCGGGTCCGGGGGTGCTCACCCTTGCCTCGCCTTTGCAGTTCGCCCACGACTCGAACACCGGGATCATCGTTTCGACGGTGCCGCGCGACATCCAGTGGGCGGTGATCCTGCTGGCGTCGGCAGAGGCACTGGCCCGAGGGGCCACCTCCACCACGGTGCAGGAAGTCGCGGGACGCGCGCAGAATTCCTCGGAGCGCGGAGACTCACTCCGGCACGAGGCTCACAAGATCCTCAACACTTTCCGGCGGGTGATCTTATGCCGATCGTCGCCGCGCAGCAGGCTGTGCTCGGGATCCTGCAAGGATTGCCGATGCCGAACGGGAACTACCTGCTGGAAGTGTACATCACACCGCCGGATCCTGAAACCGACTATTCCAACCCGCATCTGTACATCTGGCCGACAAAGGGCTCGGAGTCGCGCAACTCGGAGTACGGGGGAGCGTTGCCTCGCAACACCGGAGTGGGGACGTACGCCGGGACCAAGGCGGTACGTCACACGCTAGAAGGATTTCTGCGCTGGTACGCCAACAACGACGACGCCGACGCCGACAACTGGTTCCCTGGTCAGGTGGACGCCGTCATGATGGCGCTGCGAACGTGCACGGATCCGCTGGTGGTGGCGGATCCGTACACTGACGTCGAATCGACTCTGGTAGGGATCGGCGAGGAAATGATGTACGAGATCACCATCCGGGCGACTACAGACGAAGCCTACAACATGTACGACGCGCTGATAACCATCCCTCTTTGGGAGATCATGCACTTCTAGGAGGGATGCAATGCCCTACCAGCTCATTTTCCCTGATTACATCGATACCTCCACTCATAAGACTCTAGTCGTAACTCCCGGGAACACCTACAGTGTCGCTGTGGCTTCCGGTCGCATCGCCGCGACTCCGGCGTTGCCGAATGACGGACGACTGATAGTCGCCTCTGGTATCATCAATCTCGAAGAAGAGGTTTTGCCCCAGCCGGGGAAACCGCCCGAAGTGGAAAAGCCCGCTGTGACTGTCTCGCAGACGGCTTCTAACAAGGAAGGGGCCTGATATGCCCGGTGTCAACCCTGTTGTCGGAGTTCAGCCGTCGGCTGTCTCTCCTTCCGAGAGAAGCTGGGTGGGGGTCGCCCGCGAGCTGACGGCGGGAACCGCCGTGCTGCCGACCAACACGATTCCCATGGACTCGAAGTCGTACTCTCCCGAGGATACCATCAAGTTCCTGCCGGATGAGGCTATCCGAGGGCAGATGGCGCTGCTGTACAACGAGATCCTCGGCCCGGCGGACGGAACCTTTTCATTCGGCGGTCCCAACTTCCTCGACAGCTACGGATTCTTCCTCGACAACATCTTCGGGGATCTTTCGTCAGCTTACAACGGCGTCTTCACCGGCACGACCGTGACGGTGACGTCCGGTCCCGCCGTCGGTGCGACGTCCGCGACGGTGACCAACGCCGTCGCCGGGACGTTCACAGCCGGGTCGTACATTCAGTTCGAGCCGTCCACGTCCTCTACTTCCGAAGTCGTCAAGGTGACCGGCACGACCGCCACGGTCATCTACTTCGGGAACAACCCGCTGCGGTTCGCTCACGGGGTCGGCGGGTCAATCTACACGGTCGGGGCGGGGACCGCGAACACGTTCACGCACACGTTCGCTCTGCTGAACCAGACGCTGGGCTACGCGGGTCTCCCGGGAGCGCAGCCTCCGACTCACACCATCACCGACAACACCAACATCATCACCGGCACGGTGCAGACCTACGGTCCCGGCAACCCCTACGGCGCTCGCCAGTATCCGATGGCTTGCGTATCGGCTCTGGACTTCACCGGGAACGCCGAGCAGTTGATCGACATCAAGGTGACGGGAAACAGCTGGCCGTCGGTTGTCCCGGCGACGGTCTCCACGAACGTCGTGTCGAACGTGATCCCGGTCGCCGCGTGGCGCTCGTCGGTGTACCTAGGCGGTACGGCCGTCGCCAACCAAGTGTACAACGTCGGCGAGTGGACTGTCAACCTCAAGCGCGAGCTGCACGTCTACTGGACCGCGCAGGCCGCGCAGACCCCGTTCATCATCGCCCGGGGGCCGTTCTCGGCCGCAGGATCAATGATGTTCTCGGTGGCCTCGGATGACACTGACCTGTACCTGTACATCGAGAACGTGCAGCCGCAGCTTTCCATCAACGTCAACAACGGGTTGTCGGGCACGAGTGCCATCTCGCTCACGTTCAACGCGCAGATCGCGGCGTTCATCAAGGGCAAGGTCACCCGAAACTCGGTGCTCATCGGCTACGACGACAGTTATGACTGCGTTGCGAACTCAGTGAACGTGGGCGGGTCGGGCGGCCTGGCTCCCATCTCGGTGACACTGATCAACGCGGTCCCGACGTACTAGCCTGATTGACATCTGAATCTGTTATGATAGAATTGAGTCGCGGGCTGCCTCCTTCGCACCGAACAGCCCGCAGCCCGGGACGGTGCCCCCCGTCCCGGGTCTAACCTTTGATTAGATCTTTTGGAGCGCGAATGGCTATCGAGCATATTGAGCTTCCCAGCGGAGCCTGGGTTGACTATCGGAATGATCTGAAGGCCGGAGACAAGTTCGCAACGCAGGACGCGGTCGTACTCGAGTACGACGAATCGGACAAGCGCAAGATCCGAGGCGGGACGACGAACGTGATGCGCAACGCGCTGCTCGCTCGCATCATCACCGCGTGGTCCTTCCAGGGGATTCCCGTCCCCTCGCAGAACATCGCCGGGATCGAGACCCTGGGTGAAACTCTCGACATCGACGATTATAATTTCCTCGCGGAGGCGGTTGCCCCTCTGCTGGACAAGGTGGCGTTCACCTCGGCCCCAAACCAGCGGAAGTCAGGCAGCTAGCCTCCGTCTTTTTTGGTAAAGGACGAGGCACGCTCCCTGACAGGCTCCCCCCGCTTGTCCTGCTGTTCCGCTGGTACGCCAAGTCCTACGGGTGGACTCCCGCGCAGGTGCTGGACCTGCCGGTGGATATTTTCGACTGGCTGCCCGCCATCGAGATGGCCCAGGCCGAGGCCGAGGCGATGGAACAGCGGAAAAACGACGCACAGAATCGAACTGCACGGAGGCGGTGAGTTCGCATGGCGAGTCCCGAGGCGCTGCTCCCCATTCTGCGGAAGCTGGAAGTCGCGACTCTGCGGACTTCGCCTTACATCGCCCAGCGAGTCGGGGACGACTTCCAGGACAAGGTCCGCGAGGTGCTGCATCGCTCCGAGCACCCCATGTTCACTCGCACTCCCGCCCCGGCGGGCGGACCCCCTGCGTTCATGACCGGCGAGCTATCCTACTCGATCTCGGTGCGGGTGAGCGGCGGCGCTTCAACCTCCCGTGCGTGGGTGGGTCCGAAGGATGTCATCTACGCCGGGGTGCAGGAGTACGGCGCTGTCATCAACGTCAAGCATACCACGGTGACCAAGACCGGGAAGACGATCCCCGGGTTCATGCGCTGGTACGAAGACGGGTCATTCTGGTATAAGCGCCAGGTGCGAATCCCGGAGCGACCCTACATGCGGATCGCCCGGGACGAGGCGCTGACGGACGGATCGATGCATCGCTGGTTCCTGGACGCGTTCCTAGAGGCTCAGGGGAGGTGATTTAAGTGGATCTTCCGGAGATCAGTCAGGAATTTGACGCTGACGTAACCAAGTACATCGCCGGTCTTGAAGAAATGATCGATATGGGTACGCGCTTCGTGTACCAATGCGAAAAAGATGCGGCGGCAGTTGAAGAACTTGAACTGATGCTCGATCATCTCGATAGCAAGGTAATCGAGGTGATAACTCATTTCTCCAGCACCGGCGATACAATAGATTCGGAACAGCTAGCAGCTATTGATGCCGCTCGCGAAGAACTCTCCTCCCTGGGGGATGAAGAGGAAATCGTCGCTGTAAAGGCGATGATGGCCCGAGCTGCTATAGGTGAGTTCGGCGAGGAGGTTCGAGGCCTCAACGACGAGGCGATGATCGCTCAAATGGCTGTTGAGGCACTTACCGGGAAAATGGCGGATTCTACCGAGGCAGCCTCTAGAGAGGGCGCTGCTATCGCAGATTCCGCCGTGAAAATGACAGCTAAGGAACGAGCTGCAAAAGATCTAAAAGACGCGCTCGACAATCTAGGGCTATCTGAGGAGGATGCCGCCAATCTATTCGAGCTTTCCGGGAATGCGATTTTCAAGCAGGGCGCGGCTGCGGAGGATAAAACTCAGAAGATCCGTGCTCTCATGGAAGAGAACGGAATTCTCACAGATGGCGAAGAGGATCTAAGTACGCAGATCGAGAACGCCGTTGACAAAATGCATCGAGCTGCCGCTGCGGCAGATGAGGACACGCAGGCAGTTGCTCGTTACGTTAGCGCGATGGAAGGCGCGACGTCCGGGACCGAGGACGCAGGAAACGCGGCGCAAGGCGCTGAGAAACGGATTCGTCTGCTCGGAACCGGATTCGCAGTCACCGGATATCAGCTGCATTGGCTGATTGCCGGGTCGGCCGAGTTCCTGGCAGTCTTCGTCCCCGCGATGATCGCGGCCGGGGCGGCGGCCGGGGCGATGGCTGAGGGCGTCGGCTGGATCAAGGACCGCCTGATGGCGACTTTCGAGACGACCGAGGCTACCTCCGCAATGATCGGCGAGACCACCGGCAACGTTCTCGGTCTCAAGGCATCGCTGCAGGAAACCCAGACTGCGGCCGATCCGCAGATCTGGGAGCTACTGGGGGCCGCCGTCAACGCCTGCAAGGAATCCTTCGGGGACTTCTGGTCACAGGGCGGGGCCGTGGTTCACATGCTGGACGACTTCGGAGCACACCTCGATCTTGTCCTCGGGCCGGGAGGGGTACTCGGGGGGCAGGCCGAGGGCGCGATCAAGGACATGGTCAACGACCTGAGGCTTTTCGGGCAGATTCTGGGGAACGTCGGGCACATCCTGCTGTCTCTTGCCACGGACATGCCCGGTCTGGCCGAGGTCATATTCGGGGTCATTTCAACTCTCACAGGGTTCCTGAACATCCTCCTGCAATTCAAGGGCGTCGGTTACTTCGTCACAATCGCGATGGGACTTGAGGAGCTGGGTCGCTGGGGCGGGCTGCTCATGCGGATCTTCGCTCCGATGGTCGGATTGTTCGGCAGACTGACGTCCCAGCTGGGTGCCGCGACAATGGCGATCGCCGGAACGGATGAGGAGATTCTCCTCATGGACGGCGAGCTCAACAGGCTGAGTGCGACAGCCCTCATCACAGGTGACGCTATGGTCACGGTCGGGGCGGAAGCCCAGGTGATGGGCGATGAGATGGCTACTGCAGGGGAAATGACCAAAACCCTGCGAGGCACCTTCGCGATGCTGTTCACAACCGACATGGGCGGGTTCCTGCTGGGAGCGGCGGGGGCGACCGCTCTTGCGATCGCGCTGTCGAGATTGCAGACGGCGGCGCAGGCGGCTGTGGGCGGCATGATGAGCGGAATCGATTCGGACACCCCGATCAAGGCCTTCAGCCAGATGCTCAATCAGCTTCCCCAGATGCAGCAGGCGGCCAACCAGGCGGCTCAGGCGCAGAATTACGTGTCCGATTCGTGGAAGAAGGGCACCGTCGACGCTCGCGACGCCGCTGGCGCGATCGCGTATCTGCGCAGCAACACCGGAGCGTACACCAATGCGGTCAACTTCCTGACCGGCAACCTCGCCAGCATGATGTCCGCGCAGTTCAAGGTCAACGGCACGACCTACGGACTGGTGCAGGGAATGGCGCTGGCGACGGCTGCGGGCGTCCAGATGGGCCAGATGTTCAATCAGCAGGGCAATCTATCGGCTTTCGCCCTGCAGATGATCAAGAACCTCATCGTCGGCTATCAGGACATGGCTCAGACCGGCTCCGTCCTGTCCCAGGATATCAACGCCATCGACGTGCAGACCCTGATGCAGCAGACCGACGTGGACAAGCTGAATCAGGCGTGGGACTCCTTCCTGAGCACGGTGACAGGCGGGACCTCGTCGCTTGCCTCGCTGAACGACGACCTGGAGACTATCGGAAACGTCACGACATCGCTGAACACCAAGGTGACCGCCTTCAGCCAGGAAAAGGGCGGCATCGTGATGACCACCAACCAGATCGCTAAGGCCTTGCAGTCCTTCGGCGGGCAGAGCGCCCAGATCTGGCAGAACTACGACTCAGCGGTCACTCAGGCCGGGCAGGTGACCGACTGGCTGCGCACGGCGGCGGCGGCCGGAGGCGTGACGGCTGCTCAATACGGCGAGTCCATCAAGGGCGTCGTCGCGGAACTGCTCCCGTACGCCAAGGAAAGTCGCACTGCGACTGCAGAGCTGGACGCGCTGGCTCAGCAGGCGGGCGGTCCGACGACGACCAGCTACCAGACGCTCGCTGCATGGGTCGGCAATACCAAAGAAGACCAGAAGGAGCTGAACAGCACCGTCCAGCAGGCGACGCAGTTCATGTCCAACCTGGGAGCTGTGGCCGCCAACCTGTCCGACACGATGAACAGCGAGGTGGACAGCGCCATCGCGACCGGCGCTACCAACTTCCAGGGGATCGCCAAGGCGGCCCAGTCGTTTGCAAGTGAGCTGCGCAACGGGACTATCGACTCCACTCCGTTCAACAAGTCGCTGGTCAACATGGTCGGACAGCTGAAGGCAGCGGGCGAGCCGATCACTGATATCACCAAGGTGCTGGACATCATGGCCACGCGAGCCGGATACAGCGCCGCCCAGATCAAGCTGCTGAACGCCGAGATCGACCACATCCACAGCACTAAGGCAACAATCCAGGTTGTCACACAGGCTATCGGAGGCGTCGGACAGGCGGTCGGCGTCAGTCTCGGGTCCAGCGGAAGCGGAAGCGGAAGCGGAAGCGGCGGTCACTACAACATCTCCCGGGCAGCCGGCGGACGGGTTCCGGGAGGGTACGGCGGCGGGGACGTCGTCCACGCGATGCTGGAGCCGGGCGAGGCCGTGGTCCCCAAGCATCTTGTCTCGTCGATCGCGCCTTTCCTCGGAAGTCACGGAGTCCCGGGCTTCGCGAAGGGGGGGTACGTGCCGGATAATTACCCGATCCATCTGCACCCGAAGGCCAGGAAAGCGGGGGAAACCCCGATGGAGCGGGTCATCTCGCAGTGGTCGAAGGAGATCTGGGGGGATTATCTGCGGCAGTTCGGGGAGAAGGGACCGATATCGATCGCCAAGATGCGGGAGATCATGGGACCCGAAGTGTCGCCGAACGTAGGGCTGTGGGCGAATCCGCAGTACAAGCAGCTCCGTCTGGACGAGCGCCTGGAAATGGACCCGTACTATATCAAGGATCTGATGTACAGCAAGGTGCTCGGTCAGGAAGGCTCGCTCAGGAAAAGCGAGGCTGCCCAGATCGCCAAGTATCGCGCGGACGAGCGGAAGGGCGATCCTTCTGAAACCGCGTACTGGACCAGTAGGTACGAGCAGGACGCCAAGTACGACGTAACGCAGGAGTCGTACTACAAGAATCTGCTTAAGAGCACCACCAACAAGAAATTGCGAGACGACTATCTCAAAGACATCGCTCGCTATGCCAAGGACGCTGCTGAGTACGAAAAGAAGGCAGCCAACGAGAAGTACTACTACCGCAATGAGTACGAGGCGGACATCAAGGCGCTTGAGAAGACGGATGCCCGGAAACTCCTGGACTATCAGAGGGACGCAAGAAGCCTTCTCCGGGGGATGGGATACTCGCGAGGCGGTATGATCCCATTCGGCTCATACGACTCGGGAGGGTACCTGCCGGTCGGTCTCTCGATGGCGCTCAACAACACCGGTCGTCCGGAGCCTGTGGGCGGGGGCGGAGTCGGAGGCGGACCTGTACACGTGCATATGCACGTAGGCAGCCGGGAGATCGCCGAGGCGATCCTGCCCGATCTGGTGGCGTCAACAGCCCGGTACAACACCCGGAATTCCGGGCGCAACACCGGACTGCTGAAGCCGAGTTAGACAACAGGAGGGGCGGGATGACAACTGCGACGATCGTTCAGTCCGTCACAGGGGCGACGACGACGAACTACGGGATCGGCACGACTGCGATCACGACTCAGTTCGGTAATGCGATCGTCGCCTTCATCGGCTGGAACTGTGTCACACCGGGGAACTACGTGCCGACTCCGGCGGTGTCGGTGTCGGATAGCGCCGGGAACCTATGGCGACAGGTGGGGATCTCTGCCGGGGGAACTTCCGTCGCGTCGACTAGATCGGCCGTGTGGATGACGGTCGGAGCCTCAAGCGTGGACTGGGTGTCGGTGGGGGTGGCAGGTTACACGTCCGCCGCCGCCTGGACGATCACAGAGATCTCCGGCCTGGCGCAGATGATCCAGATGGACTACAGCGTCGGGACGAGCGGCACGACTGCGACCGCAAGTCTGACCGGAATCGCGTCCGGTGCTGATATCGGGTTCATCGTCATGGGCGTGGGAAACGCCGCCGAGACCTTGTCTTCCGGTCCCTCGGGCTGGACGGCTCTGACCTCGTCCTCTTCCGGATCGGGGACCACCGGGACTGTCGTCTTCCCCTACTGGAACCCGGGGGTGACGGCCGGGACCGCGACGCCGGGATTCACCTTGGGAACAGCCGCCCCGTACAGCTACGTGCTGTCCTGCATCGCGGTGAGCGCGTCGCCCCCCGCGCAGTACACCTTGAACTTCCCTCTTGTGCAGATAGAGACGGCCTTCGGGACGCAGCCCGGGGCGTACTCGTCGTCAACGGACTTCACCTACTCAAGTGAGTACGTCAGCTGGACGGACATCAGCACTCGGGTGATCGGGCCGGCGGCGGAAGGACGCGTTTCCTGCGCCCGAGGTCGCCAGTACGAGCTGCAGCAAGAGGAAGCCGGCACGATGACGGTCTTCCTCAACAACTACGACGGAGCGTTCACCCCGTCGAATCCCGGTAGCCCATTCTACTCGAACGCGCTGAACGCGAACATGTCGTTCCAGTCGGGGGTGCCCCCCTGGATCACGCACGCGACGTCAGGGACTGCCAACATCACGCTGAGCCAGAGTTCAACTTACGCCTTCGCATCTGCTTTCGGCGCGTCGGCCACGTACTGCCTGGAGGTGGCAGTCGCGGCGGTGAGCACGACAGCGCCCGGCACGGAGTCCGAATTCGTTGCAGTCAACCCTAACTACCCGTACACGGCGTCCGCCTGGTTCTACACCGAGTCGCTGAACGTCACCGTCCAGATGACCGTGAACTGGTACAACTCCAGCCAGGGGCTCATATCCGGTTCCACTGGCAGCTCGACGCTTCTCACACTCGGAGTGTGGACGCAGTGCACGGTGACGGTCGCGTCGATTCCGTCAGGGGCCGTCTACGCGCGGATCATCCCGCAGGCGGTCGGGGTTTACGCCGGAGGCATCACCTTCTACGTTGCGGAGGCCGCTCTCGCAACGGGGAGTTCCGTGGTCTCGACGGGACTCGTCGCACTGGAGACGCCGGTAAGGCTTTCGTGCTGGTGGCAGGGCGTCAAGTTCCCGTTGTGGATGGGATACGTAGAACGCTGGCCGCAGATGTGGCCGGATATGCCGCAGTACGGATTCAGTCAGATCACGGCGACGGACGCGCTGTCCATCTGCTCAGCCGGGGCGATGAACTCCGCGTTGGCATCAGACGTACTGGTGGACAATCCTTACGCCTATCTGCCGTGCAACGAGCAGTACACCTCGGCAACAGTCGGAGCGACCCCGTCCGACCCGACTTTCTTCGCCGGCCAGCCGAACCTGGCCCCGGCGGACGCGAACGGGCTGATTGCGCTGAATAGAGCGAACTCGAATCAGGTGACCGGCACCTACGCGGACGGGAACAACCAGCAGTGCAGCACGGGCCTCGCTATGAACTTCTTCGGGGACGACGGAACCGGCATGGGCGCGACCGGCTATTCCGGCGTGGTCCGGGGGCAGCGCGGTCCCTCTATGATCTACTCCGATCCTGGAATGGCCTCGATCACCAACTCCGCCAACGGATGGACGATGGAGTTCTGGGTCAACTGGAGCGGATCCGCGAACACCTTCGTCAGTTTCCTCACCGGATACGGCATCCCGTCCGCCTTCTGGACCCCGACTACCCTGAACAACAGCGGGGCTTGCATTAACGTCGGACTGAACCCGCTGTTCGCAGGCGGTCTGAGCGTCGTAGTGGACAACACCTCAATCGGCCCTGCTCCTTTCTCTCCATCGAGCAGCCCGCAGCAGATTGTCATAGTCTTCAATTCGATCAACTACAGCCTGTATATCAACGGGCAGTACATGCAGACATCCGTGCCGACCACGACTCAGCACAACCTCAGCGCTCTTGTCCTGGGACCGGGCCGGTACAGCTACGACTGCAACAACGAAGGGTCTCTCTACGAGGGTCAGAATTTCGCAGCCGGCCACCTGGCCGTGTACTCGTATCCTTTGTCGCCTTCGCGTATCTTCGCCCATTACCAGACGGGGTCAACCGGCTGGTCGGGACCGACGGCGGCTTACCGATTCGCTCAGATTCTGACGTGGGCGCAACTGGGACTCAAGCGAGGCGGCTACTACGCCGGGAACGCGACCGGGAATCCCGAGATTACCTCGATGGGACCGGCGTACCAGCTGTCAGGATCATCGGCCTCGGACGCGATCAACAACACCGCGCAGTCCGAGGGCGGGCAGTACTTCGTCAAGGCGGACGGAACGATCACCTACCTGGAGAGGGTGATCGGATATAACCAGACGTCAGTGCTGACCCTCGGGGATAACGCGACCAGCAACTCGGTCCCGCTGAACGGGAATCCGGGGTTCAACGAGCAGCCCGTCCCGTCGATCCTGCCATGGACCGTGGCGGGAAGCGGAGGCGTTAGTTACAGTTCGGCTCAGACCTACTCCGGATTCGGATCCGGGCTGCTGAGCCCGTCTGGCGGCGGCAGCGCGTTCCTGCTCTCTTCGACGGGCGGAATCACAGCGAACGCGGAGTATCTCGGCGGGGCGTGGGTGTACAGCCCCTCGGGATGGGGCAGCGTGCAGATCAACTTCAACTGGCTGCTCAACGGGGTGAAGATCGGATCCGGTACGCCGAACTACTACTCGGTTGCGGCTGCCTCGTGGACGTTCATAGCGACAGAGCAGTTCGCAATCGTCGGAGGGACCAACCAGGTTCAGCTGTCAGTCGGGGAGGCCGGAACCCCCGGGACCGCTAACACTCTCTACGTGGCCTACGGGGCGGTGTGGAACAAGTCGGAGGAGATCCCGTACGCCAAGGAAACCGAATTCGACTACGACAACACCTACCTGTACAATGAGGTGACCGCGACGCAGCAGGCCGGTCCGAATCAGCTTGTCGAATACGATTACCGATCGATCGCCTCGCAGTCCCAGTACTTCCGACGGAGCGCGCTTTCGTTCCAGTCGAACGTAGTCAGCCCGTATGATGTGTCGGATATCACAACCTGGTCGGCAACTCAATTCTCGCAGCCATCACTGCACGTGGCGGTGGTCAAGGTCGACCTGGCGTCTAATCCCGTGATGGCGTTCACCTCCATCCTGGGCGTTGACATCGGTGATATCGTAAAAGTGAATCGCAGGCCGATCGGCGGCGCGGTTATCTCGGAACTGGGAATCGTGGAGCGGATATCGATCGACGTCGGCGCTCAGTCGTTCGTGATGAGCCTGCAGATCAGCCCCTACACTCCGGGGAATGAAGTCCTCTGCGTGGACACGGCGGGTCAGAACTTCCCGGTCAACTCGATTCTAGCCTGGTAGGGGGAGGGGGGAGGGAGTGCCTGTACAGCCTTCGAATTTCTTCTCCGGGCCATTGTCACCGCAGCAGCTCAATTACAACCTTTACAGCTTCGACGGCAACAACTTCGACGCGACCGGGATTTTGTTCCACTCGCATCGACCTCTGATGGCCGAGACCCTCATCGCCTCGGGCACGGCCTACACGCAGCTGTCGACTAACCCCGTGGACGTCGCCGGGGCGACCGGCTACACCGTGGTGGACACTTCGGCGTTGTTCGGCGTAGGGGCGGATCTGCCGGGAACCTATGCCTTCTACCATTTCCAGAATTACGTGTCCGCCTCGGCCGGGACGGCCGGGGGGTACGGAGGGCAGTGGCTGACGTGGGGATTCCCTCTGCTAGGGGCCGTCGTGACGCCTCCCGGAGGAGTCGGGGCCGGGATGTACGTCAACAGCAGTTTCAACACGATGGGAGTGTTCCAGTACGGGGACACTGCGCACGACAACGGCCCCTGGTACCTGGATCTCATTAACCCTGGCTGGGGATCGGTCAACACCTGGAAGCCGGGATTCTGGTGGCTGACCGCCAGCAACCCGGTGATGCAGGTGCAGACGAACGACAGTTCCGGTCTGACGACCCGACAGGGCTGGCTGTGGATGGCCGTCAACGAGCTTAACGGGGGCGTGGTCGGCTCCGTCCCGACTCCGCAGCTCTCGTGGCAGACTGTGACCTCGTCGGCCCTGAACTCCTCGGTCGGAAGCGTGCTGACCTTCCTCAACAACCCGCCCACGCTGCGAGTTTCCACGACGACAGGACAGGTCGTACCGACTGCGACTCCCACGATTCTCCAGTTCACCGGGACTCCCACTCAGGATAACTACGCAGGATGGTCCACGTCTGCGAGCAACTACACCGCTCAGCTTCCGGGTTTGTACCTGTTCTGCCCGACTACGGTGTGGGGGACCGTCAGCTCATCAGGAGTCCGGTACAGCGGGCTTCAGGTGGCGGCCGGAGGAACGACCATCAGCCATCAAGGTCCGGCCTATGCCGCGACGCCGGTCGGACCGGGAGTCTCGGGAGTCGGGATGACCGGAACCTCGGTCGTGCGAATTCTGAATCTCAACGTCGGAGACAAGGTCGCGTTCTACGGGGTTCAGAACAGCGGGGGGAACATGCCGCTGTACACCGGACAGGCGAGCCGGGGGATCGGCTGCTACATGAACCCGATCGCGCCATCCGGATCCGTTTTCACCTACGGCTACCCGAACACGGGCTTCCGCTTCCAGGCGGGGCTGCTATCGGGGACGGCGCTGCTGGCGGCTCTCAACACCCATCTTGGGACTGACTTGCAGTTCCTGATGAACAAGCCGTACTTCACAGGGTACCAGTCCACCGCCCAGGCGAATCTCGGGACGACCGGCACGTTCAACAAAGTGACGATCGACACGCTGGGAGCCTTGCCACGCGGCGGGAACGGCGACAACTACGGCGGCTGGTCGACAGGAAACAACTGGTACGCGTCGCAGCTGGCGGGCTGGTATCTGGTGATCGCCGACTTGTACGCAACTCCGCCAGCGTCCGGGACGCTAGGGACGATCACCGGAGGGATCTTCGTCTCATCCAGCGGGAGCGTGTCCCCGATCAACACTCCCGATCAGTTCCAGAAGGTGCACTATCCGGTTGCGACGGGCGGTCCCCCGCCCGGAGTGACCTGCATCGGAGCTTACTACCTGCTCCCAGGCGAGACCGTTTACCCGGCGATCGCGTTCCAGGGGTGGGGGGCGTCGGCCGGAACGTACGTGAGCACAAGCACCGCGACAACTGTGCACAGTCAGTTCAGCTGCTTCTGGGTGGCGGAGTGAGGTGATCAAATGAGCCAGGTGAATCTTGACGACGGATATGTGCGAGTCAGCCGGGGAACTCGTCGCTGGGCGATGCTGCTTCTTATCCTCGTGCTGGTGATGGGGGCTGCGGCAGTGCTATCCAGCTACATCGAGTGGAATCATTACATCAGCACGCAGCGAGCGCAGGGGGCGGCAATCGACGCCCGTCTCTGCGCGACTCTTGACAAGCTCGCGTCTCTGAAGCCTCCTTCGGGGAGCGCCGCGGACAACCCGTCCCGAGCGTACGAGCAGAAGCTCTCGGAGACCCTCGCGCAGCTGCGACCTGACATCGGGTGCGGGAAATGAACCCGGCTTGGGTGTCGGCCGTGGTCGCGCTGTCGGTCGCCATCGCAGCGCTTCTGATCTGGCTGACACGCATCCTGTGGCGAGTGTACCAGAAAATGGACTCGTTTCTCGAGGACTGGAACGGCAGTCCCGCAACTCCGGGTCATCCGGCCCGGCCCGGCGTGATGGAGCGGCTGGTGGACCTGGAGACAACCACATGCAGTTACCGGGATCGATTCGACAGCCAGGATCACGAGCTTGCCGCCATCAAATCCGAGGTGACCTACAACTCCGGGCACAGTCTCAAGGATACGGTGCGCGCCATCAAATTGCTAGTCGATAAGATCGGCCCGACTAACTAGGAGAGGATATGACGGAGACCGAGCCAGCGCCCGCGCCCGTCCCGCGTCACCCGCACTTCGGGTTCAGTCACGGGCTGGCGGTCCACAAGCACACAATCGATCACATGCCGATCGGAACGGCTTACCAGCGGTTCAACAAGAGATGCGCACTATGGATAACGAAAAACGTCGGGAGCATGACCGCGTTCTGGCTTTTCACTGTGCTCAGCGCGTTCGTGGCACCGTCGTGCCTGTTCGCGGCGGGGTACATTCACTGGCACGTGTTCATCACGTCTTTCGGATTCGAGCTCCTCGCGACGCTGATTCTCTCAACCTGGCTGGAACTCGCCCTGATGCCCGCGATCATGGTGGGAACCAACCTCGCCGCCGCAGCCTCGGATGCTCGAGCCGCGAAGCAGTTCGAAGACCTCGAGCAGGTAAAAGACTGGCTGGACACCCGCACCGAAGGTGGTCTGAAAGAGGTGCTTGACCAGATTGCCCTCATCAACTCGAAGTTGAGTTAGTACCAGATCTCGTGCTCGATGTTGAGGATGACGCGAGTCCCCTGAGGATCGATCTTGATCGGCATCTCCCTCATGTCGCTGAGTGCCGCTCGAATAGCCTTATGACGTTCTTGCGGTGCCAGGACGAGCAGGAATCCGCCGCCGCCTGCTCCGGTGATCTTCGCTCCCGACGCTCCGGCTCCGAGAGACCGGGAAATCCAGTTGTCGATCTGCGAGCTGGAGATACTCGAAGCGAGGTTTCGCTTGATCTCCCAGCTCCCTCGAACCGAGTTGCCGACTGCCTCAACGCGACCGGCTAGCAGCTGCCTGGTTCCAAAATACGCGAGTCCTCGCAGGTCCTTGAGCTTTTCTACAGTTGAATCTATGTTCGATTTCTGTTCGGCTAGAATGGGATCCGCACTCCGGGTGATCCCGGTGTAGAAGAGAAGCATCTGACGTTGCAGTTCCCTGCGATCCCAGTACGGGAAGATAACATTGTTAAAGGACACTCCCTCATTCGAGAAATTCAGGCTTCGGATGCCGCCAAGCGCCGTGATGTACTGATCCTGGCGTCCGATGGGCTTGCCGCATCGATCGATCTCTATCTCGCACGCCATGGATGCGAGATCCTCGACCGGAACTTGCCGACCCTTGTAGGAGTACAGCGCGTTCAGCAGTCCGACGGTGACGGCTGAAGACGAGCCGAGCCCGGTGCCGGACGCCGGGATGTCCGCCAGGGTGGTGATCTCGATACCGGAGGTGACCCCCGTCATGAGCATCGCCTCGCGGATGAGATCGTGCTGGATGTCCTCCACTCGGGAGACGACTTCGCGCGTGGTGTAGTTGAGGTGAATGTTGGAGTCGAAACGCTGATTGACTATGACGTACACGTATTTGTCGATCGCTACGCTGAGCGTCCGTCCGCCGCCGTGCTTGAGATAGAAGTCCGGCAGGTCGGTACCGCCGCCGAGAAGTCCGACGCGAAGAGGAGTCTGGGTGATGATCATCTCGGGGAGTGCTCCTTCCATTCCAGTAGTGCTCTATAGTACCCCTCGAACGTGCCGACGTCCCGGAAATAGGATTCGATTGGAACGACACGGGCGCGGTTAACGAGTCGGGGAAGCAGATCGTGCCCGATGTCTACGGGCCGGCCGGAGGGAATTTCCTCGAGGATCGCCGGACCGAACGCGTAGATCCCGGAATTGGACAAGTCCGACATGGGACGCTCGGGCCGTTCAACGTAGGACGTGAGGGTGCGATCAGGGCCTACCTGCATGCTCCCCCTACGGGACTGGTGGGACACGAGCGTCGCGATCGGGGAGTGCTCGCGATGATCCTGGATAAGGGTTCGCAGGCTGAAGCTGGTCAGCCCGTCCGAATTGACGGCGAGGAAGAAATCTTCATCCTTGATGAAGTTCCCGTGCGCGAGGATAGTTCCCGCGCTGCCGAGGAGATCGGTCTCGTGCATGAGGTGAACCTGGGGCGGGGCTGCCCGTCTTTCGATTCGATCCTGCACGAGCAGCGCGTGGTGATGGGTGTTGACAAGGACCTCGTCCACCCCGGCGGCGTAGAGATTGTCCAGCCAGCGGTCTAGCATCGTACGGCCAGCGACGCTGATGAGGCACTTGGGAGTCGCGTCCGTCAGAGGTCGCAGCCGGGATCCTGTCCCGGCTGCGAACAGGAAGGCCTTCAGAAGATCGCCTCAGATATATCGACATCGCCGAAATTCGACTGCCGGATGAACTGAGCGAGCGAATGCGCGATAGACTGGTGCACATCCTCGACTACGCCGTAGTTATCGCAGTCCACGTGAATCGAAAGCTCCGCGAGCCTAGCCGCGTCGCCGCCGGTGAATCCGGTGAGGGCTATGGTGGGCATACCGTAGCTCCTCGCCCAGCTGAGCGCGCTAGCGATATTCTGGGATCGGCCAGATGAAGAGATCGCGATCAGCACGTCGTCAGGAGTCGCCTGGGACGTCAGCTGATACGAGAAGATATAATCGTACCCGACATCGTTGGCGATAGCAGTGATAAGCTCGGTGTTCACACTGAGACTAGTGACGCGGGGGAGCAACCCGGTGTCGTCGCGGGTGCCTTTGGCGTGATCGCACGTGAAGTGGTTGGCGATGGAGGCCGAGCCTCCGTTGCCGCAGGTGAAAACCCGGGAGCCCTCGCTGTAGGCCTGGAGCAGGATGCCCGCCGCGCGCTTCAGGGTCGCGATATTGACGGACTTCCAGGCGCGCTGGAGTTCCTCGTGGTAGTCTGCGAAGTACAGGCCCGCGTGTCCGTACGAACGCTGGGGGAAGCTGCTCATAAGGGAAGTCTAGCAGGGCGGGAGGGGACGCGCAATGCTAACGATGTACGACTCGATTTCAGTTGACGTGATTCCGGAGGGGGCCGGTGCGGTCGCCGGGTACGTGAACGGGTCATGGGCCACCTTCGCCTCGCTGGCCGAGAAGTTCCCGCGAGCGCTGCTGCTGAGCGTCACCGTGAACGGGGAGGCGGAAGTGATTGCGGACGTGGTGGACGTGGAAACGGGGGCCTACACGACGGCGCAGGGCGTGGCGTGGGCCGCCAGGCGGGCCGGGGAGGGGGCCTGGAGGCCCTGTGTGTACGCTAGCGCCTCGGGTATGGGCGGGGTGCTGGCGGGGCTTGCAGCGGGCGGCTGGAACCTGGATGCCTTTAGATTCTGGTCGGCTCACTACGGGGTCGGCGCTCATATCTGCGGACCCGGGTCGTGCGGGGCTGTGGAGAGGGGGATGGACGGAACGCAGTGGACGGACGCTGCGGGAGGCGCTAACCTGGATGAGAGCCTGCTACTGGATGATTTCTTCGGAGGTGGAGACATGTCGCTGATCGCCGCTGGCGCGGAGTACATGGTCGGTTCGATTCCGGCCGGGAGTTCAACCGGGATGTGGCTGTTCGCAGACCCGACGGTGCACGGGAAGACCCAGCAGATGATCCGGGTGGCCGTGCACTCCGCATCGAAGGGGTACTCCCAGGTGATCGAGGTGGCGGTGAACGGGACCACATCGATCGCGTTCACGGAGAAGGACGTGGACGGCGTGTCGCTGGCACGACACGACGGATCTTCGAATTGGATGCCGGTTGCCTTCCACTTCTGAGCGTGCTAGGATTAGCTGTGCGCTATGACGTTTTCATGTTCAACAACGAGCTTGACGTGCTGGAAATGCGACTCACCGAGCTGCAGGAAATCGAAGATCTGCGACACGTGCTGATCGAGGCCCCGATCAATCATCAGGGACGGGAAAAGGAACTCTGGTACTCCGACAATCGCGAGCGATTTTCAGAGTGGGAGGATCGGATCATCCGCGTGATCGCGGAAGGACTGCCCTCGGCTGAGCAGGACCCGAACCCGTGGAGTCGAGAGCACGCGCAGCGCGAGTGCGCCCGGCAAGGCCTTTCGGAGGCCTTGCCGGGCGATATTGTGCTGCACGGGGACGTTGACGAGATCCCCCGGGAGTGGGCGGCGCGAATGGAGCCGGGGAAGTGGGGCGTGGGAGCGCGAGCGCTGAGCATGCGTCATCACTTCTGGGCTGTGGACTGGCAGCATCCGGATCCGTGGACCGGGACGGTGGTCACACGGCTGGAGCGGATCGTGTCGTTCGCCGGGATCAGGATGATGCGCAACTCCATTCCGCTGGTGGAGGACGCAGGCTGGCACATCTCGGCGCTGGGCGGTCCCGAGGCGATTCGCGGGAAGCTGGACAGCTTCTGCCACCTGGAAATGCGGGGCATGCTAGAGCAGGGTCTGGCTGAGTCCGCGTTCTTCGAACGCGGACTCGCCTGGGGGCCGGACGGACGGCTGGGCGGGACTATGCTGCGCGGCGTGGACGTCGACGAGGGATGGCCACGCTGGATACGCGAGGGGCACGCGCCCGCGTCGTGGTTCCGGCCTAGGACGGATGTTGCACGTGAGTTATGAGGAACTGCAGGAAATGACGGTCGAGTCGGATCTTGATTCTGTATGCCCGGCGAAAGAACTAGAATTTTTCGGGCCAATTCCACCGGAGCCGATTCCGGAAGAAGAACTCAGGAAGTACCCGGATCCTCGTATATGGCAGTATCGAGTTTGCTAGGGAGTTGCGAATGAGCAGGACGCACGCGCCGTCAGGCTGGCAGTATCGCACGCACGATCCGGAGGGACTGCACGAGGAGCTGTGGGGGTGGGTGAGCGGGAGGGACGGCTGGGACATCGGGGCGAATGAGGGTCAGTCGGTGGACCGGATGAAGGCGAACGGATTCGAGACGGTGCTCGCGGTCGAGCCCGCCCTGGAGTCCTTCCGAATCCTGGAGCGAGAGTGGCCGTCGGGATTCCAGGGCGTGGTACTGCGGAATGAGGCGGTGGGGGCGTGCCGGGGACTGATGGACCTGTCGGTGCGGATGACGCCGATTCGCGGCGGTCAGCTGGTCGCGCCGTGGGTGTCGCCTTCGGGATGGTACGGGACGGAGCTGTACCAGCGGTCCGTCCGCTGCACTACCCTCGATGAGTTGCAAGGCGAGTACGGGCAGCCCGACTTCATTAAGATCGACACCGAGGGATTCGAGGAGCAGATCCTGCAGGGCGGTCGGTCGGTGATTCAGGTCGGGTGCAGCTGGCTGATTGAATTCCACTCTCCCGCGCTGAAAGAGTCGTGCGTCGAGATGCTAGGCCGAAATCCGGCTCATGAGATCCGAGTGCTCGACAATCCGGAGAGCGCGGACGGGAACGGCTGGCTGCTGGTGAAGTTCGATGAAGAGGCTTAATCTGGGAGCGGGGTACGACATCCTGGCGGGATGGGTCAATTCGGATCTGGTGGCGCTGCCCGGGATTGATGTTGTGCACGACTTGGATGTCGCTCCGTGGCCGTGGGAGGACGGATCGGTTAACTCGATCCGCTCGATCGACGTGTTCGAACATGTGGACGACCCTGTTGTCTTTATGAACGAGTGCTGCCGAGTGCTGAAAACGGGTGGCATTCTGCACATCCGATCGCCTTTCTGGAAGCACGAAAACGCCTATATCGACCCCACGCACAAGAGATTTTGCACTGAGCGGACCTTTGACTACTGGATCCGAGGGACGGAATTCCACGGCAAGTACGGTCAGGCTTACTGTCGGGAGGGCGTGCTGTTCGAGAGGATCAGCACGGAGCTGACGGACGGGAACTCGAACGTGACAGTGGTGCTGCGGAAGGTCGAGGTGGGCAATGCGTGACGACGTGGTTGTGCTGATGACAGCTTACCGACGTCCGGGGTACCTGAGGAAAGTGCTCACATCGTGGCGGCAGGTCCGGGGGATCGAGGACGTGCAAATCGTGCTGGCGCTGGAGCCCTCAGACCGTCAGGGGGCGATGCTGGGGGTGATCCGTGATTCGGTTGAGGCGGGGCTTAACATCAAGCTTCGGGTGAATGACGGGGTGCTGGGCGTGGACGTCAACATCGTGGAGGCCGCCTCGAGATTGTGGTGGGAGCGCCAGTCGCTTGAGTACATGATCTTCGCCGAGGACGACCTGGTGGTGTCAAGTGACACGCTGGAGTACTTCCTGTGGGCGGATCGGGAATTCCGAGATCGCGAAGACGTGCTGCTTGTCAACGCTCACACTGATGACGGGGCGGCTGAGGGAAGCCCGGAGGATGAGGTGTATCTCGGTCAGCGTCTGCGCTGCTGGGTGTGGGCGACGTGGCGGGATCGCTGGGATGACGTGCTGAAGCCGACGTGGGATCGGGATGTGTCGTCATGGGAGTATCCGGGGGATCCGTGCGACTGGGCGTGGAATCTGGATCTTCGGGTGATCCCGCGCGGCGGATTCCGGACGGTGCTGCCTGCTGCGTCGCGCTCGGAGAATATCGGCAGGTTCGAGGGCGTGCACGCCGATCCCGGGCTGTTCCAGGGGACGAAGAATCCTTCGTTTAGGGCTTCGCGCGAGCCGGTGGAGTACCGGCTCACGCACGAGGAGGAAGTCCTGCCCGTCGGCTGGCGGAAGCACAGGGACGGGCGAGTTACGCCTCCTCAATCTCCTTGAGAGCCGGGCTCCAGTGATCCGCGAGCACCCGGCCGACGCTGTACTGGAGAGCGAACTCGCGAGCCTGCTGGCGGAGTGATGAGGCCTCGGTGTAGGCTTTCTCGTAGGCCGCCTCGATCTCGCGGACGTTCGGCTTGGACCACCAGGATTGGTGAGCGGCATTCCAGAACGGCTCTCCCTCTACGAGAAAACCGGCTCCGGTCAGCTCCGGCATGGAACTGAAGTTGTTGGTGACGACCGGAGTGCCGCAGGCTTGCGCCTCGATGATCGGGAGACCGAAGCCCTCCGCATGGCTGGTGGCGGTCAGCACGTCAGCCGCCCCGTAGAACGCCGCGAGGTTGGATGGCTGGATGCGCCCGGTGATGATGCCGTACTGATCGCTGAAGCGCACTCGGTCCTTGATGCCGAGCGTGGTCACGATGTCCATCAGGTTGAGCGCCTGCGGGCACTGGACCAGGGAGTGCACGAGCAGGAGGGCGTCCGGATGCTTCTGCGAGAATCGGGAGAACGCGAGGAACTGCTCGGGGAAGCTCTTGCGGACGGCGTCCTTGTTGGCCGCGTTCATCGCGATAACGAAGGCGTCCTCCGGGATTCCCAGCTCCGAGCGAACCCGTGCGCGGGAGTCGGGCGGTGCGAACACGGAGGTGTCGATGCCGTGCGGCACGTACAGCGTGGCGAATCCGGCTTCTTCGAGCTGCTGTCTTCCGAACTTGCTGATCGCTATGGGGATCGAACCCGACGCCTGCAGATAGCGCTTGTCGAGAGCCGAGAGAGGGCTGCAGTCGATCGGGAGCCAGTTTGCGACCTTGAATCCGTGAGTCTGGCTGGGATCGATCACCCACGCGTCCATGATGGTGAGGATCAGGTCAGCCCCGACGGTCTTGGCGTGCGCCCCGAGAATGTCATTCCCGTAGGGGTCGAATCCCTGTGGCAGGATGGGGATGTTCTCCCACATGCTGGGAGCCCCCGCCAGCCCGTGGAATGACGCGATGATGACCTCGTGTCCGAGGTCTCGGAATCGCGGTGCCCACATCGCGGTCTGCGTACCATATCCTGTACCCGTCCAAGGCGAGTAAATTCGAGCTAATCAAAATCTTCACTCTTGCACCACCTCCTTCAGCGAGGGGTGCGGACACCCCCCTTCGTGCTGACATTTTGCTGTACATGACTGAGAGCAATGTCGCACGCGATCG